TATTCAGTGCATACGTTACGGCATCCTTACAGGACTGAGTAACTTTTGAAGAGTATGAGCCCGATAAGTACTTGCCGTCATACTGGTACGGAGCTGCGATTACGTTGTAAATAGTCGCAGGCGCACCATATGTCCATCTGGTTCCTTCCCACATTCTGTGGATAACTGTAGCAACAACAGCACCCTTATCGTAGGTAGAAACCCAGTCGGAACCGTATTCACCAGCTACAAGATTGCAGAGAATGATGTACTCATAATCTGTCACAGCTATTGCTGTATCCGTTGTAGCAGGAGTCGGCTCCTGGTACGGTGTAATAATGGCCATGTCCGGATTACACTCCGAACACTTTCTTGCCTCGAGACCTTCTGTAGAGTCGATCTCATAGCACTCACTATTATACCATCTGCAGGTATTCTTGTGTATATAGTGAGTTGATGGCTTGTAAACCACATATTCTCTGGGAGCTTCTGCAGGTTCACAAACCTCAACAGGTGTTTCAATAACTTCCTCAGTTTGTGCCTCTATCACAGGTTCGGTCACTTCTGAAGTCGTTGTTGATGTCACAACATCTGTTGTACTGAGAGTTGTTGCAGCAGTTGTTTCGTTCATAGTTGTGGTAGTTGATGTGCTTGTCTCAGTAGAAGTTGTTGCTGTCGTGAAGGATGTTGTTGTGATACATGTTGTCGTTGTAGTAGGTATTTCAGTTTCTGCATGTCCTGTGAATGAAAGCGGTACGATCAATTCATCGAGATCGATTACCTCGGCATTCTTAGGATTTGCAGATGCAGCCATCTTGTGATATTTCACATGTCCCGAATAGGTAGTGGCACCTACTGAGAGAGCTGCGGCTGTAACACACGCTACACCCTTCTTAAACTGTTTGCTCTTGATGAAGCTTTTGAATGACATTTCTTTTAGTCCTTTCGTTTTAGAATCTTCCGATCCGTATTTTCAGCATCCCTATGATGCTGCTAATGGATCCGATTTACGACCTTTCGGTTTCCTTTCTTGCCACTTCAGGTTTCTTTACTTTGTTTTTCATACGCTCGCTCAGAGGCAACTTCGAGCGAAAAGTTACCCCCATAATAGTACAGCCGTTGGGCCTTTCTATTATACCATATAGTTCTTGCGTTTTATTAAATATTAAACGGATATTTAAAGAAGAGAACTATGAAGTCCGAGATCATAGCAATCTTCGGACTTTTACGGATATTAGAAAGGAAGAGAAATCATGAAAGATGTTATCACACTTCTCATCGCTGTTCTTGGATCTGGTGGCTTGTGCTCACTTGTTACCGCTTTCATGAGCAGACGTAAGTACAAAGCTGAGGCAGCCATGGTTGAGGCTGATGTTGAAGAGAAACGCAAAGCCGTGGAACGCGAGCATATGGAGTACATCAACAAACAGCTCAAGGACATCACCGAAACCCATAAGCGCGAGGCAGAAGAATCCAGGGAACAGAATCGTGAGTTAAGCAAACGAGTTGGAGAACTTGAAAGTCGTTTGAATAAACTCATGGAATGGATAGTAATAGATAACAACACTCATATCTCATGGCTTGAGAATGAGTTGAAGAAGTATAATCCTGATGTTGTTATCCCACCATGTCGTCCAGCTCCCGGTTTCGAAAACCTGGCATCGGATACAGTAGCAGCACCACAGAGTTAATGTCATTCAAAAGATATCTCTACATTAGCATCATCCTTTCGTAAGATATTTTCTGTAGTGAGCATATTAATAATATACATATCAAATATGAAAAAATAGAAGAAACGTAACCGGCCCAGATGGGCCGGCGAATTCTTCTTTATGTGTCCTCAGACCAATTTAAGTGTTGTACACTCTTCGCCAGTTCTTTGAACTTCTTGTATCTGGAACGCAACCAGAACTTGTCCATTTGAACTGACGTATCATAGATGTCATAATAGTGACATTGTTTAGGGATATATCTTATACGACCAAATGTTTGTTCAGCTGTAATCTTTGATACAAAGGGTGAACAACATATGATATCAGTGATACCGGGAATATCGGTACCTGTTCCAGCAGATGCAATGGTCGTTACTATTACATCCGCACGCTTGTTCATTTCATTCTCACGTTTAGAATTCGACGAATTAATCGTACGAATCGTCAAGTCATATGGAAAGGTTTTGTCGCGAGACAAATGCTTGTTAATCCAGTATGCACAATCTTGACAAAGTTCGATCAAAGGCATAAAGATGATGACCTTTGCATGTTCATCTTCCATGTACAATGAACGCACAAGATCAGTACAGCATTTGAAGTGAGTGTTCTTCCTGTCATTCTTGATAACCCACTTACCATACGAAGCCGGATTCATACCTTTTCCACCAGCTATTCTATATTTGTAGATGTTAGGTAAAACGTGAGTATTTACAGCCATCGTAATATAGTTAACCCACTTCTTTGGTTGATTGGAATCAAGGAATGCAGAAGGTTTATAGTAAACGGCATTGGAGAATACGTGCCGGAAGATTTTGTTTTCTTCCTTCTGAGATCTACCATCCGTAGCTGTAAGATATAGATTTCTATATACATTGAAAACACAATCTATCAGTATTGTGCTCTTGAAATATAGATGTGCTTCATCAATGATCTTTAAACCTATACCAAGATTCTTTGTGATATTCTGCGCATCTTTCATATTGCCAATGCGTTTCATACCGGCAATAAACGTGGCATGTGTCATCAGATACACATCATAGTTTCCTTTAAAATTACCATGTGCAATGTCATACAATTCTTCAGATGAGGTGATTTCATGGACTTCTCTTGATGACAGACCGGACATGTTATACAATGAGTCCATCCATTGATTACGAAGATTATCACGATGTGTGATTACTAATGTCTTGGTTTTCCACAGACACATTCCAACACCCGCACAGTAGGTTTTACCGAATCCAGGTTTCTTCACGAGGAATATCTGACGAGCATTTCTGGTATCAGCAAAATGTTTCAAACCTGCAATGAAGTTTATAACGTCACGTTGCTCATCATTTCTTGGACCAACAATCTCTTCATATTCAAACTTCATCGGTTTGTATTCATCGTACATTTGATTGACAACCTTACATTCCCCAAGTAGTTTGATCACATAGTTGACGTCTACTCCTTTATGGAAGTATATTGCATCATCCGCTTCGTCGTAGATGTATCCAAGAGTTTTGGTTTCTTCCGCAAACTCGTCATCATATGTCAACATCTCGATCAACGGATCCAATGGAACCGACGCTTCAATACCAGGTGTTATTTTTATCGACGTAGCTCTGATGTATAGAGTAAACTTGGCCACGAAAATCACCTCCTTTCTATCCATTGTATAGTATCATTTAGATACGAACTTTATTTCCGTACCAATATTTGCCAGATCATTTAACTGTTCTGGTGTGAATGGTCCTGTTGTCATGAACTCGTTCATGTAGTATACGGACACTTCGATGTAGTGCTTTTCAGCAGATTCCTCTTCATTTGTAATGCTATTCATTCTGTTTTCTAACGCCATTGTTCTTAAACCATTGAGCATTATCAAACGAGTATCGGCAACATCATGTGATAAACGATACTTCTCACAGAATTCATATACTTTCTGGAGAAGTCCCAAATGTCTTGGATTCTTTTCCATAATTATTTCCTCAAAAATACGATGTCCATATTATCGACACCGTTAATTCTCATAAGTTTATTAAGTTGAAATGCCTGTGATTCTGTGAGATATATTGAATCGATTATTTCGTTTCTCTTATTGGAGTATACGAAATGTGGAATGAATTCTTCTGTTCTTGTAACGGTTAATATCTCACATGATTCAGTTTTAGGAAATACGGGTGGTTTACCCGCATTATTTTTCTTTGTTTTCTTCATTATCCACTTGAACATTTTTATCATTCCTCTTTCCATCCTTTATTTCGGGTCGTGTCTTAAATGTCTTAATATCAATTGTTGTAATCTTTCCTTTATGTTTCTTCGCATATTCATCATCAAGTTTTATCATTTCGTCAATATTAACACCCCCGTATTCATTAGCACGGGCTTCAGATGGTATATTGTAATATGCCTTATTGATGGTGTTGACAGAATGATTTGGTTGCTTAATATAATCGTCAAGCCATTCATAATGCTTTCTATAATTTTCTTCTACTTCTTCCCGTTTTCTTTTGTACTCTTCAATTGATTCGCCATGATCATTTACAACATGATCAATAAAATGGCCCATTTCATGGCGAAGCATCCATTTATACATTTTCCAGATATAATTCAAATCAACAATGTGTGTTGCTATATCATTAGCAAGCGCAGCACGTCTGATTATTAAATCACAACCTTTAACATATACCTTACCATCTTTGAAATCGTATATGGTTTCCAATGTAAATATTGAAGACGATTCTTTAGTGCGAAAATCGGAAGCCTTATTTAGAATAGCTTTTCTATTCAGTTTTGGCATTTTCAGTATTTCTTTGATAATCCAAGATGACATAGTCGCAACACGAACATGGACGTTGATGTTTTCATAACCTACATCATCAACGAATTTATTGAGTATCTCATTATCATTGAGAAGCTTTTGGAACTCATTGGATATTCGTTTGATAAAAGTTGTTAATATTCCACCAATATATGGAACATCAATTCTTGATTTATCAGCCATTGTTTGTTTCCTCCTTAGGTGGAATATCATGAATGCCGCTCTGAGATATTTGTATTGTCACTTGCTTGTTATGATATTTGCTTCGAATCTCTTCGTCGATCTCTATCAGATCTTCGACATCAATTTCAGCAGCAATGTTTGCGGCAGCTTCTTGATGCATACTGTAATATTTACGATTGTCATTTCTCATCATCTCATATGTCCATTCTTTTATCTGAGCGAGTTCGTCATAATACTTGGCATAATCTTCACGATCCTGTGTGAGTAATCTATTCAATTCTTCGACTGGGATATTATGACGGTTTCTCATGTAGTCAACCATATGACCAACCTCATGTTTCAACATCCAACGAAGTTTCTTTTTAAACAGATTCAGATCGAAAATATTATCACATATATCTTTAGCCAATGCAGCTATTGTAATTCTTACAGTGAAACGCATGATGTATACTTTTCCATCTTTATATTCCCATTCTGTAAGTACAGAAGCGTTTGAATTTTCTTCCTTATCACGCCAATCGCGTAATAATCTTTTAGTAAAGTCTTTTGTGATATGACCTTTGTGAAAACTCAGCTCATCATCAATTAAACCCGCGACAGAGAATGTTTTCAGATATAAAGGTATGTGGTTGTCGGCGATAAATTTATCAAGATCGGGGTGGTCCTTTAAACCATTCAGAATTTCATTACGTATGTAATCAACGAAGTTTTCCAATAAACCATTATTACAATTTACATCTTCTTTGAAATCCATTTAATCACAATCCTTTCAAAATAAGATAAAGCCGGGGTTTTATCCCCGGCATATTATCATGATATTGTTGCTCTTAAAACCTTAAAAGAATTCGTCAGATATGTGTTTCCATCTGGCTTTTGTTTTGATGTTGTATACAATTCGCCGAGATATCACAATATCTGAATTCTGATTAAACTCATCTGTTGTTTTATCAACATCAAAATTTGTATCAATCAGAAGTTTACAAATCATACGCGCTTCCTCATTTGTTATTTGTTGTCTGAATTGTCCTTTGTTGAAATATTTATCAGACACATTTTTCCAATTCTGTTTCCACAATATTTGATTTATAATATTCTTTGTACAAGGTATTCCATTTTTTACAGCTTCATTATATATGATATCAACGTTGCCTTTAAAATGCACTATCATTTTTGATATTTGTTTGACATCATTTATTGTAACCTTAGCGTTCCAGTGCTTCTCACCAAAAAGTTTCAATCCAAATTTAATAGCATGCTGCGTATTTTCTTTAGATGTCAATGATTCAAGATTTTTTGGTATATTATGAGTCTTTATACCATTGATATGATTTACGGTATATTTTAGTTTAAATATTCCAAATTGACATAAAACAAGTCGATGACATAAAACTCGTATGTGAGATCTGGTTTCGGTCATTAATCCATATTTAATATATCCATGTCTATCTATCTCACCTTTTAAAATTATCAGACTTTTACAGTTTCTCACTCTACCCCATGATGATACTTCATACATATCGGGTTTAACTCCGGGATATGTACATACTTTCCATTCTTCGATATCTTCAACCCATTTCAAATTATCCAATGATATATCACGTGTATCACCATTGATATGGGATACTTTAATGAGTTTATTTTTCAATGATGATGGTATTGAGATATACGCATATGCAATAATATCATCTAATGGAAATAATTGTAAATTACCATCTTTATCATTGAGAAGAACGAAATCATATCCATTGGTTGAATGATACGATGGTTCGATTATTGCATCTTTATCATTCATGCCTTTGAATTTAATATATCCTTGGGGTGATACTAAATAACCTGGGAGAATATCTGGATGGGTTTCTTCTCTCCATATAATTTGTTGATTCATTTGTATCAACTCCTTTCAAATAATTATAAATATACATAGGGCGGGATTCCCGCCCTATGTATTTCTTCATTGAACTGTAGCACGTAATACACGTACACCCGGGACGTGTTTTGGACGAACCGGGGGTGTAGCCATTGTTGTCGGTTCAATCGAATCAATGTTAACAGATGTTGTTCTTGAGTCTGCATGATTGAGTGTGATCTTCTGCTCCTTGTTGGTACAGAATACCGCAATCAAATCATCCTGCTGTGAGAGTTTGATTATCGGTTTGAGATCACCAAACTTCTTTGCTGCATTCAAGAACTTCGCATGGTTAACTCTGATTCTACCAAGACGTGTTACATATACAAGCCACTGCTTATTGGGATTGATTGTGAACATACCAGCAACCTCAGCATCATTTCTTACAATGAACTGACCCTGTGCATCTACCGACTTAACAAGGTTGAGGTCGGATATCTGAACACGTTTACCCATACCATCCGAAGTGTATACGAGTATATCCTGAGAAGCATCACGTACTTCAATAACAGATACGATGTATTCATCATCATCAAGTGGAATGAGTGGCTTCTTTGTTGCATTGGTTGGTATTGATGTGATTGGCATGAACTTGATTCTACCACGATTCGACAACAATACTACCGAATTATCAGGATTGGATAACGCTGCAACACATTTGCCCATCTGCTGTTTACCGATTGATGTGAGTGTCATCGGCTTATCATGCAATACTTTGTTTGTATCTACCCAGAGGAAATATCCCTTGTCATCTACCAGACAAACATTGTCTCCAGCAAGTGGAGTTATATCTGACGAAAGATGTTCAGGATTCTCTGTTTCGGAGAAGAGAATTGTTCCTTCGGGAAGTATCTGAACAACACCAATATTCACATCAGTATCAGATTCAAGATTGAGTATCTTTGATCTTCTCGGATATCCATACTTCTGTTTGATTTCCTTGATCTCATCAATGATAGCTTCCTTGATCTTTTCAGGTTCTTTTACGATTCCCTTTATTCTCTTGATCTCTTTTTCGAGCTGTTCCATTCTTTCAATAGTTCGCTCATATTCCTTCTTGGTTACACGATACATCTCAATTCCAGACATATATTCACCCTGAGATGAAGATACCTTTCCAGGATATGCTTTCATGAGAGCCGGACCAATATCCTTCTTTTCATCACATGAACGATACACCTTCACAGTCTTATCCAGATTCTTAGGTGACAACAGGAATGCCTTTACTTCGTTCATATTATACTCTGTACCTAACGCAACGAGCTGTCTCAAGAACCAATTGCGTTTCTCTCTGAGACGATGTCCAATCCATGAACAGAGTATCTGACGAACGTCATAATGATCTGTGCGGAAATTCGGTGTAACCACGAGCATGTTTCTTGTTGAGATTGTTGTTCTGAAACCGGGCACTCTGCGGAAGAGCGTATTCACCAGCTGATACAGATTACAAGGTCTGCATCTGATGACATACTCAACCTTACCCGCTTCAAGATCAGATTCATCACAAGCATCATCAATTTCCTTTATCTTATTCTCAGAATCCTGAATTGCTCTGAGAGCTTTGTCTATATCATCGAGATATTTCAGATATGGAGTATTCTTGATTGTGATTACATAGTTGACGGGATCAATCTCGAATGAAGACTGCATGATGAATGTGTTAGGATCCTTAACGATGATATCACATCCAGTCGGAAGGTCAGGTACAAGATTTACTTTGGCCTGAGGATTCTTCAGCAGCTTTATGGTTGCATCTGCAATTTCATTGAGATTATATGGAGGAACATCTGTTGACAAAGTCCAACCGATACCAGAAGTACCATTCAACAGAATAATCGGAAACTTAGATGGGAGAGCTATCGGTTCTTTGATTGCGATATCCGAAGACTCTCTCATATTTACTTTACCATCAAACTCATCAAAGAGTACATCCTTGGCAAAGTCAGATAATGTAATATTGATGATGTATCTTGGAGAAGCATAATCATCACCAGTTGTTGCATTACCTGTATTGGATGGAGCATTCAGCAGCGGGATATTGTTTGAGAATTCCTGACACATTCTCGAGATGATTCCACCCATTCCCAAATCTCCGTGAGGATGTATCTTCAAAGCGTCACCTATGAGTGATGTACCCTTAACACCGACATTACGATATTTCAAATACATCATGTACAGTATTCTTCTTACAACGAGCTTGACACCATCATTGATCATCGGGATCGATCTCTGAAGGTTGATGTTGATTCCGTATTCACACATGTAAATCTCTGATACATCCGATGCTTCAACGGATTCAATATCATCATCAAAATAGTTCATTATATCACTCCTAATCGATTATAAATTTGCATCAATATACTTGAAGCAGTCTGTAATAGATGGTAAGCCGAAGAAGTTGAAGCCTACACTCATATAGTTCTTGTTCTTCCATGAGTTTACGAGATATCCACCAATATCTTCTGCATGGGGATCACCATCTGAATCTATCCACACATACGACTGGCTCAATGATCTGTTGCTACACATACCATTCATAAATACCTCATTGTTGATCTTCATCTTATATTCCAATGTCATCGGATCCTGGTTAGTGCCCATCTTGGATGATGGATAATACGAAGCAGCATCAGCATCAGATGCTCCGAAGATAACATTGTTAATCTTCTTACCATTGAGAACGTATCCTGTTGGAGCGTTCTTTTCTGTTGGTGCAACGAATGCGCCTTTGTAGTGAGAGTCAATATCCGGTGGAATCAACAATCTGTTTGCCTGAACGTATCCGTCCTTCTCATAGAATACTTCACGTTCATTACGAACGATATGTGTTTCCTGGAAGAGTTTCGAATACTGTGTAGCAAACATGTACGATCGTGAGTATACCGAACGGCAATCACCGACCTTCGTTTCAATTGCAAGTTGAACGACAACATCTCGCACATTGTACAAGATGAATATGATGAAATCGAGATACGCCCATTCACGGAATGTTCCTTCTCTCTTATCACTCAACTTGACAATACCTGCAACCTGACTACCAGTATAGTTCAAAGACAACGAACGAGGTTTCTGTTGAGACTTTCTAATCGCAGCATACTGACGTTGTTGACAAACGTACTGAGTATAAGTCGAAGTAAACCACCAATCCTTGGAATTGGAGAAATCCGCTTCTGCGTTTGTGTCTTCGTGATAATATAACTTCTGAGTCTTGAATTCCTTTGGGATGATGATATCATACGGTGAATATCCAAGACGAGTTATTCTGTTCATGAGATAGTTGTGGTCAAATTTAGCATTCCAACTCATACAGAACCAAGGTCTATATTTGTTGATGTAATCGAAGATTGTTTTGATCAGATTGATTTCATCTTCGAAATCGAATATGTGTAATCTGATATCATATCCATTGAGATATGTGAGATTATCCTTATCATCCTCTACAATCATTCTTTTGAATTCTTCTTGATGAGTCTTTAACCATTCAAAATCCTTTTCCTGTTTTTCCAATAATTCATGGAATCTGGAATGGATCTTGTACTTTGGTCTTGGACCGAGAATGAATACAGAACATATCTTCTCTGATGGTAAGATGAGAGTTGCTGCATTGACTGGTTGAGAAACATCATAGATATCACGCATGTTAATTGTCTTATCAATGACATCACACTCAATATCCAACAGAGCGTAAGTTACATTCGAGATATCAGATTCTCTACCATTCTTTTCCAGCCATTTCAACCGGTAGTAAACATCCTCCGTGAAATCTGCTTTCAATACCCATGGACACTCACACATATGTCTCTTCAATGCAGCATATTTGAGAGATCTGCAGTTTCTCTCAAAATATTCAGTGTATTCACTACACCATTTGTCATCTTTGACATTCTCTGCAATGACCTTACATATCTGGGATGGTTTGCACTTTACTGGATATAAATGTTCCATTGGAATCTGTGATGCCTGAATTGGCATTCCATCATATTTGGAAATGTACAATTCTCTACAATCCTTCTTCACAAACCAGATATCGATGAATGGTTCTTCATAATACACTTCAAGTTTCTTGGTAAGTGCGTTGAAGATAACTACTTCGAAACATTCTGTTGGATGCGAATAGTATCTGACATCAAATAACTGAGAACCCATTGGATACTCTGGATTTCTCAACTTGACCATCTTTTCTGAATTTTCCATGATAATACCTCCTTCTTAAAATTTGTTGTTTGATAGTAATCTCTCCTATCCTGAAAAATAATATACATAAATTGATAAGAAATTTGTGTGATTGGAATTTATGCCAATCCACAATATTTCATTATCAATCCCAGAAAGGGTTTGGGAAAACCGGTGAATGGGTTTTCCCATTTTGTAATACTTGTTTTATATTAATGCATATCAGGGTTACCCTACGATAATTTTTTGTTTAAATAAAACCGGAACGGTTATCATACAGAAATAAAAGATACACAAAGTATATTAGTATACCAATAAACAAAAAACGCTTACGCTTGTCAGTAAGTGTGTAAGACAATATATTCTCTATGGAAGTATTGTCTCTTGTTTGGGGTAGCATATAAAATTTTCGTAAAAGGGGCCCTTAGGGCCCCATCATATATTTTTATATTTCAAATGTATATTATTAATATGACATTAGGAAACTGATACAAATGAAAGGAGGTTAAACAATAACAGTTTCTACGTGTCAACATATTAAACAAAGGGAGTTGAATATTCATGACAGACATATCCAAAGCAATAATGACAATAACGGAAGCCGTCAAAGCCGTGAAGAACTGTGCTGGAGATCTCAGAAACTCAGCATCAAGAACCGAAGTGGAAGCAATCGCTTCAATAAGCGCACCTGCTAAAATCGGTCTTGAGAAACTGGATGCTTTTTTCGGAGATTCAGATGCTGAAATCGAGATGAATCAAGCTCGCTCAGCCGGTATCAACGTTTCGTCTGATGGAAAATTTTACGACGCCGTCACTGGAGGATTGTTTACTCCGTTCTGGTATGATGGCGACATGCGTATTAAGAAAGGTGCTGACATTAAGAGGTGTAGTACTTTAGTCGCAATGGCTTTTGGCATAAAGTCAGATGATCCAAGTAAGGTAAACTATATTGGATACAAAGACGGGGACCGCCGTAATCTTTCGCCGAATAACATTTTCTGGTATGAAGGAGATCGCCCAGATCCAAAAGTATCTCTAATCGAAGATATCTCAAGAAGATTGATAGACGCCGATGGAGATATAGATGTTACCTTGACAAAGTATGAAGGATCGTATCCCCCGGTGTCCAGGGAGTTCATTGAAGAAATCAAAACCAAGAAAGCTTTTTCGACAATCACCGATAAGTTCTTCATCTATGAAGATGGAAGCATTGTACCAACGTTAGATCAGATGGGTGAAAGAACCGGGTTGGATTGTTATGGTTTATTGAAGCAAACAAAGGATGTCGAATTAGTCGAAGAAATGTTACGCAGAAAAGTCGGGCTGAACCAGAAGATTTCAAATCAGGAAATTGAGATCATGACAATTTCAATCCTTGATACAAAGGCTGATAAGAAAGCATCGTATTATGCAAAACTCATAAAAGAAAAATTTGGATGCGATGTTAACCCATCTAATATCGGAAATGTGATTAATGGGAAATCATCAACAGCAAAGACAATTTCAACAATATATGCTGATTATCGTACAAAGAAAGCAGGAGGTGTTAACTAATGAATGGTGTTGTAAACGCGGTAAATGCGATAACGGTTTTTAACTCAGAGATGGAAAGGCTTGGTATCACATATGATTCCCTCAAAAAGATTTCAACCGAGTTGGTTGATATATCTGAGTATTTAAACAGCATTCAGAATTGGAGAACGGGGATATCATTATCTTCTGACGATATTGAGGAAACTGTTACGCCTATCGAGGTATATGAACCAGAGATTACTCTCGAACCTTTGGAAGATAACGATGTCAAGGAGACAAAGGTAAGGACTGGAGAAGGGTCGAAACCAAGAGTGAATAAACAGATCCAGAAAGCCGAAGCGCTCGAGATTGCCGAGTTTATCTCCAAGAAATGTGACGGAAAGACATTAACAAAAACAATCGACGCCGTCATGAAAAAATGGAAAGATATGCCTGAACGCGCCATCCAGAGACTCGTAAAGAAAGGAACATTTGAGAGATATACTGATGATTATTTCCTTATTAGTAATGATCACATTCAATCTCTGAGAAAAAATCTTCCCGACAAATTTGGTGCATCGCCTGAAAGCGCTAAAGAAATCATGGCGCTTTTGAATAAAAATGCTTATGATGTCATCAAAACAATAACACCAGACATGTCGGCAAATGATATTTTGGAGGTTGCTATCATCAGATGGAATCTCTTCAATACTGGAAAAGTATCAACGCTTGGTGGAGGGGTGAAAGAGATCTTTATCATGGAAGCCATATCGGCAAACAGGGGTGCCAATTCCAATGCAATAATCAAAGCAATTAATGCAAAATACAATGTCGAAGTTGACGTTGCATTGGTAAGTACGGTAAGAACTGGTCGTGCGTATAAAGAAATATCAGCAAAGTTTGGGGTGTAATAAATGAAAGCAAGAATACCAAAACAGACTAACAATGACCAGGATATCCAGAACGAGATGGCACAACACGATTTCGGTTTCGATCGAAATAGCACCAATAGAGAAATCCAGCGCAAAATTAATAAGTTTGCGAAAAAGATTGGCAATTGGGATGGGGTCGTTCCTGCCCCGCCAATTAGAATAAGATCTCCATTAGGTTTTGATATATATTCTGAACATTATTCTGAGAGATTGATCGAAGAGGTGTTAAAGCACAAACCAAAAGTGCTGATAGATACGAGTATTCCAATCATGAAGGATCTTGATTCACATTTTAAAGAAACCAAAGACCACACTGATTTCTTATATTATTTTGAAAAATTACCATATGATGATATGTTGATTAATATCAAAGATCCTTCAAACAACACAGCTATACACATCCATATGATTATTAAGAAAAAGAAGTATCTTGATAACAAGGCTAATATTGAAAGTGGTAAATTTGAACCTTTCGATTTCGGAATCATGTCAGTGTCATTATATTCTGGATCTGAGTGTGTGTATCCTGAAACTGCCACAACCATTGGATTGATGTTTGATGAAGAAAACAAAATCTGCCGTCCGATATTTTCGGGATTTTTCCTGGTAAGTACATCTCGAGCACACAGGAAATCATTCAGAGACCGGTTCATCGATCATACTGACGAAATTGATGATACAATTTCCCTTAAGATTGTAAATGTTATGATGGGTTCACTCGATAGCTGGTGCACATGTGTTTTTGCATTAAATAATCCAGAGATACGTGAGATATGGGAAACTAATACATGGGAACAAAGCAAGACTGATCAATCTCCCATATACATGTATAACAACCAACCTCTCAGGAATATAAAACGCATATACATGTGTGAGCACAATTTCAGTGGACGTGAAATAACTCGTCACACCGATAAATGGCTTGTCCGTGAACATAAAGCTCATTCTAAGTACGGTAAAGAATTTACCAGAAAAGAACATTACAAGGGACCTAAAGCGAAAGATGATAATGTCAAGGTTGAGCCAAGAAAGCGTAAGGTAGACACATACGATCAATCAAATATTGATCGCAACAAGATCTCAGAATTTATGTCAATGCTTAAAGATCTCAATGACGAATAAGAATGCATATAGCAACCATTGAGCCAAGTTGGGATTAAGTTCCCAGATCGTAAGTCTCGTATTGTAATGGTTACGTAACGCAATGTCGTGTCCGGCTTCGGTGTTGTTAAGTACTGTTAAGTGCTGTTAAAGCATTGGTAAGGATACGTTTCGTGGTATGTCGAGAGGTAAGGGTATGGTGTTGGTGGAGTGAGGTCGCGCATCGTTCGGTGCAGTATAGTGCTGGTGACGTGACGGGGTGCATGGTGAGGCATTGTGTCGGTTTAGTGTGGGTAAGATATGTTCAGCAATGGTTTGGTCAAGGAACGTAGGGTAATGCCATGGTAAGGTCGCGTAATGTCATGTGAGGTGGTGGTATGGTCAGGTAATGTAGGGCAATGTCATGGTACTCTTCTGCGTAATCTTGCTTAGTCCCGGTAACGTAGATTCAAGTGGACTTGTGTTGAGGTGTGTAAGGTTATGGTCCGGTGAGCTATAGGATAGTAAAGAATTATCAGGGGCTTTATGCCCCTGATAAATTCCTATTATTTTCTTTTTTGATAATTATATTATTAATATGCTATAGAATCAAATATCTTTTGGTATCTGTGGTAAAATTCAAAATTCCTTGCACCCAGGGAAAAGGGTAGAAAGGGTCATATTATGGCTGCTAAAACTAAAAAGGCGGATACAGTTGTCACATCAGCAACATTTGGAGGATTCGTTGAGAAGATGAATATCAGAATCATCTTCACGTCGGAGATTCTTGGATCGTGCCCGGGAAATGCTGATGTTTATAGCAAGTATGTTGCAGATAAGGCGACGGATGCAGACATGGCTGATGAAATCTCTGCACTTGGTGCAGAACAAGTTCTCGAGAATGGAACAACTAAGTTCCTCACAGTTGACGGAAAACCTGCACTTTCGAACCACACATGGCTCGGGTTTATGAAGGAGAAAATTGGATTTCTCAAACTGGACAACAAGAAAACTGCTTCTGGTGCACTCACAAATTATAAAAAGAGACTCGATAACGGTATCGCATTTGCGAACAAATTCTCAATACTTGTGCTCCCTAAGGGAGAATCGACAGGTATGTTACAGCGCCCACTCAGAGCAAATACCCAACAGGGTGAGAGAATAGCTCTCGCATCCTCGATTACATGTCCACCCAGAACGAGGACAAGGTTCACAATACTTATGTCAAATTCTGAATATAGATACCCGATTGAAGAAGCTCTCAATATGGGAAGATTCAGTGGTACTGGCCAGTGGCGTGGATCCGGCAAAAAGGGAACATTCCTTTGGGAAGAGTTTTCCGATGATGGTGAGATCATTGGTGGAAACACCAAAACTATCCTCGGCGTTACTACGAAGGATGCTGATTTCAACGATGCTCTTTGTGATTATATAAATCATGAAGAAATTGGAGAGATTGAGGAGGATTTTGAGTAATGAGTATGATCCCAGAATCAGAAGAGAAACTCAAAAGGAAACTTAAAAAGCTTTCGAGATTCATTGTCAAAAACAACATATCAAAATCTGATATTCTGGACATGTGCCTGAATGACGACAATGCCCAGGTATACTGCGACATTATCGGCAAAACACTCGATTACTTTGAGTGGAGAGTTCATCCAAACTATCCATATATTGAATGCTCCACAGACGGTCAGATCCGTGTGTCTGGAACAATAGTAAAGCCACAGGAATGGGATGGTAAGCTCAAGATATCTTGTTCCAGAAAAATGAAACTTGATGCCGCTCAGCTTATATTGACAACCTTTAGGCCAATGCCAACCGAAGGAAAGTATGTTGCTCGTTTTAGAAATGAAGATTACACGGACCTTCGTGTTAGCAATTTATATTGGTATAAATTGTTATGAGTATTCATGGCTAACTTCCTATTTATCGTGGGGGTCGAATGACCCCCGCATTTGTTTATTCGAAAGAATGATGTAAAGTAAAGTTTAGGTTCAGCCAGGTCGAGTAGGGTTTTGCATGGTTCTGGTGCTGAGAGGTCTCGTACTATAAGCTCTCGTGATGGTATTGTAGTGTGTATTACTGTTATATTTTGTCACGCATGGGTGAGGTGACGTGTTGCGGTATAAAGCAACGGTATAATTATGTATTATATTGAGCGTATGGTAATGCACAGTATTGGTGAGGTGAGGTTATGTTTCATGCTGTTTGGTAATGGTATTGTTTGGTAATGGTGTAGACTGGTTATGAACGGTCAGGTACGGTGCTGATTCGGTTTTGGTAAAGGTTCGTCGCGTACCGTCGCGTAAGGTGGAGGTACTGTGCCGTTCAGTGCAAGGCCGTTAAGTCCAGTAGGGTGAAGTTATGGTCCGGTTAGACGTGGTTACAGAGCGTATAGTTTCGGTCCTGTATCGTCAGGAGTAGTAAGGTGTTGGTATTGGTGCAGCCACGTATTGTCATGCGGCGTAGAGCAGGGTAGCGGTACGGTAATATCTTGTGTGGGGTGTGCCTTGAAGTGATGGTAAGGTAAAGTAAAGTCAAGTGTTCTTTCGTAAAGTCTTGTCGAGGTTTGGGTCGGTAGGGTTCGATTGTATATCGTGTAGGCAGGGTGATGGTCCGTATGGCGAAGTTCTGTCACGGTGCGGTCCCGTTTCGCGGGGTGCGGTCGCGTCCTGTAGAGGTAAAGTGTCGGCTGGTAATGTGTCATGTCGCAGCGGTTGATATAAGTTAGGGTAAAGCATAGTCGACTGTTGTCACGTTGATTAAGGCGAAGGCGTGGTCATGATATGTGATGCTTCGTACTGACATCGAAACACCAATAACAAAGGATAAACCGGGGGCACACTGCCCCCGGAATATCTTTTTATATTTTTTGCACATTGATCTTTGCAATTGCGGTCGTTACGTTCTTACCATCGGAAGATATAACAAGTCTGTCACCATTCACTTCAAGCACCTTGTACTTATCAACGAATACTGTGAACTTTCTTGTTGTACCGTAGATGATCGGGTTGATAACCTTTACCCAGTCACCAACCTTGATGGTTGAGTTGTTGTAACATACAACCCATCCAGCACCGCTCTTCAGCTTACCATAAACGACACCGTTTATAGTCTTATCCTCAACGATTGTGAACACGCCAGTTGCACCAACCGTGCCGATTATTCTACCGCCTGCGGAAGAATACAACAGATCTGTGGACTTCAGAGATTTGGTATAGGTATTGACCTTAGCAGTTACCATCGCAATATCCTTAGTATTTATAGGAGACTGGATGTTTCTGTTCTTAGCCTCATTCTGGCCAAGCACTGCTCTATCTCCGCTGATGGAAGAAATGTACCAGTTCTCAGCAGCTACCCAACTTGGGATTGATATGCCGTTGTAGTATTTCGTACCAGTGATCTTTACCAAATCGCCAGTCTTGAATGTGGAAGGTGTTGGTGTGGGTGCTGGTTTAACAGGAGTTTCATCTTTAACGATTACCCAACCTGCACCACTCTTCAGTTTGCCGTAGGTTATGTATCCAACCTTCTTGTCCTCAACGATCGTATACTTAGTCGACATGTTGATTGAACCAACCTTCTTACCACCAGCAGCATCATAGATGTTGTCGTTGGCTTTGAGGTCAACTGTATACAAACCAGCCTGAGGTTCCGGAGTGGGTTTAACATCACCGAGCTGAGCATTTACCTTATCACATATTTCCTGAGCACGTGCCTTAATCCAGGGACCTGGACAAGCCGTTGCTGCAAACATGTAGTGGAATGTGAGAGAACCTTCTTTATCACCGGTGAATACCAGCTTAGGGATTCCGTTTCTCTTACAGATATCAACACACAGCTTGATCAATGAAGCATAAGCCGCAGCCGATACAGGCCAACCTGTATCATCACCATATGCCGAGTTTGAAACTTCAATGGTGATTGCACGGTTATCATTCCACGGTGAAGAGGAACACCATGATCTATCGCACTCAGGACAATACAGACCTATACGGCCATCATTGCCGATCGCATAGTTTGCAGACATTCCTCTCGCAGGAGATGCGACAATGTTTCCGAAACCTTCGACACTGTTGACACCCGCTTGGTGATGAATTGTTATTTTTGATATTGGCTGATTACGCGGAGAATTTCTATTAGGAGATATTCTTGTGTAAGTAACCAATGAGGAATTAGTGAAAGCCATACGGTTTTCCTCCTTTCACTATTAGAGATCTTCTTCGTCTTCGTTCTCACCACGACCGTTAGAACACTCTTCGAATGTAGCTTCACCAACTACGTTACCGTTCTCATCAGGTGTTGGCTGGGTTGTTGTTTTGTTCTTGTCATCCATTTGGATTACCCTCCTTTCTTATACAACATAACCTCCAGAAAGCGGTTGATTAGAAAGTGCTTCGGCATTATTCTGTGCAAGCTGAGCACTGTTCTGAGTTGCCTTTGCACTCGCATCGTTCATATCATTAACGGAATTCTGTCTGATTATATCAAGTTTAGCATTAAAATCTGTCAGGATTTTATCATTCAACTTACGTTTGGTTTCAAATTCTTTGAGCATGTCATCAAGAGACTTGATATGTCCTTTGAGAACCTTGATATCAGCTCTTCTTGCAGCAAGAGGTTTTCTAACATCAACTCCCGCAGCATTATTCTTGCTCAGATTGTCGATTGTCACCTTAACCTTGTTCATTGCCTGCTCAAGAGACGCTCTGTATTTGTTAGCTTCTTTCAAGAAAGCCTCACGTTGCTGATCCCAGTTTACAGCCTTTACGGTCTGATATTGTGGTTGAGTGGGAGCCGCGTTTGTCTGTTCCGGTGCCGCGAGTATTGCCTGTGCAGAAGTGAGATCACCATTTGCAAGTTTTTCAGCGTCATCGACGACAGCGGTCATCGTTTTTCCGATATCTTCTTGAGGCAATGTGAGTTCTCCGGTGTTTGGATCATATGATACTGTTATTGTTTCACCTTTGGCATTTTTCTCACTGGCTGTTAGTTTGCCGTTTTCATCAACAGTAACACCGTTTTGACCACCTTCAGCTTTGATATTTTCGGTAGCTTTCTTCTTTTCTTCAGGTGTTGCAGATTCAGCCTTCTTGGCAGCATCACCACTCTTATTATTCTTTATAGCATTCACAATCAGTTTGATTGGAAGAGTGATAAGACGTGGTATGAAAAGAAGGATTGAGATGAAGATATTTTCAAGTTTACCTTCTTTATTTGCTTTTCTGAAGTGATGATCTTTATTGTATTCATCGGGATTATCGGTTACTTTGGCATTCTTGTTGTTAGTATTTGCTGCTTTGTTTGCATTGGCATTATTATTGCCCGCACTGTTTGTTGCCGCAGGTGCAGGTGCAGGTGCTCCCTCGGGTTGTCCAGCATCCTGTTGAGGTGTGGTTGTTTCCTCTTCTTGGAAGAAAGTTGATTCCATAAACAGAGAACAATCCGGGAGATCAATGTCGCTGTTGGAAAGTTCCATCATAAGAATTGCTTTGTCGAATATCGCCATAGCGGATTCGATAACAGTCATTTCAGCTGCAAACTGTTCATCGGAGTATGCCTCGATGTTCTCGAGGCACTCCGTCTGAAGTGAATATTTACTCATTATTTTCATTCCTTTCTCAATAGTAGTATTCGGTATCATCTACGAGATCATCAAGCCAAGAGATATCGGATTCTGTAACATTGATATTCGCAGAACCGATCAGCTTCTCGATGTGTTTATCCAGATCTTCAGCAGTCTTAGGATCGAATGTTCCCTTGGAATAGTTCTCGTCGATATCAACATCAAGAGTCTTGGAATAATTTGCAACTATCCACTCCATGTATTTCTTGATAGAAGGATCAAGTTTAACCTTGGAATCAAGTACTTTCTTAGCATACTTGACAGCGGACTGATTGCGTTCAGTGATGGTAGGATACTTGATCATCATAAGCTGCATTGCTTCACGCTCAAGCTCATCGTAACGCTTCAGTGTTTCGACAGCATAATCATTAGCAGCGCCGCTTCTTGGTTTACCAACCATGAAGAATGTAACAGGCAGATTGTAGCAGGCAGCAAACATATCACACCAGTGCTCTTCATAGTTTTTGATAGTACCATTCTTGATCTTGTTGATTGTATCGATTTGAACAGCATGACCGATCGCAGTTCCCCAGAGAGTACCGAATGAAAATCCGAATAATACTGCGAACATTGGGAATGCTGCTTCTGCAGAAGCCATACCGATAATAGTACCAATAGTCATTGCTGCAGGTATGAAGTATCTTGTTGGACCATAAGTATGGAACTTGAGTTTACGAACTCTCTTTTCCATCTTCTTGATCTGCTCATCGATACCTTCAACCTTCTTGCTTCTGACAGCCTTCTCATATTCAGCAACGGCCTGTTCATCATGACAGATTGTTGAGAGATATGTGAGGTGCTTTACAAGTGCTCTCTTAGTGAACACGTTCATCTTTAAGCCGCCGAAATCGTCGAGAGTATTTACGTAGTTGCAAATAAGCTTACGACGATTAGAAGCAGATGGGATGTTCTGTGCAAGTGTCAATGTTTCAACGAGAGATGCTGTGAACTGAGATTCCTTGCTCTTAAGAACAGCCATGATATTGTGGAATATCTCATGACAGAATACACTGATAACGTGCTGACCAAAGAGTGATATATCATCGGGAGCATCTTCATCGAGTGCAGTATTTGTAACGAAGATATCTATAGGAAGACCACCAAGCTGGAATCCCTTGGACTTGGATATCGTGAGATGTGTCTTGATATCATTATATACCGAAGTGAACTCGCGGTTTATCTTATCCTGAGTCTTGATGAAGCGGATATTCAGACGAGCATTGAACTGGTCGTTGAGGCAATCGATAGCTTCCTGATATTTAGGATTGTTGATTAATGTTTCAAGATTGATCTTACCCTTACCGCCAGTCTGTTCTTTTCTTGCATCATTAAGAAGCTTTATAGCCTTAAGAAGTTTTGTATTATCAAACTTCATGTGTTCGATGCCAACAGCAGTTATCTGGCGATTCTTTTTCTTTGTAGCAGACTCCACAAAGAAATCAACAGGTTTAACGAAGTTGAAACCTTGTTCCATCATGATATCATAACCGAGATGGCGTGTGTTTCCACGCTGTCCGATTGCATCAAGGAGATATCCTTCTTCATGAAGGCTCTCACTTACATTGGTTTCAGTGGTAGAATCGTTGGTTGCGATATCGGTTTCCGGACCAGAACCTGCAGCAGATGGAGCTTCATTTCCACTTGTAACATCCACACCTGAATCACCACCGGAGATATCCTGACCTCCCGTGATATCTTCTTCTTCCTTAGTGAAGTAAGAATAATCTTCAGTACCACCCTTATATTCAGGAACGTCTCCACCATTCTTCATAGCGTCGAATGTTTCCTGGGCTTCCTTAGTATTTGCCATATCAGCAAGACCGGAGTCATATACTACTACAGGATCTCCGTTGGCATCGAACTGAGTTGCTACAACTTTACCCTTTGAAGGATTGGTCATATCAGCAACCTTTTCTTTGTTGATTCCATCTCTGATATTATCAGCCTGGAACTTGTCGAGCTTATCATCAGCTCTCTGGGAGATGTAGTCGAGAAGAGCGCCGATGGATTGAATGATAACCTTTCCGTTCTCGGAAGGCTTTGCTGTTGAATTTGAAGGAACAACGATTGTTCCGTTCTTTACAGCCATTCTGTCTGTAAAAGGATCTTCAACTATGCAAGATGAAGGTATACAATACATTGCTGCAACAGACTCGGTTGCGGTCACAAGATCTGGAGCATTATTGATCGTATCGATTACTTCATTTTTCTTCGGTGCTTCAATCTTAAGATCTGCTTCTTCGTTTACACCTTTAGGCATCTCAACACCAGCAGTTGCATCCTTTGCGGCAGATTCAACAGAACTATCGTTCATATTTGCTGCAGCATTGGCTGCGGCGGTCGCATCGCTAACCGCCGCTGTTGCTGAATGATTTATCATGTTATTATTTTCAGCCATTGCTTACTATCTCCTTTCATTATTTTGATTCGGGCTGACCAGTGGGTGTTCCGACATTGTTGGTGTTATTTGCACCCTGCTGCGCATTCGCATCAGTACCGCCATTCTTCATTGTTTCGTAATCATCGATGACTCCTTTAAAGTTATTATAGACATCTGTAAAGAGATCTTTTACAATAGTATTCAACGATGTTACATAGAATGAAGATGCAACATTCTGGAGTTCTTTGAGGACTGCTTCTTTTCTTCCAGTTGATTTAGTCTGTTGAGCATTGTTCTGAGGCTCTGGTGTGACTGGATCGCCTTCTTGGAATACTGAACCATCGAGTTTAATTGTGTAGCTATTTTGTTGAACCTCTGTCTTGTTCTCAGATGCTTTGTTTTCTGCGTCCACTTCACTCTGGAGATCCTTAACAGCTTTCTGAAGTGAATTAGAAAGTTTCACCATATCCTCAGACCATTTGCCACCGCGACATTTTCCATCCTGTCCCGCTTCACACATGAATTTCATGGTTTCATATATTTCTTCCCAGTCAGGTTTTGCCTTGATCTCATAATCAGTATCAATCTGACCACCTTCGGTATTGCTGAAAAGAATCGCATTCTTTATTTGGTCGGGAAGCTGCTTGGGATCGGCACTTGCAAGCTTACTCGCAATCTCCTTGTCCTGAGCATTCGGGAACGCATTCATGAGTTCCTTCTTCATTTCAACTAAGTCTTTGTTTTCATCATCAACATACTTTTTGAGAATGGTTGGAACATCGATATTACTTGGATCAAATGTGATGTTGTAATGATAATATTTATCTTTCTTTGGGAATTTGTATTGACCATCCGTGTTCGCTTTCAAGATCTCATTGTATTTAGCTTCACCATTCTTATTGAACCATTCACACTGCTTCTGGAGAGAGTTCTGGAAATAATTTGGGAGGAATGTTGCGAGCTTATCACGGAACCATTCGATCATTCTCTTAGCAAAGTTTCCCGTTGTTTTTGTAGCCTGTTTGACTTTATTTTGATCATTTTGAGAAGTGAAACCATTAGCCTCAAGAACATATCCTTCAGCGAACATATATCCGGGAACGATGGTATCATTAATCTGATCCTTTGCGATGATATGACGGTTGTTGTTATAGTAGAGACGAAGCATGTGACGTGTAAAGATCTCACCGAATACGGAAAGTATATCACGACACATCTCCCAGTTAGGAATGCTTCCGTCGCAGTATCTTTCAACGATAGCCTTCATAACGCGTGATATTCTGATCAAGCTATTAGCCAAGCCCTGGTTGTCGCATACATTATCACAACCACCGAACATCTTGTAGATTGCATCGAAAGAGTTCATGATTGGATGTGTATGCTGATTACCGAGACCATCTCTACGATAATTACCATCATAGAACATGTTGCCATATGTGATCTTGTCAAGCCAGTTTACATCAGTATTCATGTTAGCCGCGTTATTAGCCAGCGCATCACGCGAGTTAGGTTCACACTCCCAATGATTATGACGAGGACAACCAAAGAACATCTTGATTATCTGCTCAGGATCATACTCATCAATCGGCTCAGTATAATACTGAATAACGAGCTGATGTACAGGAGATCTCTCGTCGTTCATTATAAACTTAAGAGCAGAAACAGTATCCTTGAACTGAGGATGCATATCCTGGAGAACTACGTCTCTCATGTTGCAGTTGAAAGGAATCTTGTTTGTGATCACATAGTCATTGGTCTTCAGGAATCCGGTACAGCATTCTGTAACAACTTCATCGAAGCGTTTAGCATTGGGGTCTTTACCCATTGCCTTAAGTTTCTTTGTAGCATCCTGACGCTTGTATTCTGTGCTGTTACCTGAGAAGAGTTCGAATATCTGATCAGGTTTACTCTGAGCCGTTTCACGCATTTCTTCGGGAGAAGGAATATTCTTCTCACTGAGATTTGTACCAGCAAGAGCCAGAAGTCTGTTGACGAATGTTGTACATATCTGCTTATAACCTGAATTATCCTTCTTATCAGAACCAAAGAGTTTCTTAACAAGTGCGGGATAATCAAAAGATGTTTTCTTCACATTGGTAATGAAATCGCCGCAAAGATCCTTCATCTTTTCAACAGCATCCTTGGTAATGAATGTGCCGAATACCTGGATGTCGAGATCCTTTCTCTTATTGTCATGGATAGATTCTTTTCTGAAGGATGTTCCTCCAAAAGAATACATGTTATCCAATGAAGCATCGAATGAGATTGAGATATGTGAGTAATCAGAATCAGTAGCCTTCTTAATTGCTTTACTGATTACAGGAGACTTGCCCTGAGTGAATACAAAGAATACAGGAGATACCTGAGTTGAATCAACAGCTTCCTGTTGGAAGAAATCATTGTTCTCATCCCAGTTGTCAGCATTGTTTGCAGACTCATTGCTCTGATCTGAAGCGGGTTCATTTTTGTATGCTACCCTGGGGACGGCATAAGCTAACATCTGAAGAACTGTACAGAGATTCAGACGAAGAGCGAACATGATGAAGTCTTCGATATATACTTCACATGCTTTAGCCAGAAGAGAATCTGACATAACGAATGATGCCTTCTTATCCATGATGCCTGGGATCTTCTGAACGAAAGCTTTCACTGCAGCTGAGAAATGCATATTCTGAATTTTGCCGACATCTTCTCTCATACAGTCAACTCTCTTGTCGAGTTCATACTTTGAATATACGAGAAGATTGAAACATTCACTCTCGGCAGCGAATGTAAGATCAGTAAGTGTAGCTCCCTTAGGAACATCAGCTCCTGGATTACCCATGATACTTGGAGCATCAAATGGAACGCATCCGTTATCCTTCAGGAAACGCTTTACAGATTCTACTGCAAAAAGGTCACAGTCGGAGGTATGAGGCTTGAAGAGATGATTCTCCATCGCCCGCTCGAGATTAGATATAAATGTAGAAATATCGGATGGTGTGATATATCTCATTTTGTAGGAGCAGTTGCAGACGCCATGATGGGCATCCTTATCGATTAAAGACTTTACTTTGTTAAGGTCTTCGATTTTCTTGTCGTAAGTGGTGATCAAGGAATTGAATCCGGCCAAGAATGAATCGCTAAACTTGAACGGCTTTACAGTCCTTGAATCCCCTTCCACACGTGGATTCATAAGCTGGTTCCTCGCTTTCTTTTTGATTTGTAAAATTCCTATAAAGGAAGTTATTCTTGAGTTTTCCCGGTACAGTATTATTTCAGGTTTATCATTTGGAACAATCAACTAAATCATTATATATGATGAAAGGAATGGTTATTTATGAGAAATACTAAATGTCCATTCTGCCAGTTTGTCACCAATGACAAACAAAAGTTTTGCAAGCATATCGCCATTAAACATAATGACCAAGTACCTGAAGATTATGAACCACTGGAGTGGGCATATTCTTTACTCGTTCACAAGGAACCAGGCCGCCTCTGTGTAATGTGTAATAGAAATCCCGTCCATTTCAACGAAGACACGCTCAAATATGAACGCATCTGCTCTGATCCAAAGTGCAAAGACGCTTATGTTCAGTTGATGAAGAGTCGTATGAAGAATGTCTACGGTAAAGAGCATCTTCTGAATGAGGGTGATATGCAACGCAAGATGCTTGCAAACCATGCGAATGCAAAGGATTATGTGTGGGATGAAAATCATAAGTTCCGTATCATCGGTACATATGAAGAGGACTTCCTCAAACATCTCCAGGATCTGGATTGGAGTCCCAATGATGTCATTGCTCCATCACCAAATACGTATTCGTATAAATGGGCAGATGGAACAGAGCACATCTACATTCCGGACTTCTACATCCCTTCATTATCCTTAGAGGTAGAAATCAAGGAGAGTGATAACACACATCCAAGGATGGAACATTCTCGAGAGATCGAACATCTGAAGGATAAGAGAATGATTGCAGAAGCTGGTAAAAGTGGAATCCACTATATCAAGATTGTGGATAAAAAGTATGATGAATTCGACAAAGACTATGTCAAATCGGATTTCAATAAACCTGAATAAATCATGTTATCTTACAATACAGAGGTGAATGGTTGATATGGCTCTCGATGAAAAGGGTATCACCCTCGCAGAGGTCACAAACAGATATCCCCGAACTTTCCAGAAGTTGGGATATGATGTATTGATGGATGTCGATGCATATAATAAACCGAAAGTCATATCAACTTTCGACATGTGTGTTAATGCTATACTGACCCTGCTGAAAATGAAGCCGGGTCAGTATCCATCAATACCAGAGCTCGGAATAGATGTTGAGAAGTATCTTCATGAATATGCGGATGATCCCAATATCCCAGGTGAAATTAAATCCAAACTCATGGATCAGTGTAACCGTCTTCAGACTGTCGATATAGACATAGATGTTTACATTGACAGATCTCAGGATGGTACTAATGCATTGATAGTAAAAATAAGCGGTAGTGATACTCTGACATATGGCGAGAAAACCCAAGGTGTCATAATCGGTATCACATACGACAAACTTAATCAGCTCTATTCCCGTAAAGTGTACATCTAAAGTATAGCGGGGGATCTACCCCCGCTATAAATATTCTATATGAAAGGATGTGATAATCCATGACAGATAAACGTAAGAAGATCGAAACACTGATTGATGGTGTTTTAATGCGTATGGATCCAACAGGCATCAACGCAAAGAAATATCGCAACATGTTTCAGACAATGAATGATAAACAGTTTTCGGATTGGGTAACCAGATTCCTTGCGGATGACAAATCAAATCTTCGTCTTGACATCGAAGAGTTTGGTGATGGCTCTCGTACGTTGAAGTATGAGAACATTGAAAAGGCTGCAAAGTTTCTCAATATCAAACTTTTCGAAAACGTTTATATACCACACGTATCGTCAAATCCCAACCGACCTGTAAGAACCAAGCAGCCCGTGCTCGTCGGATATCTGAATATCAAGCGCCCCCAGCAGTTGGTAACAAAGAAAACTGGTCTTGCTATTACAGATACAAACCGTGATGAGCAAACAGGTGCAGCTAAGGGTGATTCCAAGGGTGGTACTACTACAGGTATTGAGAATGAACTTCTTGCCGGTGTCGGTGGAGATGTTATTCTTTCTGAATTCTGTGGTGCCCGTGGTGATAACGTAACCGAATACGACAACATGATTCAGTCGATTGCCGAACATGGTTCCGTTAAATTAGCGGATATCAAAACAAATGCATATGATAAGCCTACACTCATGCAGGCTGATCTGTATTTCAAAGCTATGGGTTTAAAAACCGATTTGATTTCAGAATCATACTATTCGACCGAAGCTGTTCGTACGGCTATGAAACAAAAAACATGATGAAAAGAGGTCATATAAAATGAAGGTAAACATTTCAGGTGTTGGTCTCATTCCTAAGGTAGGACTGCTTGCTCCTGTCTATGGCAAGGACCTTTCTAAGGATACCGTTGCTGTAATCCTTAACTATGCTTCTTTCAAGGTATATGTTGCTGCAACAGGCGTGCGCATTACCAAGAAGAATATAAATGAAATATTCGGCGAAGTTGTAAGACAGGCTGTGGCTACTCCGGCTCCTGCACCTACACCGGCTCCAAAGAAGAAGGCTGCAAAGAAGGCTCCTAAAGTAGAAGCACCAAAGGTAGAAGAGCCTGTGGTTGAAGAAAAGCCTGTAGAGATCGAGCAGGTTGAAGAGCCTGTTGTTCTCGATGCAGTAGTTGAAGCTCCCGCTGTAGAAGAGCCCGTTGAGGAAGTTCCTGCAGATGAAGGATTCCCCGTTGACGATATCGTTGACGAAGATACTCCTGCTGAAGAAGAGACTGATAAGCCCGTTTATACAAGCAAAAAGAAGAAGAGACGCTGAGGTGATATAAATGCTCATCATGGAACAAGAGTTGACTGAAGCTGAAGCCACGTTACTTTTTCTTCAGGAAGCTGTGCATGATCCCAAGAATCAGAAGCTCCGTGAAGAGCTGATAGATCCCGTCATCTCTGTATTGGAGAAACCGGCTGGTAGAAAACAATACATCGATTATGGTTCTTCTTTTCTTGGGGAAAACGCGACGATGTTGTCTCGTGAATATCCGACTAAAGCAGTTACTTTCCCACGAAAGTATGTTGACGGCTTGTTCGCAATGTTCAACTTCACGGTGAAATCATTTAAGGTCGTTCTCAAGGATGTTCTTAAATCGGTATCATCGTCATCGGAATTCGCAACGATAACATCGTCTCCAACTAACGTTATTCACGCGATTGCTCTTTTTTATTCTGATATGATCGGCAATAGACTGTTGAGGGACTCAGCCAGACAGCAGCTGGGTCTCTCGGTTTATGCCGTCATTTTCAATAAGTATTTTCCATCCGGTTTGAATGAGTCGGTAATGACATATACTTTCATGCAGCTTGATAACTCATGGCAGATTGTTAAGACCGAGAATATCATCAACTGGATATCAACTACTGTTGAAACATCATATGGATTCTACAGAACCAAGATGTCTGTGAATATGTCTGCTGAGGTAATGGTTGCATTCTTGAACCGTCTCAGAAACAGTATGAATCAGAATATGAAGGGATTGTCAAACAGATACTATGAGAACCTGGAAAACGGTAATCTCATTGGTGCTGACTTGACAGGTGATGAGGATTATGTTGTTACAAACAACTACACAACGTTGAGAAACAATCTTCTCAGACTTATCAAGAATAAGGATGAGTTGTACTATTCTCAAGGTAAACTTTATCCTCCAATCGCAAAGCTCAAAAATGTAAAGATGGAAACTCTGTATGATTATTCTACCAAGAAGATCAAGCATGAGGATATCGGTACAATCATCGATAACATCTTTTACGTGTTCCTGATAAAAGAGGGACACTCTGTGGAAGATATAAACACTGCTGCATATATCGGCAGAATCACAAACCTTCCTACCGCAATCGACAGGGCTATCGCGGGTAAACCGATAATAGTTCCTTTCTCTAAGAAGTATAAAGTAGATGCTTCTATCGTAAAGGCTCACATCTGCCTGGTGGCTACATATATACTGAACCGCATAAATGATGTAAAATAATCTATAGAAAGGAATGAGATATATGCCGATGAAGTCTACTCAGACAAACAAGTATGAGACTGCTTGTTTTATTCAGGAAGCTCCTACTTCGTCTGAAATATCCCCTCGTGGATATAAGCTTAAGAAGTCTATCGAAGGCAAGCCTTTCATTATCTTCGAGGCAACACTTCAGACATACGGCTGTTACAACAGAATGCAGCGTAGATACGATGCACAGAATGTTGTTTCGGTTATAAATAACGATGAGAGAATTCAGACACTGAAGCGTCAGAACAAATGGCGTGGTGAATTAAACCATCCAAATCCTGACATCAAGGGTACTCAGCTCACAGATATCAGAATGACAATTCCGGATCCTCTGAATACTTCTCACTTCATCAACAACGATCGTCTTGAGGGCGACCGCTTGAAGGCTACAATCACAACACACCCCAGAACAGATGCTGGCCTTTCAGTTGTATCAGAGGTAGTTGACCTTGGTGCTGTTCCCTCATTCTCAGTACGTTTGCTGGGTAATATGATTCCGAACGCTCCGAGAAGTATGCCGAATATCAGAGTATCTAAGGTTATCACATTTGACCTTGTTGACTTCCCGTCGCATCCTAATGCTGATGGTGATATCGCTCCCGGCGTTGTTACAGAATCTGCAATCATTACTCCCGAAGCAGTTGGTCAGATTATCTTCTTAAAGGAACTGGCAAAATACTGTACCGAGAAGAGCGAGACAATGCAGGTTGTTTGTGAATCTTTCCAGATTTCAACTGATGAGATCATGGGTATTCACAATGGTAATATCATTGTTGAACAGGATGCTACTAAGATTGCTATTCCGCTTGCAGGTGATGTAAGGAGAGAGGCTCTCTCGTTCATAATGGAGAGGGGTCTGTAATATGGGAATTGTAGTTAAGAAGTCATACTTTGACAATATCGAAAAAACAATCGATTCACTGAATCAATTTTTTTCTTCTAATTTTAAGCAGAAAAACTTCCCCGTTGTTGACGGAGACTACGAGGTTGATGACTCAGTAATGAAAATAGTCGGCTTGATGAATGGTGTTGAATCCTCTTGGGTTGATAATCCCGAGGAAGTTGAACGCATCGTAAATGCAATCAACACCGTATCAAATAAGTACGATGATCATCCGTATGAGCAGATATGTGACAATAACGATTCCGTTACTATTGATCACATTGATGCATTCGTTTCATTCAAAGCTTTGCAGTTTATTGCAGATCACTTTGATGAATTCTCCAAGCTTATGAACGGTATCTATTCAATGGAGCTGTTCACTAAGCCTTCAAAATACAAGAGTGTCATCGAACTCTTCTCTCAGGATATCAATATCTCTGAGATCGAGAAGGTTCAGGACGATCTCCATACCCCAATCTTCGACGGAGCAGCATACATAAAAAGCTTGTTTGATTCCAAGCAGATTACTATGCCGAAGGGATTGGATGAACAGGAAGAAGTTAAGCGTTTCTACAACTTCCAGGATTCTCCTATGGAAATTCAGGTTGATGATACCGATAAGGAAATCACACCTGTTCAGGAAGCTGCTGAGGTAAATTACTTCACGAAGCGTAAGCCCATTCATATTAAGTATGATGAGAAGAAGGATAAGTTCCATATCTCTGCTCAGTTCAGAAAGGCTATCGATCAATTGAAAGATGGTCTTGAGAAATGTAAGAGCTCTGAGGATCTTCTTGATTTCTTTGATGATCCCAAGGGTCGTTACCCACAGGCAGATGACTTCTCATCCAACGTTATACCTTTTATACTTGCTAAGGTATTCAACAATACGAAGAAGTATCCTAACCAGGACATGGACATGACTCTGTTCAGACCATACATCAATTCGTACAAATCGATTATTGATAACAATCCTGGTGCAAAGAGATTCTCTAACTACGATCTGTTCTCTACTTTCAAGACTGATAAGAAGGGAACAATTCAGTTCATTATCGACTTCTGTGAGATTAACTTCTACAATGATGCATCCGCTGCAATCACAAACAACAATCTGCTCACGATCTTCAATATCTTCGACTCAAGAATCTACTTTGATATTCTTTATAATCTTATCCCAGATAAGGTAAAGAAGGCAAAGTTCCCATCTGAGGATGATTTCGTTAAACGCATTCGTGCTCGTGTCAATAAGAACTCTAAGAGCACAAACGTTTACAAGCCTGAAGTAAAGGCTGCTGTTGAGAATGAACTTCCGACAGCTGAAGAAGTTGTTGAATACACCACAGCTTCCGTCAAGGAATTTGGTGATATGAGCATTTCTGATATCATGCTTTGTGAACAGTATCATCAGATCCTTCGTGATGAGATCAATACTCTTGATACTCGTATCTACAATGAAGGTCTTTCACCGATCAGAATTGATTGGATGCTGAAGGATTATAAGGATACTGTAATTCAGGAAACTGACAAGGGTGATATTCCTGAGTATATGAAGACTCGTGTTCGTCTGTCTGATGAGATGGGTACATCACCCAAGGTTACTCAGACTGAAGTTCAGGTTCCTCCGGATACTCCGACGAATTCGGTTGATGAACTTACTGATTCTATCGATGCTAAGATGGATGCAAATACTGACAAGCTCGATGAGATGTTGGGAGCTAACGCGACTAAGGATGGTAAGAACATCGTAATCAACGTCACCAACAACTACAACAATTCTTTCAATAGAGACGATCACAGTGATCATTCAACTCACAATGATTTATCTACTGGAAAGAATATAAACAAATCCAATAATGTGACTACAACACATACCAACAGTCACAACACCACAACCTCTGACAAACCTGACAAATTATCCGTATCTGTATCCGCAGATATTGATAAGGGGTCTAACAATAATAATAATAGTAACAGTAAGAATGATACTAAGGATTCTAAGGTTCAGGAGTTCGCTTCTGGATATTCAGTGGACAATGTGTTCGCTTTCTTGGAATCTGAAGAGCCCCTGTCAAGAATTACTGAAGCTACAGCCCCTAAGGGTTCACTTACAAATGCTATGATGGATCTGGACAAAGAATCCCGCAAGGTTCAACAGAAGTCAAAGCGTTCTGTTCAGAAGGGAATTGGTGCAACCAAAACACTTCTGAAACCCGCTATGAGAACAAAGCAGTGGTTGGCTGGAATAGTCGACTCGCTTATCAAGCGGAATGAAGATACCGTTAAAACCGAAATCATCGAGAGTCCCGGCTATCGCTCAACACTTTTCAAAGCGACACGTTTGGCACTCAAGCTTGGTATGTTCGGTATCGCGTTCACCATCAACCCCTACCTGGGTGCAGCTTATGCGGCACTCAAGACCTCTCAGGCAATCGATAAAGAACGTCTGAAGAGAGAGGTAGAAGGTGAGATGGCTGCGGAGATCAAAATCTTAGACGATAAGATTCAGAAGGCTGATGAAGCTGGAGATCTTAAAGCCAAATATGAGATGATGAGACTTCGTGCTAAGATGACACGTATCACATCTGACATACCACGTTCAAACGTTAAACATGCGAGAAGTGTTTCGTAAAGGAGATGAAGCAATGGCTGAAAAAAGTAATCTCTTTTATATGGTGATGGAAGCCGAAGGAGATGATCTGTTACAGCCTATGGACATGGGTGATACATCCGATGCTCCTACAGAGGCACCTCCTCCGGACTCTACCTCAGGTTCTAACGATAATCCACCACCATTAGAAGAAGCAGATAATGCTGACGCCTTAAGTTTTCCCGGTGAAGATGGCGGTGGTGAAAATCAAGACACTGGCGAAAACACCGATGACAACAATGATAATGCGGAAGATAATAAAGAAGATGAACAGTTGTCTGAAAAGGCAAACAATGTTCTGAACAAAGATCTTTATGACAAGTTCGTTGCGAGAAATCAGGAGGTTGAAGATATTATTGGAAACCTTCAAACGATCTCTTCGGTATTACCGATAGAAGTTGTCAATAAAAACGACGAGGACGTCAACAAGCTCAAGTCCGCTCTTGAAGCTGGACAAAACTATGTTATTGAGAAATTCGTGGATGCTAAGTATGGTGAGAACGCTCTCTACTTTAGAAAGCTCGATGCACTGTACACTCTTCTGATGGATCGCATCAATAGCAATTTGAAAAAAGCTGAGCGCGAGGCCCAGCACAATAATTCTTAAATAAAGGAGTTGTTAATCCATGGCATTAAGCACTGGTAGAATGACTGGTTCCCATTCCGATACATGGTTCAAAGAACAGGCTACCCTGATCAATTCAGTATCAGAGTCTGAGCTCAGTACCCTCGGGGACAAGTTTGATGAAAATTTCGAAACTGTTGCAAATTCTATGGCTCGCCAGTACGGCGGTCTCAACATTATGCGCGATGCACAGCGTATGATGAACAACGACACCATCATGGAGTCATACAAGGCAGAAATGCTTCAGCCTATTCTTGACGAGATCAAGAATTATCCTGTTAACAGCGAGGCTGAGAGAATTCATATGGAGCAGGTTGCTGACCAGCTCGAAGAGGCTTGGGATGCTTCTAAGAAGAGCTTCATCCAGGAGTCTTACAACGTAGCTAACTACCTTCCTCTGAGCACTCTCGACTTCCCTGCACTCGTTAAGCAGTATATCAGATTCCTTGGTAAGGACATCATCCCGGTACAGACTGCAAACAGCGTAAACGTTGAGCAGCGTATCATCCAGAAGTATCTCGTAAACAACCAGACTGGTGATGAGTACGAGGTACCTGCAGTATACTGGCTCAAGGATGAAGACGGCACTCCTCTCTGGAGAAAGCTCTGGAACGCTGGTAAGGGCATCAAGATCTATGATAAGGAAGCTATCACAACTCAGATGATCAAGGATGCTCCCAACAAGAAGTTCTCTATGTTCACATGGCTCACAGATGATGAGACAGGTGAGAAGACTTCAATCACACCTAACGTAAGAACAAGACTTTCTTACGACTTCAACATCCAGTACGTACAGGTTGCTGCTACAGAGCAGGTAATAACATACAAGGAAATTACTACTGCTCCTGCTGACTGGGGCGCTGAAGGTGGAGAGTCTCAGACATATCCTTATACTTCTCAGAAGTACTTCACAGATGATGCTGGCACAACAGGTGTTCAGTTCAGTAAGTCTGGTGATCCCGAAGCAGTTCATCCTACATGGGCTGAGGCTACTGCTGAGGGCGCTAAGGTATATGAGAAGGTAACTACACCTGCTCAGCCTGCTCAGAAGGTTAAGCTCCCTGGTGCTGGTATCCAGATCGATATCCAGACTGGTGGCGTATTCCTCAACGGCGGTATCACAGAGAACATGAAGCTTCCTGTTGTTGACGAGAAGAACATTCCTGTTCCCGGCAAGTTTGTTACAGGCATCTCTGATATGCTCTCTGGTCGTGTTGACTTCGTTAAGGGCACACTCACATTCACAACATGTGGTGCTATCGACGGCGTATATGTAAGCGGTCGCATCTCTAACGAGACAAACATGAGAACTATCGGCTTCCGTGAGTATCCTGAGATCCGTAAGTTCCTCATCGCTGATGGCTGCAGATTCCAGCTTCCTTTCACAGTTGAGGACTTCGCTGAGGCAAACAGCTCACTGAACTTCAACCTCTACAACAGACTCGTACAGGAGATCGTAACTAACCAGGAGATGTTCGAGGATCAGTCAATCCTTGAGTACCTCGATGAGCAGTTCGAACTCTACAACGGCTATGATTCTGATGTATGGAGCCTCGAGAGCTATACTCATACTGAGTACGCTGATCTCGATCCTACTGCTATTTCTCCAAGCTTCGCAGGCGATCCTTGGGAATACAGAACCAATGCAATCCACAACGCTATCAACAGCGTTATCTACGAGCTTTCTGATCGTGGTAAGCTCGAGAACCTCGGCTTCGTAATCTACGCTAATCCGAAGGCTTGCCGTCTCCTTGATAAGTTCGTAACATGGACTGTTCAGAAGACAACCTCTATCGGCGGCGTTCAGATGAACCACGCTTTCGGTCTCCTTACCGACAGCTCAGTTCCGATCCGTGTAGTAGCTTCCAACCGTGTTGATGCTTACACAGTTATCGACGCATACCAGGAAGATGCTATCAAGGCAGGTGCTACTCAGTCTCGTGAGTACTTCTTCAAGATCGTAGCTTACCCAATGGACAAGTTCCACATCAGCTACAAGCACCTCCGCTTCGCTCGTCACCTCACAAACAGCCCGGAGAACGCAGCATATGCTGACGCTCAGAATCCTGGTGGTGCAGCAGTTATGGTTACTACATCTGCTCAGTACCAGACAATCAGCGTTCAGGGTATCCAGGGTCGTGTTATCTGCAAGAACACTGTTCTTGTTCCTGATATCAAGGCTGGCGCTATCATCCCTGAGGCAGTTGATGAGGATGCAGCTGGCAAGGAATAATCCTTGAAGCCTCATCTGAGTAATTCCAAATAAATAGCTAAAGAGGGGCGGGGATAACCCCCGCCCTTCAATAGTTATTCTCTGATTGCTTCTGTTATCGTTTCTATTACTTTCTTCGCAATCCATGTTTCATCTACATGAGGATATGTTTTAATTGTGTTCTTCGTGATCTTTACCGTAACCGGATCTTCGGGAGATACTGGAAATCTCATGTCTCTTATCATTACTACTTCCTGATGGAAGAACTCACCAATGGTTGTTTTTATCATATCACTGAGCTGGGGAGTTGGATAAATTTTTTCCTCAGAACGTCTTCTGTTTTCTTGTATCACATTATTGATACTCGATGTTAACGATGATATTGAAGCTGCGTTTTTCTGTTCTAAAACACCGAGGGAATTGATCATCTCTTGTAAACGTTTGATGTCGTTTGCATACTGTTGATTCTGTTCTTTGAGTGCGTAGTAGTCATCATCCAGAGTCTGGTTCTTTCTTAAAAGAGAATACATCAGACGTGTCATTTCTTCTTCACGTCTTCTGCGAGCTCTTGCCAATCTGTAACCGGAAATAAATCCGATGACTGCTGCTAAGAACACGATCAAGAGTATTGCACACTGGACAAAGAATTCGATATCATTTTTAATCATAACTAAAACCTCCTGGGTTATAAAATTTTATTATTGAAAGGGTTGATCATTTATGAATAATATCGCGAAAGATATACTGTGTCAGATAATTAAGACACGGAAGATCGAAGCATTTAACGAGTTTTCTCAGATCGAACTCGGTGGAAAACTTGTTGCTGAATCCTACAATGGTACTGCTCTGAGAGTATACAACCATGGTGATAAAACACATCTCATGTTTCCCAAGGAATTGACTCCTGTACAGGAAGGAACTCTGGCTGATGCAATCGAATCAGGTGCAATATTCGATGATGCCAAAACAGTTGACAATGCTGCAACATATGCCGTTGGAACAACTATGCCGCTTCGTGCGATGGCTAATAAGGGAATCGAAGAACCTAAACATCTGATATCTTTGGTTAAACCCGTAATCGGTACTCTCGATGACAACTGTCGTGCAACATGTGGACAGATCGAAATCGATAACGGTTCCAACTTCGTTAAAGATATCGCCAAGAGTGGTGATACTGGTAATACTGTTGTTGACGTCGTTGACAACTATCTCGGTGTTGAACCCGAAGATGAACTTCCTGCTGCTATCGCCGGAGATATCGTTGGTACTGAAAAGGAATTGAGAAAAGCTGTTCTTGATGGTCCTGAGGATTCTATTGACGAAGATGACTACGATGAGGTTGAAATCGAAGAAGGATTCTTCTCGATGTTAACACCCGATGTATCTGCTAAGTTGGTATACCATCTCAATACGATGAATGATATCGTTAATAACCCCATGCTTCCTGATCAGCCGCAAGCTTCAGATAAAGCTCTCAACGTTCTTGATGAAACCACAAGTGAAGGTCGTCAGGTTTCTAAGTTTGCAGCTAAGTGTGCTGAAGGAAATAAGTTTGATAAGCGTACAGCTCAGCTTTTGTCTGTAATATCTGTTGCTTCTGAAGAGATGTCCGTTGCTGCAGACACAATATCCAATCCATTCCTCAAGCCAGATGATATCATGTATAATGAACCTGGTACAAAGGAAGCTGTTGAGAAGTGGAGTAAGAACAAAGAAATTCTCAAGAAGGTATTGCCTGAAGCAATCAAGGCTGTTGAAGCTGGTCAGGGCAAGGATCCGATTCAGGAAGGCTTCTTGTCTAAGAAGCCCAAGAAGCTGAAGGATCTTAAGATGAGAGATACGATCTCATACATTACTCTTGAGATAGCTGACATCAAGGATGTTAACGATGCTCAGCTTATTTCTGGATACGTTTGCCAGAAGATGGAGATAACCGACTTCTACATCTCATGCTTGGATAATAACGATCCCAAGTACATCGTTCCTCACACTCGTCCACAGCTCGTACAATTCCAGAATGATCTTAATCGTCTTCTCACACAGATTCTTAAGATCCGTCCTGTAAATCGTGCTGATCGTACATGGATGGTTAATGTAAATTATCCGGAAGGATGGAGGGGTTAATAATGCTTACTAAAGATTCACTTTCGATGAAAGGTTTCGTTGTTGAAAACAAAGGACTTTTTGAACAGGTTGCGAAGGACTATAAGTATTCAACCAAGTATCGTGAAAAGAAGTATACTCAGCTCAACTACGGTATGATCCTCAAAGAGATGGTTGAATTCGTTAATGGCTACATTGAGTACAAAGAGAAGGATTCCGAAAAGTTCAGAGGTAAGGTTCTCGGTACAGCTAAGTCTTTCTACGACGATATGTTCGCAAACAAGAAGAAATATCGTAAGAAGCTGTATCTTCCTGATATAAAGAATTCTTATGCAGACTTCCTTCGCGGCACAAAGGATCTTCAGGATCTCCTCGAGAAGAATGTTGATCGTGCTAAGGCTGATCCCGAATTTGATATGCTCATCACAATGACTGATAATCAGTATCGCAAACTTTCCAAGGTTTGTCGCGATGATATGCAGATCTATCTCTGGCTTGCAACTGAAGGTTCTTCTTATGAGTACCACATATCCGGCAAGCTTCGTGCTGACTTCGTTGACGATCATACACCCGTTCTACACCCCAAGAAGATAAAGGCTGGAGATATTCAGAAATATGGAGAAACTGGTCCTGATGATGACGAAGATTGATTGGAGATGATTGAATGAACATTTCTGATGTTATCAAAGACATTAAACTGCCAAACGGTTTAAAGACAATCGCTCTTCCATATAAAGAACCGATTGAAGTCGTTATTCAGGATATCATCAAGACTTCTGTTCGCACATTCTCCCAGTTTAAACCACAGGAAAAAGAATGCCAGTGTGCTCGAAAGGATTTGAGATATGCCAACGACATTGATAGAATGCGTGGCATATACTTTATTCCTCCCGAGCTCACAACAACAGAAGTCTCATACTGTGATGCTTATCCAATAACAACGTCATCGGTTGATGGAAAGAACGATCATGTAAGTGCCAACGCATTTACGGTAGTTACACCATTCGTCGGATTTGGTTCATACTATCCTCAGGATATAATGAACGCGACTGTTACTGGTGCTGCAGTAAACAAATTCACTGGTGTAACATCAAAGGTACCAACTTCAAAATGGTTGGGATATAACAAAATACAATTACTTGATTGGCCTGATCAGAGCTGGATATTATTCATAGCCAAATGTGATCATGAGCCAAACTGTGAAACGATTCCTACATCATGTAGAGAATCATTCATTCAACTTGCGACATTAGATGTTCAACGTACATTATATTCTGATCTTAAGAATCAGATTGTTGGTTCTGCATTCAAAGATGTCAAAGTTGAAATCGAAAGCTGGGCAGGTGCTCAGGACAAGCGTGATGCTCTTGTCAAAGAATGGACAGAATCGTTCCATTGTGATGAGACAGATGAGCTTGTTCAATTCTTTTGATACCCAAACCGAAAGGAAATGGGGGCATCTCGCCCCCATATTCTTTTATATAAATTTAATTGAAAGGAGGGGTTAATATGGCAATGAATGATTTCGTCCGCAGAAGTATGCAGATAGTTGCTGGTGGAATTGCGCAATCCACCACCGATTATTTTGATAACGCTATATCTTTTGCCAATGATGTTAAAGAAGTAATTGACATGGGTAAACAGATGGGTTCCGATGGTGCTAAGAAGTTCAATGAACTCAAGAGTTCCGGAATCCTGAAGAAGACTCGCGATTGGTTCTATAACGAAGGTGGAATGTTCGGAGACTTTGATTTTGACGATGATGACTTTGATGCTGGTTTTGAAATAGACTCAGCTGATTCAGAATCGGGTGGAGACAAGTCTCAGCCTTTGTCAAAGGATATGATGACCGATATAGCAAAGAAACAGACCGGTGCAATGTATAAAGCATTTGGCCGTCAGGCTGATTTGCATATTGCTAATACTGCGGAAATCATTTCTACTATTAATACAAGAACTGCTGAGCTCACAGCTTCTGTTAATAATGTCAATAATACCCTCATTCAGATAGGCAAGCGTCTTGACCTCATTGTCGAGTGGACGTCGGCTCGTACAAAGAAGGAAGAAGAAGAACTCAAGAAAGCTTCAATTCTTGATTATGGTGGCGGCATATCTTTATCGGGACTGGTGGCCAAGGGTAAAGAACAGGCTGAAGATTCCGCACTCGGAACATATATGAGCATTGGTAAAACTGTGCTTGGATCCGGTATGGTGACACCTGAGACAGTTATGTCAATGATATTATCTCAGACTATTCTGGATAAGAAATGGGATAAGCTCGGCAAGAAATCAATAAATGACATTGGTGAATTCATCAATGATACTGTCGGTGAAGTCATTCAAAATACAATGACCACGATTCTTAAATCAAAAGGTCATATATTCGAAGACTTTTTTGAAGAACTCATAACGAAGAGCAGGTCGAAAAACTACCAAAATTCAGTAATAAACCAATACAATGATAAACCGGCAGTATTCGATGGAATGACGCGTAAATCTATTATCACCGTAATTCCTGGATATCTTAAAGAGATATTGAAAGCTGTAGGCGGTCCGGATAAAACCGTTAATGAGAAAGGTAATCTCGTTAGTGGTAAACGTGGAAACGCATTTATTGGACAAATTTCAGATAATTATTTCAAAGCTGGTACCGTTGGTCATGAACAACGCAGGAATGCGGAAAAAAGAACCGGTTTGGACCCTCAAGAAATAAATAATGCTATCAGAACAATGACTGGTGCATGGTTGTTTCAAATGTATTTAAGCGGTGAAACTATACTTGGTAATGGTCAGATAAAAGACATAAGAGATCCAATGACCCGTCAAGTTATTGAAGACTCTGCAACTGCTATGGCGATAGCCGATCCAAAACATCGTTCAGTTGAGCAATGGAAGCAATTCTATTGGGGAATTATCGAACAGATAGATGATTTCAAATATAGACAAGAACTTCAGCGGTCTTCAGAGAGAGCTGATAAAGAATTTGAATCATTTGCACGCACTAATGTAAATGGACATCAAGCAGGCATGATTACAAAAAGTATGTGGCTTGATGCTTTCAAGCGAAACTATAGAGAGTATAACACAGGTGCCACTTTCAACGATGAAACGAAGAAAGATGCAGCTGCACCCACTCAAATAGGTTCCAATCAATCGTTGAGTATCCCTTCGACGTTCGATTATGTTGCGGGAATATTCAATCAGCTCAACCGAGGAATGAATGTATTCATTACTGGTAGTGCAAAACTTCGTAAAGTTCCATATGAAGAAATAAAGATGATCCCTGGGTATGGTAAAAATGCTCATAATATGGGTGTTGCAACTGCTGGGGCATCGAACGTTGTCGAAGCTGTTAACAATGCAACCGCTCCATATAGAAATCTTGCAGAAAACTTTGTCAACGCAGCCGTTCCGGATGTGTCAAAGAATGAAGAATATGATAAAGCTCCGGACTATATAAAAGATATATTGGATAAAGACGAGGGCGAAAGATCTGAACGCGAGCAGAAACAACTCGCGAAATATCGTAAGAATCAGAAAACTGGCAAACTAAAAGAAGCGGGCAAAGGTATTTTAACTGGTGCTAAGAATTTCCTCTTTGGTGATGGTAGAGAATATGCTATTGATCCTAATGTTCAGGCATTGATGGAAATAACTGATTCTCTGAAAAAAGATATATCTGAAAAAATACCTGAAGGTGTTAAGGATTTCTTTAAAGGTACAAAGGAAAAAATCCTCAATACAAGCATTGGAGAAAAAACTGCCGATGTTTTGGGCTCTACCAAAGAGAAAGTTGGTGGCGCTGTCCTCGGAAAGAAATCTATTAATGAAGAGGGTGAAACGATTCGTACCGGCGGTGCACTACGTGCTGTAGGAAAGCCGATTTATAATGCTGGAAGTTTCTTAAAAGGTAAGGGTGCCAATCTCTCTGATGCTATTCATGGTGGTATCAAATCAAACAAACGACTCAATGAAGAATGGGAAGACATTCTTTCCCAATTTGGTGCTGATAATCATTTTGAAGAAAATGACTCGGATTCATTGAACATGCAGCTTATAGTAAGCTCGGCAAATACAGCAATGACTGATGGTAATGTATCCACAATGGATATTCAGAACATCCAAACATTAACTTCAAAATTATCAGACAGAGATCTTCAGAGAAGAATTAACCAGACTGTCATTCCTATGATGAAGCGTAATGCTAAAGGCGAAAAGGATAATTCATCTGGAGATGCTCCAAAATCCACAATGGGTAAATTGCTCAAGATGGCACTCGGAGGTCTCAAACTTTTCCTCGCTCCTGTAATAGGATACATAAAAGTCGTTCTATTCTCAGTATTCAAAATCATCAAAGGTTTCGGTGGAGCTATCCTCAAGTTCGCAAAATGGGGTATCATGCGCGGTCTTCGTCAGATCAAGTATGGTATGAAGAGTCTTGGATTTGGTATCAAGACAATGTTCAAGTCCATGACAAAATTCATCAAGCCGATGGTTGATGGTTTATACAAAGCTGTCACAACCATAAAGGATGGTGTAACAAAGGCTTTCTCCAATATAGGAAAATCCATCAAAGATAAAGTTGGTGGATGGATGGAAAAGCGCGGAATAAAGGATAAACTTACCAAAGATCTTTCAGTCGATGAAAACGGCAATAAAAAGAAAGGTATTCTCAGTAAATTATCTGGTGCCAAAGAAGGTTTTGCAAACAAGCTCGCTGAAAAACCTGGCTTTATGAAAGGCTTTACCAAAGCATATCGTGAACGTAAGGAAGCCGAACACGCTGCTGACGTAAAGAAACAGGGTGAGCCAGCTCGTCAGGCTATCGATGATTCTAAGGCTACAGGTTTCTTGGAAACAATCAAAGATGTTGTTTCTGATATCAAAACCGCAGTAACTGGCAAGAAAGAGGAAAAGCCGTCGGATGTCATTTCAACAGATGTTCAAATGGATTCTGCTGCCACGGATGCAATGAATGAAAGTATGCAGGCTGAAGAAGATAAACTTGCAGGATTCCAAGAAGAAATGGCTAAGAACTTGGCGAATATCACTGAGATTGTATCATGGTCTGGTTCACCTGATGCAGCTCCCGGTTTCGTTCAATCTTTGACACAATCACTCAATGATTTGGGTGAAGGTATTCAAGATAAGATGGATGAAGAGAGTAAGGAAATTCAGGATGCAAGTGGCGGTAGTGATAATCCTCTTGAAGGTGTAGCTGGTGATGCTACTGAGGCTACCAAGGATGCTGTTCTAAATAAAACATTGGGTGGTTCCGGTGGTGGAAGCGGTGCTGCAGGTATTGCTATGACTGCTGCAACCGGTGGAGCAGGTGGTGCTGCGGCCGAAGGAGCTGCTGCGGGTGCAGCTGAAGCTGGAGCAGCCGAAGGTGCTGGTGCTGCAATGGGTGGCATGATGAATGTCCTCATGGGTATTTCGAATATCGTACTCACCATTGTAATGTCGCTTGAAGGTTTCAAAGCGATGATTTCGACAGTAACAGATATTTTGACAGAAGCTCTGATGCCTCTCAATGACGCATTCCATGCAATAATCAAAACTCTCAAGCCTTATGTAAAGCAGCTTGGTTCTATAGTTAAGCAGCTTGCTGGCTTCATTGTACAGATAGTAGAAGTTGTTTGCGACATCATTCAGCCTATCATGAAGGATGTTATTCAGCCTATACTTGAAGTACTCTCTCCATTACTTGAATCCATTATTGGATGCTTGACTCCTCTCTTGAAGATCGTTGGTATCCTCTTGAAGGTTATCCTCGCACCTCTCATGGGCTTGTTCAAGTTCGTTCTCTTACCTATACTCAAGATCATCGGTGATGCTGTTCAAATCATCATGGGTGTACTCCAAATCGGATTTGGTGTATTGATGATGGGTATCGGTGGTATTATATCCGCTATCGGTGGTGTATTAAGCCTGATAGGAAAGATTCCTGTTATAGGTGCTGGAGCTAAGAAACTTGGTTCTGGTGTACTTGATACTGGTAAGGAGATGATGTCACAAGGTAAGGAATTCGTTGTTCAAGGTGGTAAATCTGTTGCACAGGGTGCGGTTAATCTCGTACTCGATTATGCTTCATTGTATTCAATGGGTATGACAGATGAACTTCTTGGAAGAAACGAAGAAGAACAAAAAGAAACCAAACAAATTGAAGCACCTGACGGAAATCAGGTTGAATCTACGTTCGCTAACGGTGATGTCACAAACGTATACAATACATACGGTGGTGAATATCAACGTGGTATGGGTGGATACCTGAATATGAATCAGCGTGGTTGTGGTCCTATAGCTCTCGCTGATATGTATAATCGCAACTCTGAAGGAAGAATTTCGGCACGTTCATTGGCTGGAATGATGAATCAATCAGGTGCATATGATCCACACCGCGGAACTTCCGTTGGTGATTATATAGATACTGCTCGCGGATTGGGCATGAATGTCCACGCAGGAAAGGTGACACAGCAGTCGCTGAAATCCGCTTCACCAACTAATCCGATCACGGTTGTTGGTTCTGGTTCCGATTATGGAACAAGAAATGGTAATAATCATTTCATGAATGTTGTTGGTACTGATCATCATGGTGGAGCCTATGTATCCAATCCTTTGACTGGTCGTATCGATAGACGTCCAGCTTCTACAGTTGCTGGTTCAGCGGTTATGGGTATCTACGGTTCTGGTGATGAAGATGCAGAGAGCGGATACACATTCCCGGATGCTATCAAAGAAGCATTCAAGAAGCTTAAGGATGAGGCTGCCAAGATTCTCGGATTGTTCTCAATGGAGAAATCTGACGAGGAAGAAACGGAAGAACTCATCAATGCTGAAAAGAAAAAAGAAGCAGTTGAACAGGCTAAGAAACAGATGGGTGATGATTACGACACTTATGCTGAAGAAGCCAAGGGTCTTGCTCTCGAAGATTTCAAAACAAAATATCCTCAGAAAGATGGAGAATCTGATGAGGATTATCAAAAGAAATTCGACAAATGGTGGGAAACTAAAGCAAATCAAGCTGAATATCTCGCCAAGACAGAATTACTTGATGCAGCTTCTAAGAAAGGTCAAGATGCATATGCTGAACTGGCTAAGACAAACCAAAAGTTTGTTGATGATTATGCTGGTAAGGTTGATGAAAACGGTAACATCACTGGTGGTTTGTTTGACAAACTCGGTGATGCTTATACTGAGCTTGACAGCGCTCTGGATTCATTGGGTAGTGGTAGTGCACGTGGAGGACAGAGTGGCCTTGACGTCATGAAAGGTGCGGCTTATGCGTTCAAAGCATATGTTGATGCACATCCTTCGGGCACATATCTCCATAGTGATGTTGGACCTATTACAGCTGATGATGGTTATACTTGGTCACACTTCAGACCAGACTGCTCAGGTTTCATGTCAGCATCTATCAGACATATGGGTTATGACTTCAAGGGCAGTGACAATGATACAACCGGACCACTCACATACAACTTCAATGAGAATTTATCGTCTTACGGTACTAAAACTATCGTTGATCAGAACGGCAATTCTGCTGAAGAGGATTGGGAAGTTCTTCCTTACAGTGAGAGCGATCTCCGTCCTGGTGACTGGATATTTACATCTGGTAAATCTGATTCTTATCCTGAATCACACGTTGGTATGTATATCGGCAAGGATAGTAGTGGTTCACACAGAGGTCTCGACGGTGGTGGAACTCAACCTATACTTGATTCTGCTGGAGCCGCACCAAAGGTTCTTGAAGGTGTTTCAAGTGGTGACGGCTTGAGATGGACAATGCAACCATCTGACCATCCTGATAAAATTCTCAGATACGTTAAGCCAACATATGATGGTCTTGTCGGTGACAATGATCAGGAAAAAATCTGGGCTTATCTTACATCGCATGGTGCAAATAAGACTGGTGCAGCTGGATTCATGGGTGTTTGGGAAGTTGAATCTGCAAACAACCCGAGCCGTCTTGAAGGTGACTGGAAGATGGGTGGTATCAATAGTCCCGCTGTTATGAATGCATATAAGTCTCAAGCGAATATGAATAGTTATGTAACAGACATGGTTGCCAAAGTTTATGGTGGTTGGGGAAGCCTTAATAGACCAACATATGAACCGGATGGTGACGGAAACTTCTACCCTGGTGTTGGCCTTGCACAGTGGACTGGTAACAGAACTAAATCGGTATTCAATAAGGGTACTAAGATGGGAGTTCCATTTAACAGTCTTGAAGCACAGCTCGCATTATGGGAAGATGAGGTTACAAATAATAACTACTACAATTCTGCACTTACAGGCGCTAATAATGCTGGCACTCCTGCGGCTGCAGCAGAGAAGGTTCTCAATATCTATGAGGGTCTTTCATCAACAAACAAGTATGCTGCTCTTGCGAAACGTCAGACATATGCGGATCAATTCTATGAGAGATTCAAAGATTGGTCTCCTGATGTTGCCGCTGCTAAGAACACAACTCCAACTGGTAAGGGTTCTGCGTCAACTGGATACGGTATGGTTAATTCACCTGGAGATGCCGCAATAGTTGAAAACGCTCGTCAGATCAACTCGCTCAATGGTAAGAATTCCGGTACTGTAATGACAAATACTGGAGTACCTCTCGGATTGAGATCGAGTACCTCGGATGATAGTTCAGTACTCACATGGATTCCAGATGGTACACATCTTGAAGAGCTTTCAGTCTCTGGTAAACAGGGCTGGTATAAGGCGTCATATGGTGGTCAGACGGGTTATGTCAATGCTGAATGGATCGTTCTGGATAATGACTGGCGTGATGGTTTGTATACCGCAGATGAAGCAGTCGTTCCGCCGGATGAACTTGCCAAAGCTGATGAAGCAGTTAAGGCTTTACAAACATATGCAAACAATTCAACCGGTGGAGGAAAAATATCTCCTTCTGGAGGATCGTCATCTTCTGTCGATGAAAAGATGTGGGATTTCGGACATTGGACCGATTCGGATGTTAACTCAGATAAACGAAATGAATGGTATCCAATGCTCGTAGATTATCATTCAAGCGCCATTGCTGGAAAAAATAAGAATGGCGGTACTGCTATGGGTAAGGCGAAAACTGCTGCAGATAGCTACAAGCTTTCATATCGTAATGCGAGTCATAAACATCATGGTGAGACATACGGCCCAACAGACAAACATTATTGGATGTACAGCTATCTCGACAGCAAGGACAGAGTCAACGATCCCCTCAAGAAACAGCTTGACTTACTACACAACTGGTATGCGTCTGGTGATATGAATGAGATGGATTTCTGGGATAACTATCTCGGATGGAATAACAAGTATGCTAATTCCAATATCACAACACCAGTCAACAATGACTTGTATGATACAGACACATATTACGATACCGAAACCGGTACAACGGTTGTTAATAACTACGCGGTTACTCGTGCTGAAGATAGAGCAACAGATGCTCGTCTTAAGGCAATTCTCGCAAACACCTACAACGTTCGTTCCGAGTCTATGGAAGCATTGCTTGAAGCGATACTCGAAGAGCTCAAACGTCGTAAAGGTGGAAACGGTGGTCCTACTAATACCAGTGGATCATCAAAGCTATTCGATGAAAGAATACCATCACAGGTTACAAAACTTTCAGTCGGATAAAAAAGTTAAGAAGGGTGGGGGCATACGCCCCCGCCTTATTCTTACATTATTCCGAGATGTTTCAATTGTCTATCAAGACCAGCTTGCTGTTTCAGATATTTATCATCAGATTCGATTTGTTTTGCAGTAATCTCCGCAGATTGTCTTGCAAGCTGTTCTTCGTGAATGCGTATAGCCTCTTCATATTCATCATCTGTTTGAATTGGCTGAGGTGATTGTTTCGCTTTAAGAACCTTCGTCAGTTCCATTACGTTGAGATTGAGATTGTGTAACTCATCGGCTATTTCTCTTAATATTTCATTATTGTCCATCTGTATCACTATCCTTGCTGTTTAATTCAACACCATTGATTTGGGGTTTGTTTGTGAGTTCTTCATAACGCGAATGATCATTCTTATCAGTTTCCTTGATGTGTTTATTCGCCATACGTCTATACTTTATTCTCTTGAACAGTGGAAGTTTAGACGTCATATCATGGAAAGTCGTGTATCTGATATTATCAAAGATTTCTTCAATAGGGAATTTATCAAAGATATACTCAACACCGTCTCTATCAATGTTCCAGTGTACGAACAATGTTTCCAATATATTGATAGCATTTTTACTTTCCAAAATAGTTGCAATATTGTCAACTGAGTATGGGATCTTGTTACGTGCAAGTATTGTAACATACCGCATATCAGATTCGTTTTTACATATATCAAGAGTATATCTGATGAGTGCTGATATGCCGATATCATTCCATCCTTTGACAACGTGGCATACATCGTCCAGATAACAAACATGATATTCTAAAAGCTTAACCATTCTTTCCATAGTCCAATATTCAACAGGGCAGTATCTGAGGAATCGTGGATTGTCTTCCATCACATTATCTATGATTTTTCCAATAATGTTTTTGGGACATTCATCAGCATCAACAACATCACCATGGCGCTTAAAAAGAAACTGAAATATTTCAACAGCATCAGCCTCATCCATCTCACATATATCATCTGCTATTACACTAATATCGGATGGGTATTGATCAAGAAATGTTGTGTATAATAATTGCTTTTGATATGGTAACATTTCAATCTGTTTAAGAACCTTCACAGGATGTTTCTTTGCAAGTTCTTCATCCTCCGGCATTTCAGCCTGAAGAGCCTTTAACCACATCGGCATTGTTGGTTCATATACAAATTCGAAACAGAACGGATTGCTTTCGATTGCAGCCATCTTCATTTCATCGGTCTGTTTCATTGGAAGTATGTACTGAATTGCCATTCCGTTTTGTTTAACAGCCATCATCATTTGTTCTTCGGTTGGTTCATTTATAAGCCGTATTAATGTACCATCCATGTTGAGCAGCATTTTGATTATTGATTCCTGTTGTTTTCCGATCCCAGACAATGAGTCTGACAATGACATAATCGTCTCATCTAAACCTTTGCCATCTGGCATAAATAAGCTTATGGTTTTTCCTGTGGGATACGGATACTTTTCATTTTCCATAATGGTCTCCTTTCAAAAATGATACATATCAGCCGGGGTTATCCCCCGGCCAATACATATCTGAGGTGAGTATCTTGACACGAATTAGTGTAGATTACTTCTTGAATGCCTTTGTGTGGTTCTTAACCTTAACAACCTCGTGAGCTGCAATGGTTGAAGTCCACTTCTTCTCAACGCCGCCGAGCTTGGAAACGCCTTCCTTTGTCTCCTCCGGAACGTGCTGAGTGTAGATTGTAGCAGGGCATGTCTTCTTATCAGGTGCGGGGAGATCGAACTTTCTTCCTGTATCAGCCATGAAGTCAGAAACGATTGTAGGTACGCACTCGAGTGTGTTGGACATATCGAAATCGTTGATCTCATCGATGATGCCGATCTCGTCCTTTGAAGGATAGCCTGCGTGAGCGATTGCCTTCTTGAGGTCTGTCTTGAATGCTGTCTGAATCTCCATATCCTTACCAGACACGTTGTTCAGCTTGCCGTTACCATACTCAATGAAAGCAGCCATTGAGAATCCTTTTGTTGTTGCCATAGTTATTTTCCTCCTTGATAATTTTGTATTATTAACGGACGTTCATCCGTCATAACCAGAATAATTATATACTTATCCTATGTCAATAAATCCATCAGAAGCACCAACGGATGCATTTATGTCTTCCATAGTTATAGGTTGTCCGGTGCTGAGATCTTTAACCACAAATCCTTTGTTGATGTATCTCATTATGTCATTCGCAGAAGCAGTTGGCAATTCACCGATAAACGTTCCCTTTTCATCATAGATTTTTATGGAATACACTAATCATCATTCCTTTCTATATACCGTTTACTTGTTTATTGATTTAAATAGAACTCAATAATCTTCGATATCTGTGCGTGTGTTAATACCATTCCCGGTAGATAGTTGTACGTGTATATTTCCAGTACTTCCATCTCAGTATCAATCACATCAGCTTTATCAAAATACGAGATTATTACATGTGTTATATTCTTATACAAATTAGAGTCATTAGTGTTAAGTATTTTAGTATGCTCACCATACATTACGCCTATTAAATCAATATACTCTTCATCCTCAATATCAGACATATATTCATTCCACATCCGCAGGATAGATGTTTTCACTCCTGATATTAGAGTATCAGTTATGTCAAATCTCTTGATTAAAGAGTAATAATATAGAACGGAATACGTGATAACATCGATGATATTCTCAATCTTCATATTATCAACCTCCCTAATCAATAATATGTATAACGGATATAAAGAATTATAGGCGGGGTTTCCCCCGCCCTTAATCTTTTAGAAATCGAATCCGCCGGTGTCGTCTCCGCCACCGTTGTCATCATTTGGAGTATCCTTTGTATCAGTCTCTTCAGTTTCATCACCTGTTGGTTTTGCGGGTGTTGTTGTATCACCCTTGGGAGCAGATGTTGCCTTGGGCTTTGGAGAAGACTTGATATCCTTTACTTCCTCCTTAGCTCTTGAGTCGTAGTGTTCGATCTGAGCTGCAAGATTCTGCATCTTGATATTGTACTTGTCAATATTCTTTACGTACTTGCTTTCGATCTTTTCCTTACGATCAGCCTTAGGAATCTTCATGTACTCATCATATGCTTCCTTAGTAGCATTATACATTGCTGATACTTCTTCGAACTTCTTGACCTTGTTATCATAAGAACGTGTCAGCATAGCACTGATGAATGAAACAGGATTGAGTTCCTTTGCACCAGTAAAGATGAGATTGATAACATCAAATACTGTTGCAACGATTCCTGCAACTGTACCGAATCCATCCGAGATCTCAACGAGAGCTTCCTGAACAGGTTTCTGCTTGTTAGCATGTGAACGGATATAAGTATCTATTCTCTGCTCAAGAGACTTGTTGAAATGTTTGATAAGCCACTTAGCGTTTTCCTTACGAGAAATCTTATCAGGCTTATAAGCGATTCCCTTATCAGTTGCCTCTGTTGAAGCGAAGATTCTGGAAAGTTCACCCACAAGGAGTCTGTAGCCTACGGTAAATACCGTTGTGAAGGTCTGATTTCTTTCGTTTGGAGAAGCGAGATACTCTGAGACCATCTTCTTGAAAACAGGTCTGTGAAGTGTCAGAAACAGCATCTTGATATCATCAGCTTCAGAAGAAGAAAAGCCTTTGAGAATCTTGAGGTCAGATACCATTCTTTCGATTGTTGCATACTCCGATGAAAGTGATATGTCACCACGCATCTTATACTCATCAGCAGATTTGTTCTTATAAATCTCAGCGAGCGCATGGTTCATATGATCCATGATCGCGGTTTCTTTTTCAACCGTTTTCTTATTGAAAATACTCATTGTTCATTCCTCCCATCAACCAAGTAATTTGAACATGTCTCTTGTCTTGGTACCGGAAGTATCAAGGAGAGAAAGCTGCTTGTTTACAGAACCGAGTGAATGAACCTCGTAATCGTTATGAAGATCAGGGAGAAGAACCTTAATACTTTCGGCATCATTGTCGATTACAACAATACCGATCATGAAGAGTTCCTTACAGAACTTAGCCGCAGAAGATCCTTTGAGCATATCGATCTTAGTTTCACGCTTGATGATATCAACGTCAGCCTTGCTGATAACCAGTGCAACGTTTGGAATTACACCGTTAGTGTCACCGTATTTACCAAGCTTATCCTTGAAGAAAGCTTTAACAACGGAATCACCATTGATGATTGCCTTAGCGGGAGCATCACCCTTTATATGAGCCAACTCATATAAACGACGATACCACTTACGCTTAGGATCGCGTGAGTCGATAGCGGTCTGCTTTTTCTGAGGAATCTTGAAGAGAATATCTTTGAAGAACTTGAGCTCACCTGCACGCCACTTAGCCTTGCGGGTAATCTTGTTCATCTCCTTCAGCGGGTATTCAACAACCTCGGGAAGTACTGAAGAATCGACAAGACGGTTGTGACACTTAACGCCGACCACATATTCAACACCCTGAACGATACGACCATCCTTGCCTTCGACATTGAGGTCCACGGTCATCATCAGAGGCTTCATAGTATTGAGCTTCTGAATCTTGGTTTCATCCATGAACTGAGGAGCACGAACACGTCCGCGGTTTGCCATGTCACGTTCTTCAGCTCTACGATTGGATTTTTCATACTCATACTTTTCAGCTTCACGCTCATCCTTCTTAAGATCAAGATTATATTTGTCAGCCATGTTCTTGATCTCAGCATTCAACTTATCTGTTTCAGCTTTAATCTTGTCTTGCTGATTCTTATGATCTTCCTTATAATCTTTCAGCTTCTTCTCAGCCAACTTGCGTTCAGCATGAATTTTCTTCTTCTCATCTTCATTAGTAGCTTCTTTAAGCTCCTTGTCGAGTTCATATATTCTCTTCTGAGCGTCACGAATATCATCCTCACGCTTCAAAAATGTATCCGATGCCTGATGTTGCAGCCTCTTTTTATCAGCTTCAAGAGAGTCAAGTTTCGCTTTCGCTTCTCGGTATTTGTAATTATCAGCATTACCAACACCGGATGCTGCAGCTTTAGCTTTATCTTCGTTCTCATAATCTTCGATTTGCTTTTTGAAATCTGCAATCTGATCATCAAGATTCTTAATTCTCTCACGAAGACGCTGCATTTCTTTGTTGTCATACTCAAAAGTTTGAGTTATCCTTTGTCCATCGGGTGTAGTCCTCTGTACGGTTGTCTGTGTCAGATTCTTTTTATTTTGTGATGCTTCTTGGAAGAAATGATCAAACTCGGAGAGAGGCTGATAATTGCACGCTTCGTTGATCATACGAGCTTCACCGTCATCTACAGAGATAAGGGAGAACTCAATGAACTTATCTCCTTCAATACGATATCCGAGAGCATCTGGTTCAAGCTCGATTACATTGTGGCAAGCGTCCATTTGATATGTTGTATCAACACATTCAAGATACTTGTTGGTATCGCTCTTAAGGTGTGCAAACTGAGTACCGTTCTTTGCACTCTTTGCAGTGATCACAGGATTTGCAGATATTGCCATCTGCAGATATGAAGCAAATACCTGCTCAAGAAGAGAGGTTGTTGCTGTTGCGTAATCAAGTGGAACACTTGATGATACGAATACTGGGAATTCAAATATGTTTCCCTGGGCAGCCTTTACAACAGATTTCGCACCTTTGATACCTTTACGGAATTTTTCGGTGGATTTGTCTAAGGCTGAGACCCCGTCTTTGAATCCTTTAAAATCATCATCATCGATGCCTAAGGATTCCTTGAGATCGTCTATTGCCATATTACTTTACACCCCACTTATCTAATTTTTCTTCCATGTCTTCTCTTGCCGTAGGTGTTTCTTGATCTTCAAGAATCTTCTTTCTCAACTTGAGAATCATGGCGTTCTTATTTTTGAATGCGTTGTTTGCATTATGTAAATCCTCATTCACAACATTCTCGAATCTTACGAAGACATTATAAATCTTTTCAACAAGCTTCATATATCGAGTTGCAAGAATCTTATTATCACCAGACATATTTGGATGGGCAAGAACGAGTTTGTACATGTTTTCAACTTCTTGCATAGCTTTTATTGTATTATTGGAAAGCTGAATTACGTTCTTCTTAATCTTCGGATAGTTTTCGACATACCCCTCCTCAGATATAGGAATCGTGTAGTCTTCTGCACAAAGGTCTGTTATTGCCGGCGAACCTGACTCGAGTTCTGTTATCAAATAATTATTAGTGTCTGTCGGGTTTAAAGCCACCCCACCAGATGTCTGTTCAATGAATGTTTTCACAACGTCCTTGTATCTGGTGAAACGTTCTTCAAACATTTTGTATGTGTCAAGTACAGAAGCAGGTCTTTTTATCCTGGTCATATATGAGAAGCCATGGCCATTATATTCAAGATGACCGCCACCCTTTATGGAAGAATTAATCTTAGCACATATCTGTCCGGCATACTGGGCAACCTTACTCATGGATTTCTCATCCATCTCAGCAACAGCCTTGCTCTCGGCTTCAGCTTTGCGATTGCTCCACCATTCTTTGATTTTCCTGCAGAAATTTATGATCAAACGAGGGATGAAAAAGAATATGTATTTTAAGATATTCTCACCATCTCGTTTGGGTATGATGTTTCCATCCCATTTATCGCTTTCCGTGATAATGCCCAGCTCAGAATATTCTTCCTGTATCTGGATATCGCGCATGCATGCTTCCATATGTGCTTTGATAACCGCACCTTCGGCAACAAGGCTTTCCATACGATATGCATCGATATTGTCCAGAATCTCTTCCGTCAGTGTCATAATTCATCGTCTCCTTTCAAACGTAGTAATTTCATTATTTCGGATGGTATCTCACCCATGTATGTGATTGTCATCTCATAACGTGGGTTAACTGAGTAGAACTTTCTTGAGACCATTTCGTACACAAGACAGTCATTCTCCATTATTCCGATGTGTCCTCTTTTCTCGTTTGGCTGGATCATGTCCAACGCAGCCTTAGCATAGTTGTCGACATCTCCAGTATTTACCCATGGACGAAGGAGACCCATCTCCGCAATAATCTTTTGAGTACGGTTGAAAGACTTTGGAGTTGGACAATATATGTCAAGATCAACTCTGCATGGTTTTGTTATGAACAAATCATGCAACTTGGGGAGAACATGTTTGTTGAAAAATCTCTGGTTCTTAGCAGCACCAGGGACATATACACGATAACCCGACAAGCGGGGGCGGTGTGAAGGTTCCGGTACAATCGGAATCTCAATCTTCACAACCCGCCATTTGATTTTCTTATATAGATCTACAGTCGCCGCAACCAGCTCTGCAACTCTTGAACCAGCTTCCTTGAGGAGAGTATTGACATTTTCATGATTGTCACCCATGACAATACCCCCTTCTTAGTTAGCGTAGATTCTGTAGTTGATGAGCGTTCTCCAGTTTTTCTGGAGAGGAATAGAATTGAATGTATAGTAAGTTACAAGCTTGATACGCTGAGCTTCATCAGTTGTCAAAGTATCGAACTCTGCAGAAGAAAGATAGTATACGAACTTATCTTCTTCATATATGAACTCATGCTTCTGATTGTAGTAAGCCGTAACTTCAATGTTGTTGACATTTGAGAGCTGTTCCTGATAACCTTCAAGCACTGTTGGATCTTCGAGAGTTTCAACAGTTTCACCAGACAGCTGTCTCAATGTATCAACAAATGCATTGATATTTGTATTGCCGAAAGATGAGATCGGTACATTTGATCCACCTGAAGGCACATTATCCAATGCATTAAGTATCTCTGCAGTAAGACGTACAATCTCGGGAAGAACCTGAGCTGAACGATTGTTATCAAAGATAAAAGATATCAGCTGTTTGATATCTTTACTGTAGAGATCTTCGAGAGTAGAACGTGCGCCAGAATCAGCATCGAATGCAACAAGACCAAGCTCGTTGATTGCAGGTGTTTCTGTATTGCCCTCGTTTGAGAAGTATGAGAAGCAGTCATCATCTGACAGTGAGAGTTTACACTCGATATATGTCTCAATACGATTTGTCTTAGCTGCCGTTGTAGCATTAGGACCGAGATCAGTTGTAGAAACGGGATCAACATAATCCCACTTCTGATTATCACGCCACCATGAATGGTAGATGTGCGGACGCTCGTCAAACTTCTTGATGTAGTAAGACTTTGCCATACCCTCGGTATTGTTTGTGGCAGATCCATTCAGTACACCGAGATACTGTCCTGCTAAGCTTGCAGGAAGTCCATCGGAGTTTGACTGCTGGAATGGGATTGGGTTTCTGAGAGCTACGAACGAATAGTCCGTATTCTTAGTAGTGATTCCATCTTCTGCACCACCACCGTTACCAATCATGAAACCTTGACAGAAGTGATTTGCAGAAATATCATCTGTCATTGTAGTGTAATTGCTTACACTCTTACCGATTGGCAACGAGGTTCTTGCATTGAGATCAGGTATCGCTATTGTAGAATCCTTATCGATAACTTCATATCTTGAAGCATCTGAAGGATCATGTTTAGAGTCGAGATAAAGACCGAACATCTTCATCAGTATCCACTGATATCCTGATATCGGGATTATATTATCACTCTCTTCCCACAGAGAAACTTCGCCGGTTTCCATGTTCTCACGGAATACCTGAACATGACCACGAAGGCCGTGTTTCTCATGGGCATCTTTAAAAGATAAATAATCTTTTATTTCCATGGATTTTTCCTCCTTATACGTAACCAGGTGGCTGGAATAATTGTGATCCCGAATAACTCTGACCAACCACAAAGTCTGATACGGTTGAATATATACAGCACAGGTTCATGCTTGTTACCCAGTAGATGTTATTGGGTGAATATGCGATATCCATAATCACGAACATTACTGCTGTTTCCAGATTGTCGTTTCCAATACGATTGCCACTTTCAACAGCAATTGTTGAACCAGTTCCTCCAGTGTATGGAACCGTTCTGAATGTTGGATTCTTTACAAGCTGGATCAACTCTCCTGCTCCAGGTTTGAAACTGGTATAGCTTGAAGGAGAGTAGTATACAGGTGCAACAATTTCATTACATATTGCACGAACATCTTTAACAGCTGAACTGTATGAGATAGATGTAGGGTGGCGGGTAGTTACTTTATATAGACCGAATGTGAATATGAGATTTACAACATCTCTATCCATATCTATGAAATTATTTATAGTCTGACTTGAATCATTCAGATTCCAACCAGTACCTGGCTTCATAGTCCAACCGTCATATCTTGAAGCACCACCTGAACCATCAGCACCATTCAGATTTTCAACGTATATACCATTCTTACCGTCTGTTGGGTCGGGGTCTGTTTCGAGATGCATGTTTCCGTTTTGTTCATAGTAAACTCCAACTTTATCTTCACTATCAACGTGAAGTCCGTTGTTGAGGTCAAGACCGATAACTATCTTTTCTGACATGTCATCAACCTCCTGTTGCGTGCAATATCATGTAATGTGCAATAGATCCATTTGGTACCATCTGACCATTCGAGTTCTTTGTCATAACCGGACCATCATTTGTTTGAAGCCAAGAATTCGTTCCGGTATATTTCTTGTGGCGAGAAACCGTAGAATTGAAACCCACCGTATTAAGAGATGTGTTCTCCGTCGCATCTACAGGACCTATTGCATTTCCAGGAGTGTTCATAGTACCACCAGAACCTCCTGAACCATCGGGAGCTTTTGTTGCAACCAACTTACCGTCTGAAAATGAAAGACCGTTGTTTGCTTTAGCTGACAATTTAAGTACCATTGAATTGTTGCTGAATCCAATAGACTGACCATCGGGATCTAAAGTAATCTTAATTGTCTCCGGCATATAAACACCTCCTTTAGTTTACGTCTTCTTGTGTTAAAGGAATTATAGCCACCTCACCAGTATGACCAGTAACAACTCTGTTGTCTGACGCAACCTTTGTGATTATGTAATAATTCCAATTGCCATGTGTTGTATCTTTTACGCGATACAAATCGCCAGGATATACTCTATCGATAGTTCTGAGTTGTATGTCCGAACCATCTGGACTTGAAGCTGTAAATATACGATGCATTATACTTGGACCAACCATTCTTTTCGGTACCGAGTTCATACTTTCTGGAGTTGCAACACCTGACATTACACCGTTCGCAGAGCGATAGTTATCAGGATACCCGGTTCCTGTGGAACCGGGCTGTCCTGGTATTGCTTCTGCATATAATCCATCTGATTCAAATGATAAAGTATTTCCCGACTTCAGAGATTTCTTTACTCTTAAAGGACCCGAGCCTCCATCCGCATATTCGAGGGAGTTGTCCAGATTAAGAGTCATTTTGACAGTTTCGGACATATGCTACCTCCTTAAAGTTGTGAATGTGCTTCTGATGTTATGCTGTGTTCCGTAACGATCATACCCGGACCAAATTCGATAGTAACTTCATCGTTACCATCGTACTCAACTTCTTGTGCACCGCATTTGAATTTAAGTTTCTTAACATCTGGGCGGATTGCTCCAGAAAGTCTAAGGCATCCCTGGGCATCGATCTTCAGTTCACCATTATCGAGAGATCCGTCTCTTGAGAGTTGAATACCGAGTACATTGAAAGCACTATCAGTATTATATATTCTCAGACCACGAGAACCTGTGCTGAGATCATCAATATGTGCTGGATTGTTTTTGATTGGAAGGATTGATGAATAATGATTGTTGTTGTTGACTCTTACGGCAAGATATCCATTGGAACCAAATCTCAAACCACCTGCAGTAGCAGGATCGAATTCAAACATACCCGAAGTGGTATCCGCAATCTTTATCGCAAGCGCATCCTTCATATCATTTTCCATGAGTGTCTGAGTATCATACGCTGTGTTTCCAAAGTAGTTGGGGAATGTTGTAAGACCCTTCTGTTCATTATATCTAACGCGAACACCTGGATCGTATATCATATCCAATACTTGATAAACCTCACGGGCACCACTACCAACAATGATACCCATAGCTTCTCTTAGATATTCCCGCCATGATTCTTCCGCTGTCATACCAGGATACTTTCCGGATGAACAGTTTGCATAGTATGTCAATATGCGGGATCCATCTACAGCATCAATACGACCGTCTCTATCAACATCGGCATACATAACATCCTGAAGTGTTGCTGATCTACCCGGATCGAATTCGTACTTCTTAAGATATACGATATCAGATCCTGGATCCTTTACCGCATTATATGGCATATAATATATGTGTCCTGCGTGTTCCGAATCCTCCAGATAATCATTCATATCCATGTATCCTCTGCCCACAACGGGTTCGAGTGGAGTGGTCAGTCCTGGATCTGTGTAGAACACCTTTTGACCACCGACTGTAGTTGAGTATACTCGCGTAACCGTAACTAAGAATGAGAAATAAGCAAGTACAGATGATGCCTCTGTAGCATCAACATTGCCATCGTGATCAAGATCTGGAAAACGAAGATCTGCAGATGTTGTTGGTTCGGAAATAGAAGCCTTTAGTCTATATCTGGTATCATTCGATATACTTGGATATTCCTCGATCAACACATGACACTGTCTCCGAAGAATTGCCAGACATTCATCATTTGCTGTTGTGTGTTCATTTGGTGTGAGTGTATATCCGTGGATGGGCCAGGTTGCATCCGGAACATCAGAATCATTTCCTGTTCTAATCCATGTGAGAATCGCGTTATATTCGGATTCATCCGAGTAGTACATGAACAAACTTATTTCTGTTTGTTGTCCTTGAGGTTCAGCATATATGAAACGCTTTCCTCCCGCGATGTATATGTGAGTAGTATCAAAGTTGGATGGGTTCTGGACTATATCGTCATGGAGTTGTCCTTCAGATAACCACATTCTCTGATTGTATATGTTTGTGAATGTTATCTTATTTGCAAAATCTTCTTCTTGAATCTGTTTGTGAACCTCAAGACCAGACTTTGTAAGTGATGCCCTTTCTGTCGAAGATTCGGTAAACTTGGCAGGTTTAACAACCAGAACGTTGTTGAAAGTGTCAGCCATTATACGATTACCCCAGTTGGTATGTCTAACATTGACTCTATATGAGTTCTTAATACCAAGACCAGAAGCCTCCTCTGCGGTATTAACTGCAAGAACACCCTGAGCGGGAGCGCGGGTACCACCATCAACAAATGTGAGACCACCCTCAAGCCAGTTATGCGTAATCCCTTCCGGAGCGTATGAATATCCACCGGCGATATTAACAGCAAGCCTGTTTCCAGCAACACCGTTAAGACCTTGCATTCTGTCAATACGTACATTGACTTTACCCTCGTTATAGTAGCTACCTTTTTCAGCAGGAGCTGCTGAAAGTTCTGTTGGTGTGCCTATTCCAAGGAAGTCGCCGACGTTAACAGAGATACCACCAGATGTCAGATAGTTTGGTATAGTATCTATACCTGAACCATATCCATACCACTCATCGTCGAATAAGTCATCACTTGTATTAACTCTCAGACCGGAAACATTTCTTGCAAATGCGTGATCATCATCACCAACATTTGTATCCATAATAACCTTTGCAAGGTTCACACCAACCATGTTAAACTTGCGGGCGTTACCGAGAACTTCACCAGCATGAGTGTTTGACATTGGTGATGTAGGATTCCAGTTCTTGATCGCTGGTTCACTCGAAGCTTTATTAAGGGCCGATGGAATTATGCACATTGAGAAATTTGGAAGAATGAATGATGAATCTACATCGATGCTTCCACCGATCAAATCCGAACTCTTTCCGGTTGGATATACAGTGTACAGATGCTTTGCCTGAGAACTACGAGGAGATCTGGATATTGGATCATGTTTGTCTATAGCATTGATACCCGAAACATTGTTTCCATCATTGGTATCAATATTAGTGCCATCACCCATTGTAATAGTACCTTCCATGAGATCAAGTCCAATCTCAGAATCTTCCGGACCAACTCCAGAAGCACTGTCGGTTATAATCAGTTTCAAGCCGTGACCAACGTTTGGTCTTCGTGGTTTAAAATCGATTATACACGGCGTATCATTAGTTGTATCAGCAACCTGAGTTACAACACCGAGAGAAGGTTGACGGCATGTCAACGAGTCAAGCATTCTTGGGTAAAGAACATTTTCTCTGTGAGATGCATCATCGGGATTGATATACTGATCGAAAGCAAAGTTTGTGAGAATGATATCTCCAACTTTAAGAGGAAGATCAGATGGATGATGAAGCGTGTATACAGGATCTCCACCCGCAGTCGATGTCATTCCGATTGCCTGACCATTTATCGTGATATTGAGAATTGGAAGGTTGCTTTCGGTAGTATCATGTGGGTCGTTTGACCAATATACGAGAGCATCAATATTGTGCATACCGGTACCTTCACCCGTAAGAGTTCCATATACTCCATCGAAGAAGTATACATTGGGAACAACTTTACTCTTATCGATATAAAGACCCGTGTCATTAAGAACAGCAGGATCATACCCGTCTCTTGTAAAGAGACCCTCAGCACGCCTGATCTTGAGGGCATCCTCCTTAGACCAGATGTTTACAGCAAGTCCACCACCTGAAAGATTCCTGTGATCATCAGGATGATACGGATCGATATCACAGTTTGTATTGTATACGAGAGACTCGTCAGTGAAACCAATGACCTTGATTTCCTTGTGTTCCTCTCTCAATGAGGATGTAGTTTCATCCCAATATATGTAACCGATGTATGCGATGAAGTCATTGTTCGTCGCATCGCCAGCCTGGGCATAGAATGGAGTATCTGCGTAGATCTTGTCATTCGTGCCGAGTATCTCATGAATCTGGGAGAGGTAGTCCCTGAGGATTATTCTCTTCGAACCGAAGATATCACCCAAATATTCTATAACCCAACGCTTGATATCGCCGAAAGAAATGTTGTCAACATTTCCAAGACCAACATCATTTGCATCAAGTATAACAATACCAGTTTTGCCATTCACAGAGTTTACAACTCGTGAGAGTTTGTTGTTAATCATGTTCTTGATCAATGCAAGAGTCTGATCTAACGGAACTCCTTTGGCAGAATCTGTAATGGAATTGGTCTTGGTCTTAGGATTTATATCCTGCAACACAACATCATTTCCAACGACTTCTTCACGTTTGAGCTGAACTTTATCTTGAGCCATGATTTATTCCTCCTTATTATAATATTTGAACGAAAACATCATGGACATTTTCGTAACATACGTTCGGTATAATCTTGCGCTCGAACATTACCGTGAGGTTTTCGACGGTATGAAGACTATAAGAAAGTGAGGTAATTGAAATGGCTGATGAAATCATGCTGCAAAACTATTCGGATGATTCCAAAATAAAACAGTACATCCAAGGTGTTCTTGCACCAAGAGTGTTTAAAGAAATTCCTTTGAATGTATTGAACACCGGTAGTTTATCAATGATAACTGAGTATATGTCTCAGGGTATCGAACAGATGGCGTTCACATCATCATTCTACTTCAATGAATCGTTTATAACAAAAGCTGTATTGGCGGATTCTATATACGCTGAGGCTGCTATATTCAACATCGGTTATTCGTTTGCGATTCCGTCTTCATGTAACTTCCTCCTCGAATTGAAGATTGAAGACATACACAACAATGCCGTATTAAACGCTGATAACGGCTTATATGAATTCACACTTGACAAGGATACAAAGTTCAACCTTTCAAACGGAAGTGTGTATTCTCTTGATTATGATATCCTTATTCAGTACAAGAACATCGAAACGACAACTCTCGAGAATGCCGTTCAAGCATGGAATGTTCAGTATACTAATAAGGATCAGCTCAACTCAGTTGCAAAGAATAAAGATACATACATCATATATCGTGTTACTGATACTTGGCTTTGTTTGCTTGTTCAAGCTTCTGAGTATGAACGTCAGGTTCACACGGTTGTCAATAATATGGCAAATGGTATTCCTAATCAGGATACTGTTATAAGCTGTTTGAATCATATCGCTGGATTTGATATCAAGTATATTGATGGCAAAGGAAATGAACAGTGGATTCCTCATGATCATATTCTTCCGATACATGATTCTGTTAAGGATACTGATCCATATGTTCACTACATCATGGACAATCCCCAGACAATCCGTTTCATGTGGCAGTTAAACGGTTCGAAGTATTTCGTTCCAAAGGTAAACTCTTCATATGAGATTACCATTTATACCTGCCATGGTGAAGCTGCAAACTTTACTGCGTTTGATAACGACGGAAACAAGAGTGAACAGTTCATGGGTTATGGAGGATATGATCAGCCTCAGGTTATCACAGCATCTAATCGTTATTCAAACAACGGAAATGTCATGAAGGCTGCATTCGTAATCTCAGGAAGTATGGGTGGTACCAACATTGGTAACATTGAGACTGTTCGTAGAGAAACCATTGAAGCATACAACACAGCAAATCAGATCGCAACAGATCATGATCTGGATGAGTACTTCAAGACATTCTATTTCAAGAACGTTTTGTATCCTTTCTTCTACAAGAGAAGAGATGATCCATGGGGTAGAATCTGGTCTGGTTTCATCGCTCTGAAAGATGACGATGATTATGTTTACAGAACAAACACTCTCCATGGTAAGATCAACTATGATGTGTTATATGCAAACAATAACAACAGCATCAACAATAATGAGATAATCATTCCTCCCGGATGGTTGTGGGTTTATGGTGAAAACAAGCACACGGTCGTTCCGTATACTGGCGAAGGAAAGATCACTGTTGAGAAGGCAAACTCTACCGCCAAGATTGGTGAGAAGTTTATCTTTGCTAATCCTTTCGGTATCCGTATTCAGAAAGATCCTTTTGCAATCGGATACTTTAATCCATGGATCAATGATTATGTAACATGCTCACTCATTCCAAAGACTGAGATGAGTAAAGTTTCCGATGATAATAATGAGGATGCTTCTGCAGTATACCATGCAACTCCAATCATCATGAACGTTCAAAGAACATATCAGGAAAACTTCTATAAGGTAACCACATACATTTCACCAACTGTTGCGGAATGGCTTGATGGTTCTCCTTTGGTAAAGAACGTTCAACAGAATGCGGTTCCTCCGATATTCTCTGCGGCAATGTGGAAATACTTTAATAAACCACTTGATGATCTGGCTTCTGATATCCCGCTGCTTCCTTTGAACAATTACGATGGAAAGACTCTACAGTTTGATCCTGATAATACATATTTCTGTGTAAAGAGTAAAGCTCAAGCTGATGATGGTACTTGGACGCTCAACGGCATATTCTGGATTGAAGATATGTCTTCTGTTGATGAACAGGAGATCCAGCTTCCTATCACAGTTGCTTCTGGTAGCAATCTCAGATACTATGGTGAAGATAGTATATGGGGAGAAGGTCTGGGTAAACTGTGGGAGCCTATACTTGTAACGGGTGACACGAATGTTTACTGGCAAGGACATCGTGACGCGACAGTACCTTTCGATTCTCACATAACATTTGGACGTGTGAACGGTCAAAATTATTATGAGGCAAGATTGGATGATACTGCACCTCTCGGACAGATATCTGCAATCAGAGTTACCATGGCGACACTTTCATCAGTTTCCAAATATGGTGACGATCAGTTGTATCAGATAGGTCAGAGCATGGCCCCATCCATTATGATTAATATTCGCTTCCAGAATGAAACATTCTTTACTCAGTATGAAATCAAGAATGCCGCATCCGTATACATTCCTTGGACCGGTAATCCAATTTCTCCACAGGTTGATGAAAACAACAACCAGTATTATGAGTTCGATTTCTCCAACATGGGATCTACCGCAATCATTCTTTATGCTGACATGAAACCATCGCCTGAACAGGGAGCTATCGATTACTACAGAATCAAACTTTCAAATGTTCCAGATGGTACAGCCCTCTTCCATATTCAGAATGACTTCCTCGATGTTCATTCAAATAATATGAGAGTTATCCTTCATGCATTGTACGATGGTGGTGAGACTGGACGTATTGAGATGAGACCTGTTGAAAGAGAAAGTGATGGTTCATATCGTTTTGAGACAGAAATGTATCCACTGAACGAGCTCGTTGATATCTACAACAGAATCAATATCGCATCACTTAAAACGGGTGGTGGCGGATGGACCCCAACTACCGCTGGATCCACGGTATCCATTTCAGCATCAAATCCCGAACTCAAGATATCTATTCTCATTCGTTCAAATATCAAGGATCGTTCTTCTGATATTCCGAATGACAATGATGAATACAAGGGATTCCGTCTTGTGGATGAATATTCACTCGATGATATTTCATTCGTACAGGAACTGAAAGAGATGAGATCCACCGTTGATTTCGGAGAATCTTCTATTCCTACAGAAAACGAAGTTGAAATCCACGATGAAATGCTTGCATTCAATACCAATAATCCGAAGTCAAGTGAAGATTTGCTTACATACGGCAACTTGAAGAACGTGATAGATTGTACAAAGGCACTCAGTAATGAAACCGAGCCACCTTACGATTATGAAACATTTCAACAGTTGTCTGAGAAATGTGTAATTGATCTCGAAGCAATGTTGAATGATTATGATACAAAGATTGATCAATCTGTCCAGGTTCATTCTCAGAAAATTGAGAACGTACATGAAACACTCATTCAGATCACAGAAACTGCTGTTGAGTATTCTGTTCCGAACTATAATAATTCGAAGATCAAAGAAGGATACTATTACGAAGGTAAGTTCTATTCTGATAATGCACACATGACAGTAATGACCGGGGATGCTGATCACTTCTTCATCGACATCACACCAGACCCAAGTGAACCAAGACTCTGGGTAGCATACAAATATAACACCGCTTCGGATACTTACACCAAGCTGGATAACTTCATCTGTTGGGATCTTGTTGACCAAACGCTGAACACATACAACGATGGTGTGGGTGAGATGTTTGCAAAGACGAATGTAAACGGTGGAGTTGAGATTCAGCTCATTCCGTTTGTTCAGAATACATTAATGAACTCTGTCAGATTCAAGAACTTTGTATCTTCATTCACTCAGGTTCATAAAGCACTTGAGCCGGTAATCATGGAGAGATTGGATGGAAACAATTATCTCGATTGTAAGCTCACTGCAACGTATGGTAAACCTCACACATACTGTGCTGATATTGATGTGAACAGAGACGGTGAAGCTTACTTCTGGCCGGATCTCAATGTTCAGATCGAATTCGATGTTAAGTTGTTCAATCAGGCATTGGCAACAAATACATTGAATGAGTTGAGATTGATAGTTAAGTCCTACTTCAACAGATTGACTTCAATTCATACTCCTGTTGATCTGGTGAGCATGGACAATAATATTTACATTTCACATCTCATTCAGCAGATGGAAAGTCATGATAATGTTGCATACATGAAGTTCAAAGGTTGGTACACTGACGAAAAGGATAGTGCAAACGGAAACTACATGGATGCTAACATTCAGGCAATTGTCCAGAAATGGAGAAGACTTGACGACTTCCCTAAATACACTGATCAGAGCAGTGGCAGACTCGTATCCGAGCTCGAACATTTCGTACCTGAAATGTTCGTAATGGAAGATGACAACATCAAAATCAATATAATCAAATGATGAATGGGGGCCAATGGCCCCCACTCTCATTCTTTGTTTTATAATGGAGGATCTTCTTCTTCCTCCTGTGGCGGAACGTATGGCTCTGGAGCCACATCGGTTCCTCTGTTGGTATCCTGATAAAGCCATGTTGCAAAGTTACCTTGTATACGAACAGGATTCATCATTGAGTTTGGTGTATACGTTGTACCAACAATCTTGAGATTCAACCATTGTTGGACAGGCTGTCTCCAGTATCTATGGCGGAATCTATGTTTCTCGTCATAATATTCATAACGATATAATTGCATACAATATATGTATCCTTTGTAATATATTGGAGTATATGTGTTCGAAGACTCATCATACAAATCCCCCCATGTTAAATGAGTAGATACGGTTCCATGCTTCAGACACCAGCCTAAGTCTAAGGCAATATTTCTTCTACCAGCATATGTCAATATCAGTTGTTTGTTGTCGGATGAATAACCCAACCACGCTTTCTGCCATCTGATATAGTTTGATGTTTCACATCGTTCGTTTCTTATCAGTTGAACCGAATGTGTTGGATCTGATTCCTTGAAGAATACATGGTTTTCATTATCGATATCTCTATCTGACGCGAGAAGAACCATACAACTTTCAATATTTCCATTTGCGGGCACAGAACGTTGTATGTGTGCATAGTATGAAGTTGTATCCAATCTCATTTGTGGGATATTGAGTGGTGTATTTTCATAAATACCACTATTGATATAGTATAAGAAAGTTGATTTGGCACCAGATTGGTCAACACGGATATACACATAATCTTTCCATCCCGCACCACCCTGGAAGGTATATCCTTCGGGAAGATCGAATTCGGCATGAATCGTACGATTGGCCATATCATATACGACCATATGGAGATGGTCTGTGACTGATGCGTCTATCGCGACAAAATAATTCGTCAGATCAATAGCCCAACCGTGATGATATCCTTCGACCTTGTACATATTTGGAGCGACACCTTCGACATCGTATTCGACCACATATGTGCAGTTTGCATTGTTTGCACCAGAAACATATGAAAATACGACATAACCGTTTTGTGTATCAGTCATTGCTGGTACATCGGACCACGCCGCATCGAATGTGAAGTTTTCATATGATGGAGCTTCAGTTGGATCTGAACTTGGTGTGTAAACTCTTACACCCCTTGACCAAGAATTATATCCGCAGTTTGCAATATGTGTGCCCCGTGTAGTATTCCATATCATTCCTGGATGCGTGCCATCATTATTATATCCAGATGGGACTGCTGGTAAATCTATACCACCCATTGGATATCTGTGATTATATCCTGAGAAATTCGCGCTCTTACTATAATTATTCCACGAGTAGTTACCCAGAATATTTGTTTGAGGAGTATCTAATGAAAAGTCATCAGGATACATTATGAAACCGTCGCCCGCAATATAACCAATCGTTTCGTTCTTAACATACTTGCCAGAATAATATGATTCAGCGTAAATACGTGAATAATAATTATATGAATTATTGGTTGGACGACCAAAATCCATGGTGTCTTCACTAATGCGATTATTCACATCAATACGAGGAAGCGTCCAATCATATCTGGAAACATTTCTTGTATAGTATTCCCCTCCATAATATCCATAGTTCCAGTCATCGCTCCGCCAAGGAAAACTGTCTTCAAACATGATGAAATATCGTTTCGAACCTTGTTCACGGGATATTGAACTATTGTTTGGGACAATTTCCCATGTGGAAGAATCCCAATAAGCGTCAGTAACATAGAATGTTCTGCTGGCATTGCTGATGCTCTTTATCGGGAATTCCTGAGATTCATTGATGTATACGGTATACCATTCATATCTATTTAAAAATGTAATATAGTTATATTCTCTTACGCGAAGACGTAAAAGGAAAATGCCGTGTTCAACATATGGGTATGGTTCATATATAGGTACATCGATATCGAAGTCATCGGTTTGACCATTATACATCGATAATGAAGTTACGTGAATATCCGTCATTGGAAGTTGACCATTCGGATCGCGTGCAGTGTCACGATTTCTACGACAATAAGTACCCGATGTACTTCCACTGTTGTATCCTCCCAAACGATATTTGTCCGTTTCGAAAGGTATCGGTTCAGCCATCTTCAATTTCGTTGCAAAAATGTAATACGTATCATATTGACAGGCCCTGCCAGAAGACCAACTTGAATTAAATAAGATATCTGAAACGTACTGATATCTTCCATCAATGAATATGTTCATACCACACGTTCCGGATGCATTATATACGTGATCGGTGATTGAGCCAGTATCATAGTTTCTAACATACCATGCGCTATACCACTCACCATCATGCCAATCAAACGGATAAAAGTTTGCAGTTAACACTCTCCAATAGTTGCCATAATACAACTGGCAAAATGAGTTAGAGTTTATGACACATGGAATGCCCCTGTCCCAGGATGAATTAACAATTTTAACAATAGGGACCATTATTCTGCCCCACACTGTGATTGTCAATTTCTGATTTACTTTCTTGACGAATGTTGTTCGTTCACCCTGGGCATCGTATACTGCGGCATGGAATACAAGATTATTTATATCACCATTTCTGTACGCGATACCGATTTCTGTTACGGTATGATCTTCAGACCATACCGTATAATCGAAATATCCTTCACATAATTTGAACCTAACAAGATTGCTTTCTTTCTCAGGAATCCATTTTGTCAAATTATGACTGTATCCGGTGTATGTCATGTTTGCACTTGTAGACGATATCGGATGAACCAATACTTTTGATGCTGGATCAAGGTCCCCGGACCATTCACCATCTCCAAGATACAATCCGGATAGTGCGGAATAGTATGAATCAGTCATCGTGTGCTTTTGAGAGAATCCATAATCGGTCATTATGTTCAAACCAAAAGCTTCATCAACGATATTGCCATCCAAATCTTCTGCCACGATGTGATATATGTTGTGTGCTATCGCAGAGTCGTTAGGATGTTTCTTTTCATAGTTTCTTTCGAATTCCTCAACACTTTCGGGGAAGCCCGTTGGATCGAAAGGTATATCTTGAAAAGCGGGTCTCGGGACAGGTTTGAATTCATTTATTTCATTCATAAATATCCCTTCCTTTCTTAAGTATAATTCTCAACAACACATGCTTCCGATGTGAGTGATGATAAACGAAGTATGGGTTCTGGTGTTGAGTTGGAAGATTTCTTTCCGTATATATCGAGTCGATATCCAGAATCAACAATAGCCAGCATATACATACCAGCTGTTTCCATACCCTCTGTATCGATATAATCCTTTTCATATCGTTCAAGAGTATATGCTGATTCAGTGATATCAAACATATACATACCAGCAGTTTCTGTTGGTGTTGCATCTTTACTTTGAGTGGAATATCGTTCAAGAGTATATGCTGATTCAGTGATATCAAACATATACATACCAGCAGTTTCCATGCCTTGAGTTTCAACCTCTTCGGTTTTGAAATCTGCGATGGTACAATGTTGACCCGATATCTCATATATGTGGATACCGGGTTCATTGTAATAAGGTGGTCTGTATTCACTCGCGACATATACACCTTGAACAGCTACGACTTTCTTGGTTTTGTCAATATCATATCTAAAGTTTTTATATACTTCTTTCGATCTGAATACATTTGCCATTCAACATCACTCCCCAACGTTATTCTGCGGAAGCAATCTCGATAAATCGTTTGTAACATCCCACTTGACTTTCTTTGTGAGATACCATCTTATTGGAGCATTGTATGAGTTGAGTGTGCGAGTTGTTCCTTTCATGTGAAGACGCAAACACATCTCCGGAGGGAACCACCATATTCTTCCGAGCTTAGTGTTGGAACCATATGTTTTATTTCTTTCAGCTCCCGACATTACAATTATGCCATCATTATATGGAATAACAGGACCTGTAATATCATAACCTTCGGTACAATCTTTGGAACCAAAATGTCCGTATGGGACATAGTCTTCGGTCTTAGATGATGAGTCGAGCAGTAAACCAAGATCAAGTACATATGAAGTATTGGATGTACTCGAACGTCCAGACAGACCCATCAACAACTGTTTTCCATCATTTATCGTATTGAGGCATGCCCAACATTTTTGATATGATGATACGTTATTAACTGTATCACTTGGGAAGATCCTATGCCATTCGTTTCCATGTATAATATATGAATGTCCACCACCATTATGACTTTGATTCAGTATACAATAGTCATCATAGATGGTTGTGGTAGAATGCCAGTATATTCTGTCTGTAACCATGAAATCGAATGCATCTGCAATTTTTTCCAGTGAGTGTGTGTTGCGATTGTAATAATAAGTATATTCAAGATTGGCTGAAGATTTAACACGGACATACACATGTTCGTTATATCCATACGTGCCATCAATGGTATATGTGGTTCCATCATCGATAGTAATCGTATCATCAACCGTACCTGATGACATATCAAATATGTTAAACACATATTTCGAACCCTCTGTCAAATTCATGTCCTGATATATACAAAATTGAGTGTGTTCTATTGCCCTGGCGTGTTTTGCATCAGTTACAAGATGCATCTCAGGACCATTGCCTGTTCCATATATATCAACATATACGAATTCCGGTTCAGTTCTTCTCTTTGCGACAACAAGATATCCAACATCACTCCAAGAGTATCTATGATAACATGTATTGTTATTAACCAATGATGCATCTGTCCACATTGTTGAAAGATCAAGATCAACTCTTGTTGGAGTTGTGTTTTCGTCTACTATCGTCCATATCGAGAAACAGTTTGCTGCAACAGCATATGAGGAAGTGTTATTTGAACCACTTGTCTCATTTTCAAGATTTGTACGGGTTCTTGTGGCAAACCAAAGTATTCTGTCGCAATCAGCTGTCATATATCTTCTGTATCTACATCCTGGATATTTATCTTCCAAAAGGAGATTATATCGTGTGACATTCCAGTTCTCATCACAGAAAACCAACATCCAGTTTATACAGAAAAACTTCTTAGTATTTGATACAAGTGGGATACTTCCATACGTATATTGACCATTATAACTTTCGTCGTAATTGGAGTTGAAACTTGTGTAAGAATTATGTTTTAACATACGTGGAATTATGCCGGTTGTTTCATGCGTCAATTCGAAAGGACTATTAACAGGACGAATCTCGTGCTTGAACCAATCTGCTCTCGACATCGAAGGTACAAGTTCGGCGACGGTTCCGGATACAACGACGTAGTATCTTTTCTGTTGTAATTCAACAGGCACCGAGTTGAGATTTGGTATTTCAACATATGTTGATGGATCCCAATATTCATCGGTTCCAGCGAGAACCATGTTCGAATTATTGAAACTCAATATCTTTGGAATCGGCGTTCCAGAACTATCGTGTGGAAACATGTTAATGAAAACATATACGTTTATGCTGTTTCCCTTATACTTGATCCAGAGCGTCTGGTAGAAACGCATCCAATGATCACAATATATCGTGTTGGGTTCATCCTTATACGGAACGGGAATATCCCATTCTTTGGTCGTGTGATTATACATCGTCAATTCAGTAATATGGAAATCTGTGCACGGGAACGTTGCATTAGTGCTCGACCATGACGTTGGATTATTGCTGGTTCTACGATATGCCTGTGTTCCACCAAAATTGCCATCCAATCTCAGAAAACTCCAATGATTGGTATTAACGCCATTGGTGTAATCAGTTGGATCAGAAAGAATATATGTGAATGAATAATTAGTGTATGCCCAATATGATTCCATCTCTTCTGGTTCGGGAAGCAAATCGTATGTCATCATTGCATAATATCCACAGTCTTTCAAATCCGTCTGATATCGACTACCCCAATCTCTGCTTTCTGCAATCAACCAACCCGAAGAATAAAGAAAATTACCTTCCCAGAAAGCACTGTGATCAGAAGGACCCAATTCCATGTGCGCTTGACGAGCATCATTCGTGACGAGATTGGTATATGAATGAGTATTCCAAGACCATCTTGAACCACTCCATTCATAATTTGCATCGTTATTATACAACTTACCACGTGTCAAATTTGACCAGTACACAGTTTTATATCCATAATTTGGCATAGCCATATGTGGATCGATATATAAATATTTTCCATTTTTATACATCTCAGGAACCTCTGCCATTGAAACAGATGCAACCCAGTATGCAGTAATATACAAGCGGGTATTGGGTCTTTTAACGATGCAGGTTTGTTGACCATGTTCATCGTATATTAGTGCATGGGTTCTAAGAGATGTCTGTGACGCACCTAAACCCAATTCCCAAATCTCATACTCACCATTGCTGCCAGCAGTGTAATCCCAGTAATTTTTGGATATTATATTCTTCACAGACCATAATAATGTCTCTTGGTCAAAAGTATATTCATAAAACGTGTTTGACCAATATTCATAGCCTGAACCTTGTCCAAGGGAAGATATGTATGTTGTAAGTGATGCCGACGTTGGATCCGGCTCTGTTTGTCCTGAACCAAGCCAGATATACATGTTATTATAACGGGAGTTGCCATCCACAAAATGATCTTTAAGACCATAATTTGTCAATAGGTTAACACCGATCTTTGTATCAACAACGTTACCATCGACATCTATACTTTCACAAAGATAGAGATTCTCACATTTCATATTGGGATTATTCTTTATGAAATCTTCAAGAACTTGAGGAAATGGTTCTGATGCATGAGCTGGCTCTAAATGCAATTTCATTACATACACTCCTTTCTTATGTGTAATTTTCCACCAATGCGGATTCTGAAGTAATAGACGACAACCGGAGCATTGGCTCCGGTGTCGAATTTCCTTTTGCTTTATAGAAATATGTTTCTCCAGGATTGAGTCTTGTTACCCGGAAATCGAGAATTTTGTACATGGTATCCTCACCAGCATTCTGAGATTTCGATTCATAAAATTCACATGACGGGATCAATCTGTTTACCTGGAAATCGAGAATTTTGTACATGGTATCTTCACCAGCGTTCGCAGAACCCGTGGTATAGTTGATGAGGTTTGGAATCAATCGTTCAACTTTGAAATCGAGAATCTTGTACATTGGATCTTCGCCGTTGGTTGCGGTGACATCCTGAAAGCTAACAACGGTTGCATGCACAGAAGATATTTCATATATCCGCAATGTAGGATTGTTATAGTAAGGCGGGCGATATTCGCTCGCAATGTATACACCCTGAACGGGGACAACTTTCTTGGTTTTGTCAATATCATATCTAAAGTTTTTATATACTTCTTTCGATCTGAATACATTTGCCATGAGTCATCAACTCCATCCAGTAATTGTGCCGTCTCCATCAGTAACAGCAAGAGGAGTTCCCGGTGGCTTACCGCTTGGAGAAGCAGTTCCATCACCCCAAGAAGGAGTATTTGTATAACCGATCAACCAAGACTTGCTGGTTATATTCTTAATGTATTTCATCGCATTAATCGTATCGGTTTTACCAGTAAGCTTGATTGGAAGATAATTTATGAGTGGGATCTTTTTGTTGTATCTGTGGATGATATTCTCACCGTACAGACACAAGTTTCCGAAGTTACTGTTTGATGCATGCTCATAGTACTTAACTTCATGAGTCCACAAATATTGACCAAAGTCAATCACTCTACATTCACAACCCGCTGGAGTAGATGAAGAGTTGTTATCCCAACCGCGCATGATTGTTAATACAATCGCTCCTGACGGCAAGCTTTGAGCATTTGTGTATCTATTCGTATATCTGAGATCGAATATGATTCTTCCTCCGATATAGTCTGTAGTTGTACGTGTTGAGAAATCATCCATGTTGATTGGATTTGTGGGATCGGACAGTTTGATGTAATGTGCGAGTTTGATTGAGTTGTTTCCACACTCATCATATTTGTACACGATAAATACATCATCAACACAAGTATACTTGACGGTATTCAAACCGGTTCCATACAATCCCGCATATGCAAAACCTTCAAGGTTTCTGATAGTTGGTGTTCTGAGATCACATACGTAACCGAATGTAGAACCATCGGTCATCCACAAGAAATTTGTGTGTCCGAACAGATGCGGAATATCGGTCAAACCGGCAGGGAAAGGAATTGGATTTCCTTCTATCTGGTTTGTATCATAATTGAATATGTATACATTTGGATCTGAGCCACCGGCATTGATGTAAGCAACCTTGTTAGTTCCCCAAATACAACATGCATGTTTCCATGAATGAACAGCCTGAGAGAATCCTCCTTGCCTCATATCAATTACGACACACTCTTCAGTATTGGTCGATTCCATACAAATCAAACCAGTGCCACTCTCAGTACGGTGTGTTTGAGATAATGAGTTAACATTTCCCGTGAATGGTGTTGGAACATTCTGAGGAGACACTATGCCAGATGTGGCTTGAGTCATATCTACGGTAATGATTGTATTGTTGGATGATGGGAATACAACCATCCACTTTCCATATGTCATTGTCTCATCAGTATCACCACCAACAGTGTAGATTGGTCTTGCTGGAGCATCCGGAACGTAAACTCTGTTACCACGCTTATACCAACCATATGCATAGTTGTCACATATCGGTCTGATATAAGTCAGATCACCATATTGAGGATATTGTGCATAACCATTGCTGACAGTACCCTTTTCAAGAAGCTGGAAACAATCCGACTCACGTTTGAATGAGAGTGAATCTGTGTTAGTATTAGTAATCCAGTATCTTGCAGTCTGACAAGCCAACGGGATATTCGAGTAGTCACGAATCCAAACCCAACCCTTGTTAGGATCTTGGTTGTTCTGATCTTCAGCAGTTGCCCAATATCTGTTTGTCGCATATACTGTAGAAGCACCTGATGTGATCTGAATAATCTTGTCATCTGTTCTGAGATTCTGGTAGACATAACCCGTAAGGATTTCGCCGTTGTTAGAATAGTATATTGGAACGGCACAGTTTGTGGACATAGATGTTTCATCATACCACTTGTTGTCAGGATTATATATATCAAGTTTACATGTCCAGTCACCGGATTTCCAGTCGAACACATAAGCATTAGCATCATAAAAATGTGTCATTTGAGGATACTGTGCTTTGGAATATCCCGAGGAAGGATTTGTTCCAAACTTATCTGCAAATCCAGAATATATTGTGGCATTTCCGCTTTTATAGTTTATCAATTCCACATCTTCTGGAACGGGAAGGAACTGAGGTTCCATGCACAGAAAACCTGTTTCAGACAACGTGTAACCATCGATATATCCACCGTCGAAAATCTTTGTATCGGTATGATACGTATCAGCATTATTATCATGCAGAATGATTCTCGGTGCGATGGTTGAGTTTGTATATGCGTTGTTCTGAGACGTATCCTGTGTACGTGAAGTGCCACCGTCGGTAATATCGACAATACGGTTTCCACGTTTGTATACTTTGACACGAGCAGACCACGCCATGCGGTCATACATCATATCATTGCGGGTAATCATAGTAAAACGATTGTTTGACCAACCGTTCATAATGACACTTTCGTAGAATGAAAGACACATGTACACGGTTATGTACAATCTTTCATTAGAAGTCTTTCTAATAGTTGCGGGATTTCCGCGCATATCATATATCTTGGAATGTGTCCAAAGTGTGTTGTTATGCTTGATACCATACTCGCTCAAGTCATACTCTCCGGGGAAGTTGGAAATATTGTAATCGTAGTAAGCTATAAGGAAACGTGAGATGAGGGTTATGAAACCCTCACCATCATGCTCACCCTTTGCGAAATACATCGGGTATTTATATGACTTACTCTTACCATCGATCTTTATGAAGTCATCGCTGGTAGTTGTGAATGTTGCTGCAAGTCCGTTAAATGCGATCGTTTCCAGATCCGTATCTGTTACAGAATATGGAGTTTCACCAACGCCGGTTCCAACATAGAGTCTGACAGTATTGTTGTTATCATCTCTTGCACCGAATGCAACGCCGCTTGCATATATTTCGGAGAATCCGGAGCGAGTCATAAGGTTCATACTGTATTTCTCGTCAACAACATTTCCTTCTTTATCAACCGAAGTAAACACGTATACATTGGAAACACCGTTGCGTTTCTTGGCAACGTTATTCATGAACTTGACAGCTCGTTCATATGTCTTGTCTCTATCCATATTTTCCAATTATGTTCCCTCGCTTTCATCTTCTTCCGGTTCAACATATGCGAAACTGGAAGAAATAATTTTGTTATATAGCTCCTTATCAATAGAAGCCATTTTGATGTGGTTTGTTGGATCAACTTCTTCCAGTTCGAAGTTTAAGTTGCCTTCGTGCAACCACATATTGTCTTCGGTAAATGTGACATATTTATCATCATATTCATATTGATTATCCGGGATTTCCGAATTCTCTTTATTCATTATAACAACAAACTGGTCATATTTATAACCGAGATTGTACTTCGATCTATCGACGAAGTTGATTGTGTATAGTCTTATCTGAGGAACGAAACAATATCCTCTGAATGCACAAGCCCTAATCCAACCGTTTGACATCCAGTTATCGATCTTAAACGGCAACGACGTAGCATAGAAAGTATTCGCTTCTATATCATACATATAGAGTGAAGCTTGTCCTTGAATGGTGATGTAGAGTATGCCGTTACCATACACAATCTGTTTTGGATCGATGGTTGTGAATGGTGTAGGTATCGAGAGCTCAAGAGTGAATGTCTCATCATCAACGATGTGTAATCTGTTGCGTTGAACAACGTAGAATTTCCCATCATGATAACAAACATTGTTCATATATTCTCCAGCCCATGGAAAATACGTTTCTTTCATACTTTCACAAGCGCCAGTTTCTGGATCTATTATCCATGCCGAATCAGAGGTTCCGTTATATAATGATATGATATGATACTTACCAAGAGCCCAATCTCGACGTGAATTGTTTTGACCACCATCCGGAAACATCCTGTATGAGAACGATGCGGATTGCGTATTGAATAATGCAAGACCTTTACGCATCATGAGCATCAATGTGTGATCATCATACCACTCCATTTTACCAACGGCCTGAATCCTGTAGATATCACTATTGGTAACCTGGTATGTGTTCACTGTTGTATCTGGACCGTTTGGAGTTCTCCATAATGCATATGAGTTATCGTTGTTAGATGATGTAAGATAAATGTAATTGTCATCTACCTTGATATCACCATAATATGTGTTACCGAGTTGGCTCTTTGGAATATCTTTTATTACGGATGAAGTGTTCGATACCAGATTCAATTTGGCAAATCTAACAACCGAATCATTGCACAATGTTGCAGAATAAATACAACGGTTATGCTCGCATACTACCGCAGAATTGATTGTTGTGATAGCTTCACTTCCGTTGATAAATGAACCAATATAGTTCTTAAATCTTGCGGGCATTCTAATCGCACTACCAACCGGCATGAGATCTCTATGTTCCGGAGGATCGACTGGAACCACTGGATGTGGTGGGTGATATTCCCAAGAAGCACCCTGAGTGAAACCTTGAATACAGTATACTCTGGTATCCTTGGTTGGTATATCATGAAGATCATAGTTGAATGTAAAGTAGATATAAGAGTCTTCTGCAGCACCACGACGCTTTGCAGTAACATCGAAATCAACCGCAGTTTCATCGACGTCCGAGTCAACATTGAATCTTGACATCAGGTGCGGTGTATGATATCTAAACTTCACTTTTCCGGGAGGGGGAAGAACTGTCAATCTCAATGTATTTGAAAGATTGTATGTGTCGAGAGAGTATAGATCATAATGATCACCAAGACCTGTATCGTCTTTAAATCCAATCGAACCGTATGTTTCAAAATCAGCAACAGTTATATCCTCACTCTGTAAGAAAGTCCATGTATGATTTTCTTCATCATAGTATTTGTAACCCTCGTTATCATGTGCGAGTATTGGCGAAGTCGAAGCTTCTATGACATCTATAACTATGCCGGTTATTGGTGCAGTATATAATCTGTTCTGACCGCCTGTGACGAGCAAAGTATCTTCAAGGTAATATGTTTCATCAAGGAGATATCCGTCAGGCTTGTATGAGTCCGCAGTTAATACATAACCGGAGCCACCACAACCACCCTTATCATCATCGGCAGAACCATCAGGTGTGGTTGCGCCACCGCCGTACCAGCCACCGCCGCCAGCACCGCCGTAGCCTCCGCTTTGTGAGACACCATTTCCACCGTATCCAAAACCGCCACCACCAGATGACTGTTTACCCGGGCCTGGGTTCGAACCATAAGAATCATAGCTGTAGTAGTTTCCTTCAAGGCCACCGCCAGCGCCTCCATAGCAATCGAATCTACCACAACCGCCAGCACCTCCGGCAACTATTACTCTTGCATACAATGAATCGGTACCAATTCTAAGATCAGTACCACCACCGGCAGCTTCACCACTGGTGGCTAAAGATCCATATCCCGATGGTTTACCACCACCGTTGAAGCATAATGTTGGGTGTGTCGCCTGTACAAATGCAGCATTCTTATCCGAAGCCGCTAACAGTCCGCTACCTCCAACATATGCATATGCATCTATTTGGTCGGGTAAAGTGAGTGTGCCTTCGGAATATCCTCCTTTACGAGCATAAGAATACTTCGTACGATGTGCACCTTGACCACCTGAACACTTAATCTTGTATTTTCCACCATACAATTTGAATTTTGTACCGTATCCAATACAATCGCAAATGAGTCTTTCTCCACCGAGATAACCTGTTGTTGGTTCACATATGATTACACATGCTTCGTTCGCAAGACCTGAAGTCATCAGAGTATCGGTGAATTCCAAATCATTTCGTTCAGGCAACCCATACATATATCCAGCAGGTCGAATGGAAGTGGATGATAAAATATATCCACTTCCACCACCACCATTTCCGGAAGAATATGTTTCGGTCGGTGATATGGTATTTGAAGCATAACCACCATACCAACCACCACCGGCACCGGCGATACCTTCTGCACCGTTACTTGAGGGCGATGTGGATGCGGTTTTATCCAGACCCGGCTCACCCTGTCCAAACGCATAACCTGATGTCTGAGTAGGGTACGATCCATTGTGGTTTAATCCACTTTTAACACATGGATATCCGCCATTAACTCCTCCACCATAACCGGTGAAGTCTGAATATTCATTTAATGAATTTGCATTTCCCTGGCCACCGGCACCGCCTGCAACCATAATACGTGACATCAATCCTATATTGACGATCTTTGTTTCATTGTATGTTGTTTTTGTCTGAACGGGATTTCCAACAGTGAAATCGTTACCCGTCCCTTTTTCATAAATCCTATCATTTACAAGATCATATAATCCACTTGCAACAGTTGATTCATAATACTTCAGACCCACGCTTGTTATATCTAACACAGATATTGCATTTCCATTCGCTCTTCTGATTATAAATCTGAAATAATGAGCCTGTGATGGTATTTCAATTTTACTTCCACTCGATACCCAACCATCATGGTATGATAAAAATTGTTGCTCGGAACCGTAAAAAATATAAAGCATTTCCAGCGTAGTCGAAGCCGTACCAGATACTGAGATATATTTATGCTCCGGATCTATCGGGATATATGTTTGAGATCTAACTCGTATTGAATAAAGTGACGGATCGTCATTGTCTGCACCGGGAGTTCCTGTTCCTGAATATATTGTACCTTGTGAAAGTTGAACATTTGAAATATCTATTTCAGTTCCAGTATTAACAAACGGAACGAAGAATCTTTTCAAGCCTGTTGAATCAGATAGCTTCAAATACCTGATTGAAACTTTACTTTTTTCTTTTACAGTACCATTGTAGTTTGCAGCAAACAGGTATATATTGCATCCACTTGAAAAAGTCTTAGGTGTTACGGAATAATCGTTGTCATTAACAGTCAGAACGTTATTAGCAAAAGACATCCTTGTATCCGAATCTTGACTCATGTGAGCTGCTATACCAGCATTACCATATGCGAAAACACCGGATATTGGCATATAGCTACTATTGCCCCAAGTTGTAAGATAATAGCTGTTATTCAACCATGTGCTTGAATTTGAATTCGAAGCAAATATTGTACCATAACCGGTATCACCAATCCTATCATGTGGGGTAAATCGCATTTCAAAGGAAAGATCGCTTGAGCCCATAATACCAGTATTAAGGTACTGCGTTCCGTCAGAACGAATATATTCAACTTCAGTAAACCAGTCTGGCACTTGATGCTGTATTGTGACTTCTTGATCACCTTCATTTGATAAACGGATGTCGGAAGCACCACCTCCACCAGCACCGTTTCTGTATGTTCCCGGATTACATGACATACCACCATGACCACCACCATTGTATCCACCTTCGCCATAGTCTGTTGTGGACATTGGTGAGTCTCCACCATCTCCACCAACAACGGCGTAAGCATTTAGAGGTGATTCAAGATTCAGAATGCCGTATGAACATCCACCACGATTCTGATATCTGGATGGATAAGAACCGCCTTTGGCACCTTTGCAGATACAAAGATATCTTCCGGGATTTAGACGAAATGGTTGCATCTCACCGGTATATGGAAAATGGTACTTAACCCTCCACATTTCATTGTTATACAAATAAACATCAGACATAATATCACCTCCTTATTACAAAAATAAAATTAACCTTCAAAATTATCAGTTGAAAGAGCGGGCGTGTAAGGATCGTCCTGAGGCGAGTAAATCGCAACGAGTACATCCTCAGGCAATGTATCGATTTCGCCCTGAGTAGGCTGATGGTTGAATGTAACGAACTGAGATTCGAAACCAACGAGCTTAAGTCTACCGGCCTCTCTATCTTGTTCGAGTGTAGTTGATGTAAATCCATCTTTTGGTATTGTTCTATATACGGTCTCAGTTAAAGGATCAACCAAGAGAGTGTTTCTTCTATAGAACTTATCAGTTGCATAGTCTTCGATTGAAGCAGAACCAGAACCAATCTTCAGCTGTTCGATTGCTTCCCAGATTCGTTTCAACTGTGCTTCTCTTTCGGTTTCAATAGCAAGCAATCTTGAGAAAAAATCCTGTGCCATAAATTACTCCTCCTCTCCACCATCGTCAATAAATGACTCAAGTTTATTAGCAATATTTTTGAGATGAGTGTTACTCTGCATCATTTTCTCCAGAGTAGTAGCAGTCAACTCATCAAGTTGTTTCAATACAAATTCCCACGTAATCAGATCAACCTGATCATTATCGGGAAGCATGAATGTTACGGGCGTTTCTTGATTTCGCGCCATAATAACATCTCCTTTCAAAGTATCATTATGGAAACGTTTCGGCGTTATAAAGGAACAATATTAATACAAAAAAAGAATTTATAGGGGGCTTGTCCGCCCCCTCAATTCTTCATAAGTTTATACTCTCACTTGTCCGTGGTCGAGTCTTCAATGATGCATATACCTTGCTCACGGTATTTCCATCATTGGTTTATTAAGTAGCTTAGATTCTGGACACGTAATTGTCGCAGGTGTCCATCCTCGAATCGATAACTGTGGACACAAGACCTTCACAGTCATCACTGTGGTGAGCGTCACCATAATGATTGGGATCCTCACCATATTTCTTGGGGTCAACATAGGTCGCAACCTTTGTGCATGTTCTGACCCCATCTTTGTCACACTTGCAATATTTGCAAGTATAACATTTAATATCTGAAATATGTCCAATCACTGGTTTATCACATGTGTCCTCAAGTTCGGGTATGCTTGCTTCCGTTGCAAGCAATACTTCCTTGAAGAACTGATATGCACCTGTTTCTCCACCGAGGAGTGAATAGATATCACCAAGATGTTCTATTTCTCCCCCGATGGAATATGTTAAAGCCCTCTCTGCGATGTTAAAGAAGATAGAGAGAACCTCAAATGATCTCAGACGGTTCTTTCCTGTTTCAATGTTGAAAGACAACATTGAACCTCTGCGGTATCCATCTTTGATCAGGTTGTTTATTACTCTTATCAGATACTGGATGCGGCGAGCACCACCGAATCGCTCGCCTTTAATCAATTCCACATAGAGGTACGCAAGAGCGTTTCTACTCATGGCATATCTGAAAGGGGTGATGATCACAGGGCGCTTCAGGCTGTCATCTATTAAGATTGACAATCCATATCTATGGTCACGTTTCTTGTTTATGAACTTTACTCCAGCTTTGCTGAAGAAGGATACCGCGTCCAGAAATACCTCCGATGAGGCAACCTGGATTTCTAAATTTGAATGATTTCTTTTGTTAAGCATAAAGCTCTTCCTTTCTACACTTTATTTATTTTCTTGCACACGCAATATATTTGTTAGGTGTGCATATTAATAATATATATATGCAGAAAGGAAATAGTAGCTTTCAGTGACAATAACCTTTGGTCAATTTACTGAGAGTATTGTGTGCTTCATTGAGAGAATCATTATACGATTCTTTCAGTTCTTTGAATGCTTGATACGTGTATGCTCTTTTAACGGAATTGTCCATTTCAATAAAGCTGTCACAATCATGGCCGTGTTTATTGCATTCTTTTGTTGAACAATTGAATCTGCAATACCAGCAGAGATTACCGTATTTGGCACTTTCACCCCTATCAGCTTTTATTTTTCTGAAATCTTCTATGTTCATAGAAATCACTCCACATCGATATCAATATCGTCTGAGAGTGAAACTCCGTTAACGCCGGGCATGCACTCGAGATCATCGTAGTTACAATATTCAACGTCATCATCGTCTTCTTCACGCTTGCTGAGAACTGCTAAGAGTGCGGCGATAGTATAACCGCCGATGATAACTCCTCCGAGAATTAATACGATTTTGATAAGTTTTTTCATGATCTAAATCCTCCTGTTCTTGGGTATGGTGTTGTGGGCTGCATAACTTTCATAGCTATATCACCCAGAGTTTTGCCCTTCATTACATCTGTCTGAAGTTCAGCGAATGTAATTTCAGAGTCTACTCTGAAGTCCTTGATGAAGTGATCATCTATGAATGTGTCAGCTCCCTCACCATAATGATATACGGCGAACTTTTTGAAAGTGTCGTATGTGACACCTGGGATTTCCAGCTTGACATCGCATCTTCCAGGACGTATCAAAGCTGGATCCAGTTTCTCCATATGGTTCGTAGTGAACACATATATGGTATTCTGAGGAGCCTGGAGACCGTCAATACAATTAAGTATCTCAGCCAGTCCCACTTTGCGCTTAACTTCTTTTTCTTCTTCATCATCCCATACAGATGTCATCCTGGCCTGGGCAAAACCACAGTCCACGTCCTCAATACATACGACTCTGTATATTGATGAATCGACTGTGTCTCTGCAGATGTCTGTACCGATATATTTCGGCAGTTCTGAGATAGCATCACCTGGAAATACTATCAGCTCGGCATGGATATAATCTGCAATCGCCTGAGCCAAAGTGGATTTACCGGTTCCACCCTTGCCATATAAAAGGAATCCGAAATGGTAAGGGATATGATTTTCTTTATACCAGTCTCTTTTGGAAACGAACTTATCTAATGATTCCTTTATGAGTGTTTCCTGATCAGATGGGATGAACGTATTCTGGAATGTTCGCTTTGTAAACGGCTTGAGATAGAATCTGACAAGATCCATATGTCTGCCGGTTCCGTATACGGATACCTCATCGCGAACATTCTTGATTTCACGTTCATGCTGTATCTTATGGCATACCTTCATGAAGCGTTTCAAGTTCTTGATGGCACCGGGTGTGTTTATAGTTGACAACGACATTCCACATCTTGTGTTGTTGTTATCACCTTCTTTGTTCACATTTGTTGAAAATGTGATTGGGTAACCGCCCCACAAAATCGTCTGTTTCTGAGGCGTTGGAGTCATATTATAATATGAAATGTTTTTGCGGAAATCAGGTTCGTTGTTGTTATTGAGATAGAACACATCCTCGATGTCTTTGAAGAAGTGTCCCAACCCCGCTTCCAACGCATAAGCGTAATCGTTGATAGCAATCGTGTGCGTTAGCTTATCAACAACCGCCTTTGAACCAGCCTGAATTATTGGATTGAATACTCCCGATATTGCAGACATGGCCAATCCTCCAATGACCGCATTTCTTGTTTCTTTCTTCATTTTATTTCCTCCGGATAATTTTTTGCCATTGTTTCAACCATCTCCTGAACAGTTGCCACGATCATGTTGGTTGTGCACATCTGAACATAGTGCTTCACTTCATCAGCCTCGATTAATCCACCATGCACATAATCGGTTACAATCTGCTTTCCGATTTTCTTCCAAACATCGATTTGAATGGTGTCACCGGGCATTATCTTAATTTCTATCAGATCAATATAAGATCCATTTGGAATGATTGATACTTTGTGCATGTTCATTTTGCGGGCATCCGAAAATGATTCGGGAATCATGCACTCTCTCAGAGTATAATATACTTTGACTTTCTTGAAGAGTTCATTAATATCTTCGAAGATACCTTTATAAACTTCCAAGTTTCTACGAATGTCTTCTGAAGTTGTGATGTAATTTGAGAGATTCAAACGTTCTGTGATATCCATAAATTCATGCGAGGATATCTTAGAAAGAACCTCTTCATGGTATCTGTAGAACGCACGATTCGTTATCTCCAATTGTGTGTCCCAGTCATTGATGAATTCATCGATCGATGTAAACATCGGGATCAGATCTTCTTCTTTGATAATTTTATACATGGTATAAACATCCTTTCTGATACCTAAAGATTTCATTGGACAGGTATCAAGTTAATAATATACATACAAAAGAAAAGAATATGAGGGGGCTAAAATGCCCCCACACATTACAGAAGTTCCAACAGATTCATTCCCTCAACATTGATCTGGGATAATCCATCGATATCATATAAGTCAACAAGATTACTCTTGACTTTTTCAATCATCGACGGTTTGATCATGTTTGTATGTGATGGTATATCTACAAGAGGATATGCTCTCCTGAGATAATCATGAAACGTTGGTTTGATAACCGGGAGGACACTCTCGATTGATGACGGGTTCTCAGGAACCTCGTGTCTTTCAACTGCCCTCAATAAATCTGCAGCGAACGTAGATAATCCAAGCTGAGTGAGTCCGATGATTCCACGATCGAAGTCACCAATTATTTCCGACAGAATATTGTAGAATACTCTATTCTTGATAAAGGTCGTCATAACATCTTCATCGATCTTTGATACAGCCTGTACTATCATAGCCGGTTCAAACAGCTGATTGATCTTATATCCATTATATCTGGAATATAAGATGTGTGCATTCTTCATGTAAACATAGTTAGTGAAGAAAGGATTTGAGGTAACGATGACGCGATGTCTGTTGGTGTGTTCATAATCCCACATGAGGTTGGGTACAACATATGAGTCGAACTTATCACATCTGACAAAGTATGCAGATGGAACGTATTTGAGAATTATCTCGATACGTTTGATTGCTTCATTCCAATAATATACAAACTGCTTGTATCTTTCTCCATCCATCTTCTTGACGAAAGGTGTCAGATAATTCTTTATTGCATCTTTCTCGGCCAGTGCTGATATCTGCATATCATTTACGATAATGAAATATCTAACATCTGTGAGATTGCGAGCAAACTTTTTCCAATGGAGCAATATTCCGAGAGTATTGGAAATGATATCCATTTCACATCCCTCTGAGAACGGGAGCTTGCTCAGGAATTTGTTTGAGTTTGCCAGCGCGGTTACAATAGAATTCAAGTCGAAGAAGAAGTCAACCCCTTCTGTGGGGTTGAACTCCTCTCCTAATGCAGTAGATATTACTCGGAACTTTGGTTTGAGCATGCCGAAAAGCGGGCCCATGTCGAAGTCTTTCATTATAATACTTCCTCTCCGAATAAGAAATCTGTGAATGATATCGGACCTACACGATTGATCTTGTTTCTCTCATCAAATATAGGATACAACAGATGATGACGAGTATTCTCAAATGCCAGTGCCTGTGTGATTGATTCTGTGTTTCTGAGAGCATCCTTCAGATTCAACAGCTGATAAGGTTCATTCTCATTGAGCCAGTTCGGTCTGAGAAGTTTGTTATCAGGTCTTCTTGCAAGATGTCCAATTATGATCTCACCATGTACGGAGAGAATCGGAATTGTCTTATGAAGAAGATGTGTGAGCGTTGATACCACTTCTTCAAATGATGTATATTTGGACATATTGGATTCAAAGAGTCTGTTGAGGTTGAAGTATTTGGCTGTCATCATGATATTGATAGGTGTGATTTCACAGATCGGAAGACCTGAATCAAGTACCTTGTATGATGAGATCTTGTGATAGAGATCCTCACCAATGTACACATCCTTCATATCCTTCAGCAGCTCATCAGGGACGTAGGCATTTGCGTAGTGTCCGATTGTTACGGGTTTAAGATCCTTACCGATATAGAATGTGATATTCTCAGAAATGTTATCTGCATAATCATCCTTGATATAGATATCAAATCTCTTAGTATCGATAGGAACAATTGATGAATTGACGAATGTAAACCAGTCGTTGAAATTACCTGTCATCTCAACTGGCTCCGAATCCGTCTTCAATAAGTGTTTAGCTGACAGAATTCTCTGACCGATGATACCTGTCATAATCTCAGTAGTATATATGAAACCACCTGGAAGTTCACCTACCTTGAGTGCGATTGTACCATAGCAAGTATGACAGCAATCCTCAAGCAGATTACAAGTACACGGTGATCTGAACCAGAGCTTTCTGCCGATAAGATGCGTATCTGTTTTCTTGAGAACCTTGAGTCTATCACCTGAAGGATCTTCGGAATAGAATCTTCCTTCCTTCATTTCGAGCTCAACTTCATCGATGGTAACCGGAAGCAGGTTCTTGGAACCACAGTCGTATACTGTTCTTGATACTGTGCCGTAGTCGAGTATCCACATGTTTCTTCCAAAGTAACCGGTCTTACCCATATACTTTCCATTCATCATGTCTGGAACACGGGCAGCAATTGCAGCAGCATACAAAACTTCCATGTCGTGATATCCTGCTTTGAAGCCGTTACCATTCATGATTACAGGGATAATGTTCTCGCCGTCAGGAATCTGTGAGAAATTGATGAGTAGTTCTTCGAGCTGTTTATCCTTTATAATCTTAACGTACTTATTTGCACGGAAGAGAGGATTATTCAGACGAGTCATCTCAGCTATAAGTATCTTACACTTCTTAGCATTCTCAGCAACTATCTCAGCAGTCTGAGCCGTAGGTGGATATTCGGTATTGTTTATTTCACGTATTATCTCAGATGCTTTGTAATGATCAAGGAAGAGATTATCAGCATCAAATATCATCATGTCGGCATATGAGAATACGTTATTAAGCATCTTGAGATCAAGCGCACACTGAGCAATGATCTTTTCAATTTCCTTTGTGGTGTGTGAATACTCACGCAGGGTCTTTGCGGTTCTGTTGTGTATGGCTTCACGGTCTTTCTCTGTAAGATACTGACCAGTGATTATGAAGTCATCAACATTGAGATTGTCGATATATCTTATGATACATCTCAAGAATGTGAGTGATATCATAAACTTGTTAAGGGGGAGGACTCTTGTGGTCTTCTCTTCGTCATTGACTTTGAAAAGGATTGGAGTCCTCTGGAGTTTGATGCCGTTTTTATCTACATTGCCCCAGCACAGTGCAGCAACATCAACTGTGTGGTTGAACAGACGATCGAACTCTTCGTCTCCTGTGAAGTGATCCAGTATAACCGGAGAACCCACAAGTTCCTTTACGAGTTCAGGATCGGTTATTTCCTGATACTGTTTAAGGTCATCGAAAGTAGTTTCGTTGACGTCTGTATCCGTGTTATAATTCATAAGCATCTCCGTGTGCCCCCTTAATTAGTTATCTATCATATCCTCTGTGAACTTGAAGTTCATAAGCAGTTCTTTACGACCTTCAACCTCATCCTTACTCTTACCTACTAACACTCCCAGTCTTCTGAAAGTATCAGGATCATCCATTGAAACGCGAACGATTCTTCTGGTTCTTGGATCCATGATAACCTCCTTTGATACTCCAGCATCTGATGAACCGAGACCTTTGTACCTGTCCTTGATTACAGGATACCTCGTCTCAATATATTCAAAGAACTGAGAGAGTGGCGCTGTTCTATCAATCTTTGCTGATGCACTCTTCCAACGTATCAGAAGTCCATACTTTTTCTGAACTTCAATAATTGGCATGAGGTCATTCATAAGTTCGTCATCAAGAATGATGAACTGATCATGGAGATCAATAGTTGCACATATTTGATTTGTGTCATGATCGAACTTAAGCTCGGGATATATCTTACACACAGACTTTACCCAAGCATTGATGTTCTTGATGAAGTTGTCGGTCGAACCATACTTGACGAATCCGTTCGCAATCTGCTCCAACAATCCCCTGTTTGCAGAATGATTGATTGAACACTTTTCGAGTATCGCCAAATAATCGAAAGCTTCCGTTACGAATTCCCGCACGTCAGGTGTTAAGAATTCATTTCCTCTTTTGCCCATTGTCATTACCTCCTACGAAATTAGTCAGTATTCATTAGTAACATCATTTTATGAATTTATATTACAATCCAAATGCAGTTCTAACAGATTCCAGCTGGTTCCATTCTTCTGAAGTTTCACGAACTTCTTCTGCTGTAATTTGTTCAATGATTCGTTTATGATATTCTCTATTGGCATGAATTTCTTCGCACATATAACGATACATATCTTTGATGTTGTCACATTTGCCCGTATGATACACATACTTCTTTGCATATGATTTTACAGCACGCATTACATTTCTCGACTGTGCAAACTTGACATATTCCTGGGTGTAGTAAAAATACTCAACACGACCATATTCATCGAACTTTGGTTTTGTTTGCTGAATACCTTTGGCTGCTGCAGCACAAGATATCATTGATCCAAGATCTACGGTCTGATCATCATGGTGTGCGGTCCATTTGTTAAACTTCTTTTTCATTATTCTTTTATTCATTATACATCATCCTTTCAAATAAATTTATATGGGGGCGCAAGGCCCCCACTTCATTATGCCGGAAATGAGATTTCCAAATCGCCGAGTGAATCGATACATCTATCCATGTATTCGCGTCTTGTAGCAACATACGATACATCCTTACCACGCTGCAGTTTGTACAGTGGGGGTTCTGCAATATACAGCTTGCCGGCACGAATGATATCTGGCATATACTTGACGAAGAATGTGATGAATCCAACACGGATGTGATATCCATCAACATCAGCATCGGTTGCTATTATGATCTTATCATACTTGAGTTTCTTGATATCGAATCCAGAACCAATACCACAACCAAGTATCTTTACCAGATTCAACCAGGGTTCACTCTTGAGAACACGATCAAGATCATTATCCCATACATTCAAAGACTTACCCTTGAACATGAGTATTGCCTGGAACTTACCATTTCTTCCACCTCGGATTCCGCCACCAGCTGAGTTACCCTCAACAAGGAATAACTCCTTAGGCTGTTCTGTCTTGACGTTAGCACATGGGATGAACGAATCGGGAATTGTCCAAGTCTTGATCTCTTTCGTTGAACGGTTGATATCTCTCGCTTTCTCACCTTCGATACGAGCACGGTGGTTTGCAATGATTACTTCAACCATATCATCGATTACTCTCTGGCTCATATTCTTCAGACTCTCATATGCTGCATTGCGAATTGCGATTCCAAGCTGCTGAGAGTTGACAGTATGCTTTGCCTGAGATGAGAACATATGAGCCATATTACACTCACCTTTGACAACGATGTTGAAGTGTGCAAGTATATCCTTCTTCAAATCCTCATCTGCAAGCTTCTTGTTCTTCGCAACAACTTTCTCGGTCATATACTTGATAAAGCCATTTACGATACCATTGACATGAGATCCATTCTGAGTTGTATGAATATGATTCATCCAAGAATGCTCAATCAATTCACCACGATAATCACCCGATGAATATACGATAGCAGCATCGATCTCGAATGTTCTGTCATATTCTTTATCACGATAAGTCTCTTTCAAACCACCAGAACACTTGAACCTGAGTGGTGAACAGAATCGGTGTTCTTTCTTGATATCTATATCGAAGAACTCATCGATTGTTTTATGTTCAACCTTGAATGTTTCATGACCAATGGTATACTCCATCTTGATTCCACGAGGCAATGTATAATCGAAATCCTTGAACCAAGTCTTCAACATATCAATCGGAATCTTATCAGTACCCATCAGCTTCTTGGAAGGTGAAAATGATACAACCATACCATGATCTTTGCCGGTATACTTTTCTTCCTTACGGTCAACAAGTCTGCCGTTCTGATACACAAGCGTTAGTATCTTTTTCTCACTCGGTCTGATGGTCTGAGCTTTGAGCTCTGATGCCATCGCAACCGCACAAGTTGTACCAACACCATTCTCACCTGCAGTATATCCACCAGCTCTTTCCATATTGGAACCAGCCTGAATGGTTTCGAATACCTTCTGAATTGTATCTGTTGGAATTCCTCTACCATTATCTCTGACAATTATCTTTTTATCGTTGATGAAGACTTCGATCTTATCAGCCGGAGACTCTTTCTTCCTACATTCATCCCAGCCGTTATCAACTATTTCTTTACAGATGTGAAAGACTCCTAAATCGCCGAGAGCTGATATATACTGCATCGGTCTTGCAATAATCTTATCAATGTCTCGTTCGATAATATTCATCTTATCATCTTTAAACTGTGGCATTTATACAACCTCCTACATTTTTATTATCACTTTGAAGTATATCTTCTCCATGCAAATTAATGATATATGTGTGTTAAAAGAAAAAAGAAAAAGAGAAGAAAAAAGAACCCCCGAAGGGGTTCCTTATTTAATCAATCCAAGCCTGATCTTTTAATGACCAGGCAGTCCACGACTTACGTGGATGGCTAAGACACTGGCAAGTGCCATCAAACCCATTCCAACATGTGTAGTCGTTATACAGCAGCTCGTCGCTGCCTATGATGTGGACAAACTCGGGAGTGTCCTTTTTGTTTTTGATAGCCTCGAATTCTTCATCACTCATTTCTTCAGCAGAAACCTCTATGAAGGATCCTGCGAATGCCGAATATACTTTATATGTTTTATTCATGATATTGCCTCCTCTTCTTCAACATCCCACATATTAGTCCAGTCATTGCGGGACTCTTCATACTTTGACCATCTGTGATTTCCGTAATTGTCAATACCATCATTTCTGAAGAGCTCGCCGTCTACGGATAAATATTCCTCTTCAGAAGTTTCCTTAAGATTGGAGAGGAATTCCTCTTTAGTACATTTTTCAGCATGGACACATTTCACAATTTCTTCTCTAATATAGAATGTACGCATATCTTCTTCATAATGTTTAATGGTGGATTCAAGGTCCTCGAAGTTTTCATCGCCGAGGAGGAGGCGAAGCTGAGCTTCGTGGAAGCTGAGGAATTCCAAGCCATTAATGTAATCATAGTTGTACGCAGTCCAGATCATGTCCAGATTTTCTTCCGGGGTTAGCTCCTCGGAGAAAACTGGGAGAATAGTATAGTACACCTCATTCTCGTCATCCTCACTAAGTGGTTCCTCTTTTTTCCAGTCGATTTGGAACCGCTTATCATATAAATAAAACCGCATTTCCTCAGCCGTCATGCGGTCTTCCGGATCAGGCATTTCTCCGTAGAGCAATGCCACATCTCCGCTCTCTGTGACGTACACATATTTCGTGTATTTTTCATTATTTTCTTTCATGATAGTGGCCTCCTTAAGACCATCGATTTCCATGCCAGGTAGCATAGATAATCGGCCTGATGACTGGTCAGGACTTAATCGAATTAATTAATTTTTTCTTCCGATTTGAAAGCTTAAAGATTATTGCTTTCTTATCATATTAATAATATATATATGAAATTTTAAAATAGACGGAGTTAAATACTCATCGGTAAGTCAGTCCTACTACTGCACTGTCTTATCTCGTCCTGATACTTAGCGCCATTGGTATCAGGGAACCTCCTGTTTTCGTGAGTGGGTCCTTCGGGGCCCACAAGCGTTTCAGTTTTCTATTTTTATTTCAATTCGCATGTAGATGATTATACTGCCGGAGGCAGTTTTAATATAGTAATAATAGAAGGGAACGAAAGGATAATCTCTCATGAAAGGAGAATGATTATGAGAATACAAGAGTTATATGATATCGATAGAGATATCAAAACAAACGGATTGAAGGAAGTAACTTCCCAACAGATATACAGAACTTCGAACATGTTTAATCCTCAGGGATTATTCTCAGAAGAAATTTTCGGCCAAACAAATGACGAACGTAGCTACAGATGTGCATACATCAAATTGCCTGTGCATGTTTTTAATCCCCACGTTGCAAAGAACATTATCCAACGTTCAGGCGGTGTCATCAAGAAGATGGCATATGGTGAAGTCAGATGCAATCTTGTAAAGGGCGTTTTGACAATTGATCCAGAAGGTCAGTATAGCGGATTGAAGGATCTGTATAATATATGGGAGCAGATTGATATCCGCAAAACACTTAACACGCGTTCCCAGGAGAATATCGATGTGTTGACAAAGAGTCCGAAGAGACTGTTGTTCAATGATAAGGTATTAGTACTTCCTCCAAACATGCGTCAGATAGGTATGAGAAATGGTAAGACTGTAAAGAACGAGTTGAATACCCTGTACTTGGGTATACTCGGTTTGAAGAGTGTATCTGCTCATACTACTACAAACATCAACCAGGTATATGCAAAGTTCCAAGATGCTGTTATCAACATCTTTACTTTTGTATCCAACTACGTTGGTGGTAAGAATGGTTTCTTCCAAAAGAATCTTTTGGCTAAGAATACCATGTATACTGCAAGAAACGTTATCTCCGCTCCGAGATACAATTCTGAGAATCCGAAGATAGGAATATTCAGAACGGGTTATCCACTCCACACATGTTGTTCATTGTTCAAACCGTTGGTAGTATTCAAGATGAAAGAATTCTTCTCATATTCCAACATCCAGCAGATTCATAATGAACCAGCTGAGATCAATTCTGCAATGTTGGCTAATGTGTACGATAACAGAATGATCGAGGATCTGTGTGAGATATACATGAAGAATCCTGGTTCTCGTTTCAAGATTATGTATCTGGATGATAAGGGTGAAAAGCCAATCAACATGACGTATCTTGACGTAAAGAAAAATGAAACTGTGACAAGACCTGTCACACTGACCGATGTCGTATATTTGGCATGTAAGTCTGCAATCGTTGATGCTGATAGACATGTGTACACAGTGCGATATCCTATCGGTGACTACATGGGTGCTTTCTTTACAAAGGTACATATCTTGTCAACGAACAACACAACGGAAATTCAATTCAATGGTGAAGTATTAGACACATATCCAATCATTGATTTGGAAGCTTCACACAACAAAGTTGCAACATCGTTTGCTGATACTCTTACGCCTTCCAATTCTCGTTTGAAAGTTATCGGCGGTGACTATGATGGAGATACCGTTAAGAGTGTTGGAGTATGGAGTGATGAAGCAAATGCTAAAGCTGAAGAACTCATGCTCAGTAAGATTTATAATATTAAACCAGACTGTACGACCATGTATTCAATCGAAATAGAATGCCTTGGTGGTTTGTATGCACTGACCAAGGGTAACATGAAGAAAGGATGATGATACATGGCCAAGTTCGTTACCGAAGATGGTAAAGGTGGTATCTCTGGAGATCGATTCATAGATGGATTGACGAAGTATGGATATGAACATAAGTCGTATTCTGATTTTGAATATCCATACACTCACAAACGTCATACCGATGTTCAGAAATTAAAAGAGCCTCATGGTAGATATAACCGTGATCGTTTGATGAATACGAACATGTATGATCTATTGGCACATATGCAGGAGACACTCTCATTGAGTAATCGTTGTGTTCTTGAACTCATCACAAATGAGAATCATGCATGTTTGAAAACAAACGATACAATCCTCAGACGGATTCGTCAATTTGCCGACAAACACATGGATGATGATTTCATAAACTTCAATCCGAAAATTAAAATGCGTATTAAAGTTGATGAAGACAAATATGATGAACGTTGGGAAACCGATGATGAATGGCATGACAGACTATGTCATATGTACATGCATCAATACCATCCGGCAAAACTCCAGATGATAAAATGTGAGGAATGTCTTCAGTGTTGGATGAATTCCGATAAATGGTGATAAACACCAAACGTGATTTATAAAATAATCAAAGGAGGTGTAATCACATGAGTTTTGTTGATGCACTTAATCAATTCAATGCGACAGTTCCTACTGTTGATGAATCATATGAAATGCTTGCACAGTCACAACCGCAGCCAACACCCGCCGATCCCGGTTCATATCAGTGGGAATGGCAACGTAGGTATGATGATATTCGTACAGCTGCAAACGTTGCTTTGAGCGGTTACGTTTCTCCATACGAGGGAACCGGTTGGGGCGGCAATCCATTGGTAATGAATAATCTTGAGAAGATGTTCATGGCTGCTGCAGAATCCAAGCTTGATCCAATGCGTATGTTTACATCCGAAACAACACAGCTCAGAACTATCGGAGCTGATCAGGCTAAGATACTTCGTCTCTTCGAAGCCAAGTTGAAGGAGTCTCTTACTGAGAAAGGAAAGTTTGGTTTGAACGAAATGGATATCGAAGGTCTGCAGGCTCTAACGGCTGGTAAAAATGTTCTCATATCATCCGTCAAAGAACAGGTTGCTATCCAGGCTAAAAAGGCTGAGCTCAAGATCAAACAGCAAACCGCTGCTGCATCTGGTGGTGGTATATCTGGTAGAGGTGGTGATGGTGGACTTTCATCTGCTTCACCATATTCAACAGGCAGAGAGTTCATGGACAATATCTTTGGCATGACCATTCCTGATCCTGTATCTACTAATATTCCAGCCACTGTTGGCACCGAGGCAACTCCTGAGAGTGCAGCATCATTCCTTGATGGTCTCACTGTTGGGGATGCTGTAAGTAATGAAGCTGCAGGATATACTCTCAAAGTAGTCATCGATGGAGATGATGATTCATCGGCACGATTTGCCATGGTTGATGCGGATAACAATGAGGTTGATCTTCCCGGACAATCTCTTCCTGATTCAACCAACATCAGTGTCAACCGCGACATTGATAAAGCATACGGTGACGGAATGGTTCCATACGATATTATCAGAAGATACTAATACGGTGGGGGCTTCGGCCCCCATCTAATATCTTTTTTCTCAACTCAATATTAATTGTGGGCAACTTACTATGAATGCGATTCTCATAGTTTATTATCCCATTCAATTAACAACTAAAAAATTTTAGTAAAGGAGAGAAATTATCTATGATTGAGACAAGATATGGTCTTAAGTATAAGATGCCTCACTCACTGGTTCATATTGTGGACAATTCACAGTATACTGGACCTCTTCCTGTAGTGATCGCAGAAGACCCTTCACTCTTGGCATCTATCGTTGTTACCGGCGCTCCTATGGGTGCGGATAATAAGATGATTACGATCAATAGAAGTGACGTTCTCGGTGTTGCCTACGGCATGGCGAATCTCTCAACGGATGATATCAAGCGCTATGGCCAGGGTGTCACATACGCTGGTTCTCTTATAAACCAGGGTGGTCCTGTACGCTTTATGCGTGTTACTCCGGAAGATGCTACTTATGCTGTTTCTTCACTCGTAGTTCAGTGGAGAATTGATGGCACTGACAACAAGCTTCACGTTCGCTTCAAGGTTAAAGAATGGCCTGAAGATATACAGCGTGACAGATTCAAGAACACTGCTCGTGTAAACGAAGCACTCATCAAGTACTTCAAGGTTGATAATGCTGAGACTGATTCTCAGGGTGTCTGGACACAGAGACTCTTTATCAACTTCATCGCTGCAGGTCGTGGATCGGCTTACAACTACATGGCTAATGCCATCAACATGACAACACAGGCTAAGCGTCCCGCCAACGTTCGTTATGAGTTCGATACAATCGATACAAGGACCAATCAGGTTGTTGAGAGATTTTTCGCTTCTCTTATGAATGTAAATAACAAGGACAGAGTTGATGCTATCGATTCTGTAAATACAGCTGTTGCTAAGAGACTTGAAGGTTCTTCCATCACAGTTCCTTATGTAAACGATGCTGCAGTTCGCGAGCTTTATGATATCTACATGAACCACTACAAGAACATGCTTGATATCGTTGAGCCTGATGAATTCGTATCTAACGCTTACAAGGCAATGAATATCAATATCTTCGATATGGTATTCGGCAACTACATCTACAACGGTACTGATACAACAACCAAGATGCCTTTCTATCAGGTTGACATGATCGACACTGATATTCCTGAGCTTCCTCAGGAAAGAAGACTTTGTGTTCTCAACGATGCTGCATTCTGGGATGCTAATAATCCGACCGTTCTCTACAACAAGATTCTTGAATCCACATACGGTGTAAGCCGCGGTGGTGATACTGTTCATGTTGGTGATCTGTATCTTACAACACCTTCAAACAACACAACAAATCCGAGAATCTCAGTTGTTACTGCAATCAACCAGTACACCGGAAATGTTACTTCAATGACAATTCCGAGAGTATTCCCTCTTGATAAGGATAGCGGCTATACCGAGCTCCGTACTTCCGTTACTGGTGGCGGCAAGGCTTCAGTAGTTATCTCCACTATCGTATCCGATGTTAAGGATGCTACTACAGCTAATGCAACTTCTGCTACTGTAAACAAACTCGTATCTCAGAACACAATAGTTGACAACGCTGTTGTTGCTGCTACAAGATATGACGCTGTTACAGGTGATCCTATTCAGGGATTCGACATGTACACTGTTGAAGTTGAAAGCTTCACTGACGAAGTAACAGGACAGACCATCAGATCTGCTACACTCCACTACATGGATCCTAAGTTCTTCTATCAGATGCTTGATAGAGAATCTCACTCCGGTGGTATTCTCGGCACTGGTAATGCGATGGGCTTCGCGTGGACATCAGTTACTCCAGATCCTCCTCAGGAAGGATTCCAGCCTGACGCTGCATGGAACCGTGTTGGTGCAACAGTAGTTGTTCAGGAAACAAGCGGTGATCCTGAAGTAACACTTAACAAGATCTATGTCAATGACTATGACAGAACATCTGCAGACAACGATGATCTCACTGCTCATCGTATTCTTGTTACAGATGCTGCTACACACGGCATAATCGGTTCAGTTCCTACAACTGTAAACCTCTCTGATGATCTCATGGGATCTCAGTTCGATATTCAGGTATACGACAATGTATCTATCGATACATGGAAGGTATCTGGTGTTGAGATCGATGGTTCAACCACTGTTGGTGATATCGAGGTTGACGGTGAAACAAACACTTACTCATACAAGGTAGGTGACCAGTTCTACGTTGCTATAGCTGCAAATGCTAAGTCTCAGGAAGGCAGCGTAATCGAACCTTACAGTGCGAACGATCCTGAAAAGTACACTATCCAGACTGGTGCTGAAACATTCATCAGCTACTACACCGTTACTACAAAGGAGAATCCTTTCCTTACAGCTGCTCCTGATAACTGGGCTGTTGACTATGTAAACTTCTACAAGTATACGGAACAAAAGGCTATCGAACCAATTGTAGAATGGACTCAGGTAACTGACGATACCGACTTCGATGCTACTGCACACTACAAGCAGGATGACACAGGAATGTACATCAAGGGTACAGCTGGTGAAACTTTCGCAAGCACAACCTGGTATGATCCTACTCCTTCATCTGCTCCTGCATTTGCTCAGGATACATACTTCACGAAGAAGTTCTCCAGTGCTTGGGCTAAAAATTCTTCTAAGTATAAAGATGCTCCTAATACGGCTGCATGTAAGACAATCGTTACAGTCACAGACGTAAATGCTGAGACTGGTCAGATTACAGGTATAGCTATTACCAAGGCTGGTTCTTACAACAACGCTGTTGAAGCTCCTATCGTAAACATTCTCAGAAACGCTTCTGCTGAAACACCTATTGAGTTGAAGGGTGTATTCATTCCTAATACTCAGAAGGGTGATTCTACAACTGACCCAAGAATTGAAGGCCTCCAGCCAACATTCAAGGTTACTAACTTCAAGGTCGTTGATGAGAACTCTGCACCTGCTCAGATCAAGAGATACACCATCACTGGTTCTCTCGGATCACTCTTCAAGGTTCAGAGCGATCCTACAGTTATCCCCGCTAACTACTACTCAGCTACATACGGTATCAATCCAACTACTGAGGTTGGTGGCATGAAGCTCTCCGGTGGTTCTACTGGTTTCTTCGATAATACCGAGATCAGCGAAATCGAGTTCAAGTGGAGATATTCTGCACTTCTCGTAAGAGCATTCAAGGGTGAAATAGATCCTCGTATCCAGTCACCTACAAGATGCCCAGCTAAGTTCCTCTTCGATGCAGGATACAATACCATCGTTGGTTCTACTATTCTGCCTTACCTTGTATACACACCTACTGATATCATCAATGCTTCTATCATCTTCACAGAGGATGAGAAGGAAGAGATCCTCTTCCACCCGGATACAGTTTCCAATCTCAAGTATGAGGATATCGATGTTAAGCAGGCAATGTACGATCTCATGATCTATCGTGTATATCAGGGCATTCCTGAGGACAAGAGACCGATTGGACCTGGCTCTGGTCTTTCACTCCACCTCGACTCTGGTGTTACTGATGCTAATACAGCAATGCTTGTAAATACATCATTCGCTAAGAGATTCGATAATCCTAACGCTTCATGGGATATCGGCGGTTGGGTTGATGTTGAGACAGGTATGTCTTACACATTCACCAAGCAGATCGTTGATAATCTCATCAGACACTGCCGTCAGCTGTCTATCAACAAGCCTTACGTTGGTAAGTACTCTGCAATCTCTGCAGATCAGTACACATCTTACTTCCCGGATGTTGATACTACAGACTGGGAGCTCAGAGAGCTTCTCTACAATTCTGGCGGTAACGCATGGATCATGGGTCAGGACGGCACACTCACACGTCGTTCACAGAGAACCCTCCTCAGAGATGCTGATACTTCAGACCTTCTCCAGGAATCCAACATGCGTACACTTTCACAGCTCACCTACCTCCTCCAGAATAAGATCGATTCTTATCTGCTCGAGTACAATGATGACGCTGTTATCAAGACACTCTCCGATGAGTGCAACAACATCTTCTCCAACTGGGTTGGCAATCTGGTTGATGCTCTCGAAATCACATTTGTACGTGATATCAATATCGACGGTGGCGATATCCTTATCTGCTACTGCAACGTTACATTCCGTGGTCTCATCCTGAGAGTTCCGATCATTGTTAACGTACAGAGAAGAGAGAGTAATTCTTAAGGAAAGGAGAGGTAATATATGGGAAAAGCTATATCATTTCAGTCTGGTATAAGAGAATATACTGGTGATCTCTCCCAGTACACAGGTATGCTCGGCGGCTTGACTCCTGATATTCATACTCTCAGAAGTCTCAACCCCGAAACAACCAACAGAGTTATCTGCGTTATGTACCGTGGTCCTTTCTTCCTTATGCACTACTTCTCAGCTGGTGACAGCAATGCTTACACCAACAAGGAGTTCTCAACATACAAGAAGGTCATCGAGTACTACAACACAGGTATTACTCCTAACATCGGTGATGCATCACTTGCAAATGCACAGCTCCAGGGCGGCTTCGCAGGTAGATCTATTCCGATTCCTACCACACAGAATACTCAGGCTGGTCAGACCCTGACTATCAATGTTCCTGAGCTTGTTGGTAGACCTATGGCTAACTTCCACAACATGTGGATTGACGGTATCTCAGATCAGATCACTGGTTTGACAACTTACCATGGCCTCGTAGCTGGTTCAGTTGACGAAACTTCACTGGCTCCTCAGCGTATCTTCAAGGCAGTAGACGGTCAGTCCGAAATGGCACTTGAGCCATCACCTGCTTGGGAAGTTGCTGAATTCCTTATCATCGCACTTGACAGATCTGGTGCTCGTGTTGAAGGTGCAGTTGCAGCTCTTGGTTGCGTTCCTGCAAATAAGGTTGGTAACGATATCTTCACATCTAACGCACAGGGTTCATCTTCTATCCAGTCGCTGCCGTTGGTATTCAACTGTCAGTATGTACAGTCTGCATACATCAACGACCTCGCAGCAAGATACGTTAAGCAGTTCGCTGTATTCGGCAACTCACTCAACTTCAATCCTGGTGCTGGCGATGCATTCTTCAAGGATGCTTCTTCCGAGAAGATCGACACAGAGATGTTCAATGGCGGCGATCGTCCTTATCTCGACGGCGTTCAGTCTGGTCTCGGCAATGCTCCTGTTATGCGTGCAGATCCTTTGGCTGTGCAGCGTGACGGTGTTGCGGCTAAGTCCGTATCAATTGCTGACCACTCTCAGATCTACGGCGATGGCGGTGTTACACATAGCATCGCTAATCCGTATGAAACTACGGCCGAGTAAGAAAAAAGAATCCGTTAGGGTTCATACCACCTCTCTTAAAAATAATATGGAATGGCGGGGGCTTCGCGCCCCCACCGTTTCGTATTATGTTAAAATGAATATTTCAATAATGTCAAATCGCTCATAAACGAACTTGACGCAGACATATCTAAGATTATCATGTGTGAAGAATCCTACACATACATTGAGAAGTTTCTTATCCGTTTTTGTTGTCATCTGTTTGAATAGTAAAACTCCATCTTCAATTTGTGTTGGTTTCTTTGATGATGTTACGACCTCTCGTGGATACTCTTTAAACGGCGCGTTTATTGCAGCTACCGTCAGATCTGTATCGTTGATAGTATCAAGAGATGATATATCATACTTTGCATCTTCAAGCTCTTTCAGTAACTCATCATCCTTGATGATATATTTGAACTTAAAGTTCTTTGGTTTATGATCTTCGACAACCTTTGTCACTGGATCCTTTTCTTTAGCCATGTCAATACCTCCTATCAATTGTAAGTATCTGTTAGCAATTCTGCGAAATAAGATATATACATTTCCAGAGTGAATGGTAATGGATATCCTCTACCGACTGCAGCTGTGATGGATTCATATAAAGCGGAATCATCATACGCTGCAGGTTCATCTGTGAGAGATAAAGTATTTGCATATTCCACAGATGGATATCCAACTTTTGTGTATTGTTCATATGCTGAGGAAAAGGGTTTTCCCGTGGCTGAATCACAAACAGTATGATCTAACACATAGGTATGATCTAACTCATTTATCAGTTCGGATATCACTTTCATAATTGGAATATCGTCTCTGATTATGTTTGGACCAAGTATCAATGAATTAGACATGATGGATGCGGCTTGATTTGCACATTCATATATCATGTGTTCATTAGACATGATAGTATACCATTTCGGAGAATAGTTCGATTTGAGTATGAATGGTTCTAACATGAACTCAGAATCACCTTCATGATCTTTTAACATCACCGGCTCGACGAATGATTTGAATGGATCAAAGTTGTGTTGTTTCAGAAACATTCTCATTTTCTCAACATCATCTGTCAATACGAAATAAGACATGTTATCACTCATGCCTGGAGATTTGAATCTGAAACGAAACAATCGCTGTGGATCTACTTCCATGAGTTAACCTCCCTTATTACAATATTTGCCATCAATGCAAATAGTTCAAAGTTTGTTGTTTTGAAATCACCAATCTTTGCAAATGATGAATAATAATACTCCGGCAGTTTGTCTTGGAGATATTGCTGTTGGAACTTGCGCATATACTTGAGTACATCTTTATCGTAGTTCTCAATATATCCTATTACTTTTGTCATATATCTGTTGAGACCAAATGTGTGCTCTTGGACTTTATCTTTTCCAACATTCTTAAAGTCGAGAGAACCATTTCCAAGTTCGTCTACTTTATAGAATATCTCAGCGCGGTCATATCTGATATAAGCATCCCATGTATTATCATGGTGAAACTTTATACCATCTATCTCGGATATTATTCTTTTTCTCGAATTGAATATTATTGCGTCATTATGGAGGGATAACACATTTGACTCATCCAATTCGTTAGCTTCCAGGAATTTTCTTCGTATTTCTCTTATACCAGATAATAGCTGGTTAGAGAATTCCTTGTTACCACGCTGATGCATACCCATCGCTACTTCTCTTTCCAACTTTGGCAATGCTTTCATACGTGCGATTTCTTTTGAGTCCAGCAAACCAAATCGTTCACAAACACTCAATGAAGCTTTCGCCATATCCCATTCAACTATATTAGCATGGAAGATGTATGGTATCTTTTCATTAAACCACATCATTTTATCATGCATAATCAATCACCTCTTTCATAAAGTAACTTAGCGTTATCTACAAACGCTTGTTATAAGATTACTTCCTATAGTAATCACTCAAATAATGTATATTTACAAAATTTAAAGTAAAGGAGAATTTACAATGTCGAATTTTAATGATCCGCTTGACGCTCTCATTGCTAAACACGAAGCTGCTGCAAAGGGTGAGACTGTTGAGAAGAAGGATGAGACAATAGTACCTCAGGTTCCGGTTCCGCCTGTCCCTGAAAAAATCATTCTTCCTACAGAACCCGAGATAGCTCCAGTTCCTCAGGCTCCTCTCGACATCGACTATGGTGACGATGATCAGGAAGCTGAGATTGCCGCTGAAGAAAAAGCTGCGGCTGATGCTCGTAAGGCTGCCGCTGATGAAGCTCTTGCAAGACGTGCTGAAGAGGTTAAGACACTTATGCCTCCGGATTCACACGATCCTAACGTACTGGCTGATATGGCAAACTACCAGACTGAGAAGGTTGCTATTGTAACCACAATGGTCAATAAGGTAGTTGCTAAGTATCACATCACAGAAGGTGGTATACCTGAACTTCCCGACCTTATGAACAATGTCAAGGGTCGTCGTGAGGTTATGGGTGATCTCATTGAGTATTTTGATACTCACACAGATAATGAAATCACACCCGAGTTCGAAGCTATAATCCTCAACAACTGGATTATGCCCGGCGGCGAGAGAGCTTCTGTATGGCTTAAGAATCCTCACCCAATATATGCAACACCTGAAGAGCAGAAGGCTGCTGAAGAAAAGCCGCCTGTACAGGTTAACGAAAAGCTTGAGGTTATTCCTCAGATCACAATCAACGTTCCTGACGGCAGTGACGTAACAGTTAATGTTGATTCCGATGTTGTTCGCAACATGTCTGAATCCAGAAAGATAGATATCATCGTTAACAAGGTATCTGAAAAGGATATGAAGATGGATGTCATTCTCAATACTCAGCAGAAGGGTATTATTCAGACATATGATCCTGGTATCAACGATACACCTGTTACACTTCCTATATCAGCATACCGCTGCGTCATGAGACCGATCAACTGGTTTGACTTCATTCGTCTCGTTGCACCTTCTTCGCAGAACAGATCCGATGACGAGCTCAAGAAGTGGAGTGTTATCTATAAACATCTTAAGAATCCTTCGATCGGAGCATTCAAGGATTTCGATGACTTCCTTAAGAAAACAAAGTATCAGGACAGAGAGCTTCTCATGTGGGCTGTACTCGTTGCTACTGCTGATGAGGAAGAGCCTCTCTCAATCACATGCCCCAACCCGAAGTGTCGTTATCAGAGAACTCTGAAATATCGTCCTCGTACAATCGTACATCTCGACCCTGATCATATTCCTGCACACTATGATGCAGTACACAACGCACAGGTTCAAGATGAAGCACAGAAGATATTCAATGAAGTATCTAACAAGCGTACAAGATACACACTTCCTTCAACAGGAATTATCGTTGAAATATCTGAACCGTCGGCTTACGACTTCATCACAAAGAAGCTCAATCTCGTTCAGGATCTCTACAAGAGATATGTTCCGGATGGAGATATGTCTGAGCTTGATCCTGAAGATCCGAAGATGGTTGAGTTTGACTACTTGTCGGCTAATGCTCTCTACATCACTTCAATGTCAATTGTTAGAGACGGTAAAGAGTACATGTTCGATCAGTGGGAAGATATCGAAGAGATTATCAGAAATGCTCTCGATACTGAAGACTCTGCTATACTCCTCAAGATCATTTCTAAGTCAAGAGCTAATACATCACCAGTATCATTCTATCTCGAAGACATCGTTTGCCCGAAGTGCGGCTTGAAACGTGAGAAGCTCCAGATCAATGATATTGGACAGACCTTACTTTTCCAAGTATCTCGGAGACTCGACAATATGGAAGTAAACTTGAAAGAGATGGATTAACCATCCTTGAAATGGCTGCTCTGATGAAGGGTTTAATTTCCATAGATACACTTGGACAAATGCCGCTTCCATTTGTTCATATTCTCCGAGATGAACGAATAAAACAGCTTGAAGCAAAGAAGAGACAAAGCGAGATAATGGCAAATAAGATGTCGAATCCTCAGAACATGATGAACCAGTCCGCCTCGCATCCAGAGGCGGGAGCTGGTTTTGATGAGTCGGCAATCGAAGAAATAGTAGAAGGGCTCACATAAAAGAAAAGGCGGTGAGCTTTATGTATTTCAATGAATATATTTCCTTGGTCTTGACGACCTCGGGTATAGAATATTTAATAGTCAACTACTTAACTTTGCGGGAAGAATACTATTCCCAGCATCCCATAGGAGGTAGCAATGTTTAATATAATCGGTAAACAGAGAGAAGAGTTCTTTCATCTGTACGAAGCACATAGAATGAACATATCGGCGACAAATGTGTACTTCCAGAATATCAGACTTCTCAATACTTATAAGACTGAGATTCTGACACGTGATGCATTTAAGGAATATTACAAGACAATCCTTGATGATATCAAGAACGTATCATCTCCTATTGACTGTCTTATTCCTAATGAGCAGAAACTCATAAACGAAGATTCAGATGATCCGGATAAAGAAATCCAGATGCCTGAGGGTTATAAGATGTTCATAATCAATCAGGAAGTTCCTGAATATAAGCAGATTGATGCCCGTATCAGAGATGATAAAATCGAAGAGGTATTCCCTCCTGAGCATCCTGTGAGAATGGCTGTTATGGACAATCCCGACAAGCTTTCACAGATCATCGACGAGGCTTTCATTCACTGGCTGACATTCAAGTATCTTGAGGCAATCGAGACACTTCACATTCAATCATTCTCAAACTACACACCAGTCATCGAATGGACAGTTAACAATATCGGCGAGAAGGAGCTGAAGGATTTCCTTATCAGTAAGAATATCAATATGGGTAAAGTCCGTTCAAAGACACATGAGTTTATCTTTAAACCTGATCTCTCAAGAATGAAGAAATTCTATGATGAAGATCACGAAGGCTTTGATCATATCGACGTCGTTGATATCATCAACAGACTTGTTGCAAATATTGTTGTTAAGTCCGACGTATATGTTGTGACTGCAATATATCTCACATTGTCTTTCGCAATGACAGATATCTACAATGGCAACACCGAGGAGTCTCCTTGTGCAAAATATATCCGCGACGTACTGTCGAAAATATAATATTTCATATTCCATAAACATATCATTTACATGATATGCACTCGAAGTGTATCGAAATCTAATATCTGAGGTGATATGAATGGCTAATGAAAAAGTCTCTTCCAAGTACGATCGTCCAAGGTCTCGGAAGAAGCCAATGAACAATGTGCTGGATATCCAGACCCGTTGTGCGGCAATCGACAAACGCGCAATGTTTGGTGCTTCAGCATTGGGATTTCCTGATAAGATATCCCCAGTTCGTGCCGGTATGGCTACAAAGCATGGAGCTACCCAGCGTGTTGTTCTTACACATCCCGAATTCCCAAAGCTCTATTCAGGTGCTGAAAATGAATTCGGTAAACTCTCATCTTGGGATGTAACTGCGGAAGCAGATCTCGAGATAAAGAGAATCTTCACAAAGTTCAAAGATTATCCCGAATACTCTCCCGTCGCTTATATCTATCTGAATAAGAAGACTGGCAAGTACGGTTGTAAGGTCCTTTCACCTGTTGTTCGTGTTACAGAGAAATACGGATTCCGTATGAAGAATCTCATCTCGAATAAGAGGGAAGGGGATATTATTCCTGAGGGCCTTCCCATAACACAATCATCATCTTATGTCAACGACCTCTACTGCGGTGGTAGAAATCTTAGAATGGCTTACGCTGTTCTTCCAGATCTTACAGAGGATGCTTTAGTAATCTCTGATTACGCTGCTGAAGTATTGGCCTTTGACATGGTTGATGAAGTAATCGTTGATATCGGAAAGAATGCTTATCTCAGAAACAGATACGGCAAAAATGGAGGATACAAACCATTCCCGAATATAGGTGAATGGATTGAGGATGACATCATCTGTTCCATCAGAGAGAACTCCTTCGTGTCGTCTGTTGCAGAAGCATCCGTACCACACATCAATGACAAGAACCTGTATTCACACGGTATCATTATGGATATTGATATCCTTACCAATGTTGAAGTAGAGAATGAACAGTTCAACTCATATCTTCGTCAGATCACTGACTGGTACAATGATATCTATTCCTACATATCCAAGATAATTACAGACCCATACCAGGACGATACTACTCTGCTTGATATCTATAACAAGGCTGAGAAGTTCCTGTTCTCGAAAGCTATGTGGGCTGATAAGGAATATATTGCGGATACAATTATGAAGTTCAAGGTACTTCAGCCAACCCCTGTAAGAGTTGGTCAGAAGGTTACCGGACGCTACGGCAATAAGTCTGTTGTTGCTAAGATCGTTAAGCGCGAGCTCATGCCCAGAACGGTTGAATATGACGAGAACGGTAATCCCATTCCTGGTACAGAAAGACCTATCGACATGCTTGCAAACGGTCTTGCTGTTCCAAACAGAATCATTGCCTTTGCAACATACGAAGGTAAGATGACATTCCAGAGTGAACGTATTTGGCAGGATATGTGCAAACGTGCTGAAGCGGGTGCTACAAATGAAGAGCTTATCAACATCGCACTCGACTTCCTCGGGGAATATAATCCCAATCAGCGTGATGAACTTGCACGTGTATACAACGATGATCCCGATGCTACAGTTGCTGATATTCTTAAGAATGGCATCTATATCAACATCGAACCTCTGAATGATGTATGCGTTAGAGATGCTCTCATCAATTGTGATGAAAAGTATAAGGACATTCTCAAACCATATAAGATTCAGACTAAACTCAGACACAGATGGGTTAATCTTGACGGCGTATACAATGTTGGTTATCAGTACACCTGGGTTCTCAAGCAGGAGCCTTCCAAGTATCTTACAGCTGTTTCAACGGGTAGAACAACTCTGTATGATCTGGCTGTTAAGACCAAACAGTATAAGGAACACTTGAAACATTACTCTGATAATGCAATCAAGTTTGGTGAGTATGATACTTACAATTTCCTTGCTGCAGTAGATGTTAGAACATTTGCTAAGGTTGCTACATATTTCAGAGGATCTCAGTATGAAGAGAATTCTGTGCTTATGGGTCAGCTCAACGGTAAAGAGCTCGATCTCACAAAGTACAATAAATTCCCACAATTAGATAACTTACATAACTGCTTCAAGTTCATCGGAATCGGAATGAAGTCAACTGGAGGATTCAGTACCATCGGTCCGATCGACGATATTCAGGAAATCCAAATAGGAAACATCCCTGTGCAGATCTCACTTCCGAATCTGTCATATGTTCTCATTATCTATTCATACTATACACAGTATGAACAGTACCTTGGTGGAGCTGTGGATATAGTCGAATTTCTGACAAAGATAAGAGGTACAAACGTATTCGAAAGCAAACCTGACTGGTATATCGATTGGGTGTTTGAAGAGTTCGTAAACTTACTGCCGGTGTTGCAGCAATTAAAACAGTATCGTTAATTCGATCAAATACTCCTACTGAGATGGTTTGGGTGGGGGCTCAGTCCCCCAGCCAACCCATTTATTTTTAAAGAAAGGAGAAGTGAGTATGTCAAAGATTGTAAAGATCAATGGTAAGTATTATGACTTTGGAACCAAGAATGAATCTTTTTTGTTAACTGCGGCTGAATTAAAGACACTCGGTATCAAAAATTGGTACTTCATGCTCGAGGTTAAATTCCCACAGCTTGGTGTCCAGGACATAGATCCATATGATCCTAATATCTCTCGTGAAAACCAGGGTAAGATACATATTGAATCAAAAGCCAACCTCTGGTTCTGGTTGAGAGAGGTAGCGCGAATTCCAGCTCGAGGTGCTCCGAAACCATATCTCGTTGGTCTCACAAGAGCATCGTGTGCAGCTTGTTGGTGTTATTTACATAATATCGACTTCATGATATGTCAGCCTCGTCAGACGTGGAAGACTACCATAGTTGAATTGTTGATTACATATGCATTCATCTATGAACTCAAGAATGTTGATATACCGTTCATGCACTTGAAAGAAGCTGATACTTTACGTAACGCTGAGATGTTACGTGACTACATCACAGTATTGCCACCATACATGAATCCATGGTATGGTAGACAGAAACTTCCTGGACTTAAGTCACTTAAGTATGATGAACATGGTACAGGAATCAAGATTCTGTCATCTGCAGATTCTGAAGTAAAAGCGAAGGATAAGATGAGAGGTATGACGCTCTTCGTTGGATTCATCGACGAGTGGGAATATATACCTTACATATCGTCCGTTATCGCAGGTGCTTCTCCTGCTATTATCTCAGGTCGTAAGATTGCGGCTGAAAATGGCGGTCGTGCATGTATGATGTATGCATCCACGCCAGGTGACTTGGAAACCCAGACTGGTAAGGAAGCACAACACATGATCGATCAGACACCTCCATTCTCCGAACAGTTCTACGATTTCACAGATGAAGAAATCAAAGCTCATTTCGAAGGCGTTGAACGTGAAGGTGAAGATGGTAAGAAAGAACAGATCACAATGCTTTATATCGAATTCGATTATAAGCAACTCCGTAAAACAGAAGCTTGGGTTCAAGAACAATATCTTGAAGCTGTCAGAACAAACAAACTTGCCGAGTATCGTCGAGGTGTTCTGTTAGAAAGATTCCGTGGTGGAGACGCTGTTCTGTTCGATCAAAAGGACATGGACTATATCAAGGAACATGTTAAGCAATGGAGCTATGATATCTTCCTTAGAAAGAAATTCCATCTATATTGCTATAAGCATGATATTAAGACGGTTGATATTACTTCAGCTACACCATACTTTGATATCAACATTCCGTATCTAATCGGCATAGACGTTGCTGCTGGTGGTGATGGTGATAATACAGCTATCTGTGTTGTACATCCATACACGTTGGAAGTTGTCGCAGAATTACAATCTCCTTATATAGGATTGATAGATCTCATGCGTATAATCACCGATCTCGCGAAGATTATTCCTAAGGGAGTATTCTGTGTTGAAACCAATTCTGTTGGTAAGGCTATTGTTGACTTCGTTCAGGAGACTGGACTCGAGCATAGATTCTATTATGATCCTAAAATGGATCTTGCTAAGAATGCTATCGAGGTTAAGGATCCTCTTGAAGAAGCTAAGGCTAAAGCGAAGAAAAAACAATATATCGGCACATACGTTACAACCGCTGTGCGTAATAACATGATGGATTTGTTGAAGCGTCATGTAAAGGATTATAAGCACCTGCTCTGTACAAAGCAACTGGCTACAGATATTCTTAATCTCGTTAAGGGTAAGAACGGTAAAATCCAGGCTGCTGATGGTGAACATGATGATATGGTTATGTCTTACTTACATACGCTCTATGTACTGTATTACGGTAACGACATCTCCAGATTTGGTATCGATAAAACCAAATGTACATTTGAGAAGGTTAACGATGTTATTCAAGAATATGAATATGAAGTTGCTGAAGAGACAGTCAACAATATGAAACCGTATGATCATCCGACAATGTATGAAGAACAACTTCTACATGATTTGACCAATCCTGGTTTCAGAGGAATCGACGAACTTGGTTACTCATATGATCAATATAATCATACGACCAACCGAGCGGGATTGCAAAAAAATGAAGATGATTCTGATTTGTCTGCAACCGACTATGCATATTTTTCTTCTGTCAATTCATTCTATTAACAAGAAAAAGAGCCCCCGTTAAGGGGGCTTCTTTCTTATTCGATTTCATCGTCTGTACAGATCTTGCCGATGATGTCGTTAACGATCTCGTCGATCGTCATCGGCTTGATCCTTGGCTCCGTTGTGTCGATGATAATGGGCTCGTTCATCAATTGAAAGACACCGTCATCATTATGATTGGACCATATTGGTCCGAAGAAGTCGGCGATGAGACCGCCGGATTCGTTTTCGAACCTTCCACCAGGAAGGAATTCATTTCTTATCATGAGCCCAACTCCAGTCTCAAGGCTTAGCGAGTATATTGCCGAGATGGTGTTTTCTACACGGAAAACAACCACCGCGGTGAAATGTTCAATGTGGAGTTCCACAGATTCACCCCACTCGGTTTTGAAACCTGTGTCTGTGGGTGTGCAGCCATAACAGCTGCTTCCCCAATGTGTTATCTCCTCTTTAAGAAATTTTTCTCTTTCCGAAAAGTTCATTTCTTTCATAATAATACCTCCGATTATTTATTGTTTATTATTTCTTTTGCAACTTCTACGAGGTCAAGGTGCCTGTTGTATTTCTCCCATACTCTAATGAGACGGGGAAGATCTTCTATATAGTCAACGGGCAATCCTTTAAACCGTATATCTGTCAAAACTGTGCCGATAGATATTTCGGGAATTAAACCCGAAGTGTGTGCAGCATTAAGTGTGTTTTCATATGAGGTATAGTTCTCACCTCCGGGGATACGCTTTATCCCTTTTTCAAGGTAATCGCATATATCATTTATTGTAAGATTTCCCCATTTGTTTAATGACTTTTGAATGTGCCAAATTGTCCCATCATTCAACTCCATGTCTGAAACTCTTAGATTCAGATCTCTCTCAATCTTTATAGGAAATTCGAGATAAGGTGTTGTTTTTTTCATGATTCCAAATCATAGTTAACATAATTGATTCCTCCTTTTAGAAATCTTTTTATCTTCCGATTTAGAAAGCTTTTTTATTTTGCTTTCCTATCATATTAATAATATATATATGAAATCTTGAAATAAACGATTTCAACCCCGGTAGCATAGAAAAAATGAAGGCCCATTGCTGGGCCCTCAAATTATTTCGTAACGGTACCGACAATCCATTCATCATATTTCTGATGCTTGATATTATCGGTGATGAAGCGATGGTCTTTGACAACGATCTTGTTATCACAAATCGCATCGAAACCATCATTATGTGTGATGAATATAACAGTCATGTCTTCACACATAGCATCCTCGAAAAGCTTAATTGCAGCCTCACGAGTTATATCATCCAGATTTGATGTTATCTCATCCAGGATGAATAATCTATCTGGATTATGCTGCATTTCTATCACTGCGCGAATTATATTAACGCGCTGTTTCTGACCGGATGAGAGCTTACAGCCGTGCTCTCCGATGTTGGTATTAAAGCCATCTTTAAGCTCCATGAACCAATCGGTCAGATTTAGTTTATCGAAATACCTGAGCACGTCAGACTCCGATAACCCGTATGGATTATCGAACACGATGTTATGCCACAACGTGTCATCCAACGACTCAGTTTCCTGCCATATGTAGAAGGTGTCATATGCAGGAACTTCTCCAGTGCTCGGTTTGATTCCTCCAGCCAGAAGATTTGCGAGAGAGGATTTACCCTCACCTGACTCACCGACAACCATTGTTTTGGACCCCTTCTTGATTCTGAGGTAAGGGATGTTGAATTTAATCGTATCCTTGCCATAATCGAAGAAGACATCCTCGAGAACGATGTCGTCGTTGAGCTTTACACGACTTTCGTTATCGTCATTCTTCAGGTTTTCTATTATAGAATATGAAGCTTTCAGACTCACAATAGCATCACCAATGTCGAGCAATCCCGATCTGAAATTTCCGATTGCATAATTGCTGACAACGATCAATGCCAACAACTCCAGATTATTTCTGCATATGTACGCATTAATCAGTAATGGGGCAATACATATAGCATCTATTAATCTGAAGAAGTATATTTGTCTGGGATTGATGCTCACTTCCCAAGCATCATCCTGGGCTTTCTCTAATCTCTTCACAGCATGATTGGAGATTCCCAAGTATTTGACAGTACGAATATTCACAAAGTTATCCGCACATATGCCTTGCATCACCGATTTCTTCTTTTTCTGTTCCTCGGTGAATTTGAGTTTCTTCTCAATACCCAGTATCAATCCAACACTAAGAGGGATTGATGTGAGGGATACTACGGCTGCAGCTGGTGCTGCTTTGATTTCCTTCATGATTAAAAACACGAAGGGTATTGTCGAATATAACATAAATGCCATCGACACCTTCATCATCGCCATTGTTGCAGCGATGTCTTTAGCTGTATCGAAGATCTTACCGCTTGCGATTTGCTGAATATCACTCATCTTCGATCCCGTCACTCGCCTCAGGATCTTGATGTGCTGGTTATTTATCTCACGAGTCTTAAATGCCCCGTAGATAAATTTATCTACCAGATTTAATCCGATCACCATCAGATATCCAATCACCAAAGTGATGAATATCTTGGATGTGAAACCGTGTACAATCGCTGCTTCATTTTTGTTGAGCAACGTCGTCACAACACCGTGAATTGCGTTCGATGCAATCATTGCGATCACCAATGTTGACATCTTCATTGTTTTTAATTTGTTCATCATAATTGATTTCTCCTTTTTACTTCCGATTTTGACAGACCCTAATGATCTATCGTATTAATAATATACTTATACAAAGTCAAAATAATAGGACATCGAGAACGGGGCCCGAAGGCCCCGTACCCAATGTTTTTAGGAGGTACAACTATGCCGTTCAGCATTTGATTGGTGGTAACAATTTCATGTCGGGTTTAACTCCGGGGAAGTATGGTAATAAGCCACGACGTTTCCTTCCCCAAGATTCGAATGATTTAGCCTGTTTAACATGATCGGTGATATCAAAGAACCAACACTCTTTACCACGATCACGGAGTCTTCCACATACCTGTTCAAGTATGATTGGAGATGCCGCTTGATCGAAGTTTATTACACAAGCGAGGTTTTTAATATCGGTACCCGTACCAACACTCATAGTCGTGGTTAATATAAGGTCACCATCCTCCAGAGCCTTACGTTTCACCGCAAGTGGGAGGGATCCATCTACGGTTACTATGTTAAACTTATCATACCACGAATCATTCAAGAGTTCGTTTTTGAGACGATCAATAACATCCAACAAAGGTACAAGCACAAGTATCTTACCGTCGTAGGTTTTGGTATCATATGCTATCTTTATCAGACGTTTGATATTATTCATGAATGGGACCCCACGATTGTAATCGAGAAGCATTCTGTAGTATGTGGCTTTTATCAAACCCTTCGTACCATACTTGAAGTGCTCATTACAGAGCTTATTTGAGGGATTGTAATAGATGTCCTGTAAGTATATATTGACGTATTCATTCTGGTACTCTTCGTAGTTTGCATTACCTACGAATCTCTCAGCATCTAATAACGCACGATTCAGAATATTATCTTCATCAGGGTCAGATCTTCCGAGAGTAGCTGACAGATACCAGTTGTGTTTGATGTTACATATAGCATCCAGTTTAAGCACACCCTTCAAGTGAAGATGTGCTTCGTCGACAATCTTGATACCGAATGAAGAGTCATTGATGACTTTCATCAACTTCTCCCAATCTTTACCAAGTTCAAGTTCAATTGATGCTATCGTAACAACACAGAGTTTCTTGTCTGGAGCATCCCATATTCGAGTAGCTATATCTTCTCTTGGAATACCACAACCTTCAAACTCCTCAACCCACTGATTCTTCAACAGGGTTGTGGGAGCTATTACGAGAGGTTTCATCTGAATCTTGGAAGCCGCATAAGTCGCAATAAAGGTATTATGTGTAACAATGAAGTCCTCGGTCAGATAAAGGTGTTCATCATTATCAACCATGATACATCTACATTCTTCCTTATGCGAAAAAGAAATATCCTTGATTAGAAGATCTTCGAAAATGTTATCTTTATCAACATTAGAAGCTTCCATAGCAATCGATCTTTTGTAATCAACTGTAAAGAAATTCTGTTTCATGTTGTTTGGGATTTTCAGGAATATATTACCACAGAAATCCTCGACATATTTATCTTCTCTAATATCTGTAATAATCTTACCGGTGCTGAAACCAAGGGAATACATTATCCATCTTAACTGCTTTAAAAGTTTTAATGAACATGAAGAGTATCTAATGTTATACCTTCCTCCCGCCGGAGAAATACTACCGTCAGTGTCAAGCAATCCCCTGACAACATTCATACGCGTTTCGATATCGTTATACAGATAAATGTCTGGAATCTTCTTATCACGCGAATAGCAGTTGATCATATCTGGGATCTCTTTAAAGAAAACTCCGGTTTTTATGCCTTTTCCGTTTTTGTCATAGAACGTGTAATTGTAATTCGCTGGATTGCGTTTTACTTTAAATCCACATATATCCGCTATCCTCTTGGGAATATCATCTGCGCCCGATGATATTGTTAGTACATCATTAGTACAACAGCCGTTTCCTATGAAACATCCGAGAACCCACGGGTCGATCGGAACAGGTTGCTTTGGATAATTTGTGGCATTACATACCGGGATGTAGTATTTATAATCATATGGATCGTCTCTGCCATTTTTAACCTTCCATGGAGATATTCTTTTGAAATCCTTTAACATGTCTTCGGTGGTGACCGTTTTCCATATTCCATTCTTATGGGACTTAACAGTCCACAAATGCTCAAGACCACATAATGCAATGCGTCCATCTTGGAATGTTATCTTATAAACATCCTTTACACCCTGTTCAAATATGTGAAGTATCTGAGTCAAGTTTCCTCTTCTGTCGAATACGAAATCACCAACCTTCAGATCACCCATCAGAGTGTAACCTTCTTTGGTTGGTGTTGGTATCTTACGAGAATAAGGTTCACATTTGCCAGTTCCTGGTTTAAGTTCAATCGTCAACTTATTGGAATTATCATTGAGCATTTTGTGAATGCAATCTTCCTGCAGCTTTGAACGGGGTTCACGATTCATAGTTATCTCAACCTTCTTAGGTGTTTGATAACTGATGACTGTTGGTTTGGGAAGCTTTCTGATTGCCTCATCTATTATATTGAGGAAACCAGAAGAAATATAAATACAGTCATGTTCTTTACCGAAGAGAGGTTTCTTTTTCCTGTCATTGCCGGAGTATATGAAATACTCTCTCACCGGATTTGTCAGTGAAAAGTATCTCAATACTGCACGTTTGATATCCATAGAAGGTTGGTGGATTATGAGTCCTGTTGTAGTTCTCTCGAGCTTCACATTACATCATCTCCTCTTCCAACTTCTCCTGATCATCTACCATATTCTCAGCTGGGTTTGTTTCCTCAAGCTTTGTTTTATTTGCTTTCTTACGAGCATCCTTCAACAACTCTTCAAGTCTGTCAACATCAATAGCAGATCCCAGATATTCAGAGATCATAGCCTTCTTGAATTCGCGAGCAACTCCGCCGCTTTCTTCAGTGTCACTTTCCATATCCTTCATCTCAGCCTTTGTAAGGAGCGTTGAAGATGCCAATTCCCAAACGCCGTTGAAGTTATTCAACATTTCAGTTGTAACCGAAAGCTTCTTCGCAGTAGACTGACGGAACGCGAATGTTAATGTATTCAAGATCTTCGGATCGATATCTGTTTCCCATCTCATGATGATTCTGTAGAGACGAGTAATATCTGGGTTGAGGTCAATCTTAAGAGATGCACAATATGTGTGGAATCTCTCCTGAGATGTCTCAACTTCCTTAGCGAACTCAAGCTCAGACATAGCACCCTGAACCATTGCAGAAGGAACAGGATTTGCGTTGATAGCTTCGTCCTTAGACTGATTCAACAGATCCATTGAGAGTGGGGCTTCAGCTGGTGCGATATTCTCAATATCGATTGGACGTTTGTCTCCAGGACCGAGCGGCATAACCATTTCGGAACCGCCCGAAACCTTAGGCATTGCGTTTCTGTAGTTGAAGATATCATTAGCTGTAACCCTACGAGCTGCGAACTTTCTGATTGTATCCTGTATAAGAGCTTTGTAGTTCTTATCGATACCAGATGTTCTTAGATAGTATGCACGAATACCGGAGTTGTTTATCTGATATAGGAGACAGTAGAGTTTCAAGAACATGTACATTCTTGCTGTAACCAATCCAGCCTCAAGCATTGAGTGGCCCTTACCAGCACCATCCTTGTTGATAGTGCACTGAACAACGTGTTCTGCAGGAATGAATATGAAACGCATTCTTGCTTCGTTGAACTTATGAGCTTGAAGAACAGCAACGATCTGTTTATGAATAGACACGTTATCTCTCATGAATTTCAGATTGAAATTGTTGATGATCTTGTTTGCAAGCTTATCTGCAAACATCTGATCTGGGGAGAATGTGTCGAAACCGATTGAAGGTGTTCTGAGAGTATATCCATGAAGACCAGAGTTCTTTCTGTCACCAGCTTCCTCGGGACGTGTAAGATCGGATACGTAGTAATATCCAATTACGACACGATCGATTCTGATAGGAATCAGCTTAGTTGCAGGGAGTATCTTCATATATACACCCTTGATCTTGGAGAACTCGGGTGGTATTGCAGCATCCTTATCTTCTTCATTCTTTTCATCCATAACAGATTCAAAGAATGTTTTAGATTCCTGGATATAGCTCTCATTACGTTCACGATACTTTTCACGATATACCGCAATAAGATCATGTGAAGACTGTTCAATTACAGGAATTGCAATATCATCTTCGATGTAAGAGATGTTCTTAGCAACTTCTGTGATTGATTCGTCGATAGCTGTATCAACTTTTGCCTGTTCATCGTACTTCTCATCACCCTTATCTTTTACAGAGTGATATGATGGGTTGATTTCCTGAATTTCTGCTTCAGTAAACAACTGAGCACTTTCCTGATACATTCCGGTGTTACGTTTGTAATCACCCTTTTTCTTCTTGGGTTGTGCTGGAACTGGAGCAGCTTCCATTACTATGGTATCCGACAGACGCTTTTCAACAGCATGCTCATGATATCCATATCCATCAAGTGAAGATGAAGTATCATTAAACATACTAACGACATTACCTGTAGCTTTATCAGAAGCCGATGTTCTGTACTTATGTAAATCTGCAAAGACTTTGGAATATGGGATTACATACACATATCCTTCACCAT